GAGAAACTGGTGCTACAGGCGCTACAGGAGAAACTGGTGCTACAGGCGCTACAGGAGAAACTGGTGCTACAGGCGCTACAGGAGAAACTGGTGCTACAGGTGCAACTGGCGAAACTGGACTAACTGGTGCAACTGGACTAACTGGTGCAACTGGAGCTACAGGTGCTGCAGGCGCTACAGGAGAAACTGGTGCAACTGGACTAACTGGTGCAACTGGACTAACTGGTGCAACTGGACTAACTGGTGCAACTGGATTAACTGGTGCAACTGGTCCTACAGGTGCAACTGGTGCAACTGGTCCTACAGGTGCAACTGGTGCAACTGGTCCTACAGGTGAAACTGGCAATACAGGTGCTAAAGGTGATGTAGGTGCTAAAGGTGATACTGGTGCGATAGGTCCTACAGGTGCAACCGGAGTATCAAGCACTTTGTATAGCATAAATCAAGCTGTTTACGGTAATACTTTAAAAAAGAACAGCATTTTGTATGGTACATCAACTGTCATTGACAAATCCAAGGTATTAGCTTCTCTAGATTCTGCGTCCACAAGTAGTGTTCAGAGATATACATTTGGCAATGCTATTGATAACTTATGGGTAGCCGGAGGAAAAAATTCTCAAGGAACAAATCCTGGAATGCTACTTTACTCATCTGATGGTATTAACTGGAATTATAATTCTACTACTTTTTCATTTGGTGATTACTGCAACACCGTAGAATGGAATGGGTTCATATGGGTAGCTGGCGGAGGTCTTTATAACCCGAGTAATTCTCCAAATACACTTGCTTATTCATACGATGGTATTAATTGGACAGCCAACACATTTTTTACTTTTTCGGACTCGTGTAATACAGTTGTATGGAATGGAACTATGTGGCTAGCTGGCGGAAGCATTAATAACAGTTATGGAACTGTTACGTTAGGTTATTCCTATAATGGCATTAATTGGACTATTATAAATACTTCGCCATTTACTACCTCATGTAAGGTTATCGCAAGTAATGGAAATTTATGGGTGGCTTATGGGGATGTTAATAAGAACATGCAGTATTCATTAGATGGTATAAGTTGGTCGCCAGTTACATACACAAATTACATTAACACCAGTACTACTATTAATGACATTGTATGGAATGGAACAATATGGGTTGCAGGAGGGTTTGGAAATGGAAATTCCAATCAGATGTTGGTGTATTCGTTTGATGGTATCAATTGGGTTGGTACTTCTCAGAGTATATTTACAAGCCAGGTTATTTGTATTGGATGGAATGGAACCATTTGGATAGCCATTGGCGATAGTACCAAGGTTGCTTATTCTTATGACGGTATTAATTGGACACAAACAGGCGCTACCCCTAGTACATTTGGTTCAATTAAATCATTAACGTGGAATGGTACAATGTGGTTGTTAAGCGGAACAGGTATTGCATACTCTTATAACGGCTTATACTGGTATACCGTTGACACAAGTACAGTTAGTCCTGTTATATCTTCTGTAAACACTACCGCATTCAATTCAAAAAGACCATGCACAATTACATTTGCCAAAGGTTATACGGGTTATGGGTTGGTAGATATTGTTGGCTCTACTGGAGTCACTGGAGGAACGTCTCTTACGGTAAACAATCCTCCAAAATTAGACATTGTTTCTGATAGTTATTATAATACGGGACTTACAAACATGACATTTACTATAATTCCGTAGTTTCATAAAAGAATGATTGGACTCTTTGAATAATAGATAAGATTTTAGCAAAAGCTGCGTTAAAAATACAATATGATATTATAATATTATATTATACTCTAAGTTATACCTAGGTAATGTTTCCTATTCGTAAAGTTCCAAACGTAAAAAATTACTTATCCTCAAATGGATATAGACCAGTATTTCTACCATTTATTGGACCCACAGGCCCTACTGGACCATTCGGAGACACAGGTACAACTGGTCCAAGAGGTGAACCAGGATTAATCGGTATTAAGGGAGATACAGGCGCTACGGGCCCAAAAGGTGAACCAGGATTAATCGGTATTAAGGGAGATACAGGCGCTACGGGCCCAAGAGGTGAACCAGGATTAATCGGTATTAAGGGAGATACTGGTGCAACCGGTCCATCTGGTGCTGTATTTAGTATAAATCAATCAGTTTCTGGCAACACTCTTAAAAAAAATAGTATTTTATACAATACTCCGACTGTTATTAGTAAGTCTAATATATTAGCAAAATTAGACACTGCATCAACGAAGGGCGTACAAAGGTATACGTTTGGTAATGCCATTGATGGTTTATGGGTTACTGGAGGAAGCAATGGTCAAGGTATGATTCTATATTCATATGATGGGGAAAGTTGGCACTATAATCCTACTACGTTTTCATTTTCTGAAAAATGCAATACAGTAGAATGGAACGGATTTGTATGGGTCGCTGGAGGAGGTCCCTATAATCCAGTCAATTCTCCATATACACTTGCTTATTCACACGACGGCATTAACTGGTATCCCGTTATAAACTTTACTTTTACTGGGTCGTGCAATTCCATTTCATGGAACGGAACCATGTGGTTAGCTGGTGGATCTAGTAACTCTGAATATCAAACTGAAAATGAAAATGTTAATTTGGCTTATTCTTATGATGGCGTCAACTGGAAAGGTATAAATTATGGACCATTTACACACTCATGTGACGTTGTAGCTAACAATGGAACGATATGGATGGCTTATGGAACTCAGAGAATGTATTATTCATATGACGGATTTAATTGGGATTTTACGGTATATAATAATTATGAAAGTAATACACCTATCAATTGTATTGCATGGAATGGAATAATATGGGTTGCTGGTGGTACTCCATTAACCCCGGATGAATCTAACATATTATCATATTCCTTTGACGGAATAACTTGGAATGGCGTTACGACACAAAGTATATTTTCCAACTATGTGAGTTCTATTGGATGGAATGGATCTATTTGGTTAGCATTTGGCGATTCGGTTACAGTAGGTTATTCTTATGATGGTATTAACTGGTTGAATACAGATTTTTCATGTCCATTTGATTCAGTTACATCATTTACGTGGAATGGCACAATGTGGCTGTTAACCGGAAATAATAGTTCAAACAACTTTATTGCATACTCATACAATGGAGTTTACTGGGATGTTTCTGACACAAGCAGGATTAGCCCTGTTATTAGTTCTATAGGTACTTCTGCATTTAACTCAAAACGTCCATGTACCATTACATTTGCAGAGGGACATAAAGGTTATGGAGTTGTAGACATTGTGAGCCTTACTGGTGTTACAGGAGGTACTTCTCTTACAATAGACCATTCATCGCAACTAGATATTGTTTCTGACAATTATTACAATAAAGGGTTTTCAAATGCAACATTTACCATAATTTCGTAATGTATGTTCATACATATGTTATCTCAAAGCATGTTAAATGTATATTTAGGATAGTATTCCATAAAATAGACCATCAATACGTTATAACTTATTTTACTATTGTATACTTATATTGTATAAATATATAATAATGTACCCAATTCGTAAAATTTCAAATATACAAAATTGCCTTGCTGCAACTGGGTATAAACCGATTACGGTACCAATTGTGGGACCAACTGGCGCCACTGGAGCTACAGGTTCAGAAGGACCTCCAGGAACTGGTGCTCAAGGAAATACTGGAGTAACCGGACCAACTGGTAACACAGGACCACCTGGAGCAATGGGACAACCAGGTGTTACTGGCACTACAGGACCGCCAGGAAGAGTACCGATAGCTACTTTTTATAATGGAACAATTACATGTGTGGTTAGTCCAACTTGGCAAAAGATAGCAACAATTCCCACTAATTCATTTACTACAACGGGAACCTACATAATAAACTGGTCCGTTTCATCAAATACCACTAGTATTTTAGAATATGCATTAATAGTTACTGGAGATAATACAGGAAGTACCACGCCCAATAATCTTATAGCATATACATTAAACCCTAATCAGATCAGTCCATCTTGGACACTTTTAGGACAAATATTACCCAATAGAGTTTGTGGAATAGATTTAATATATAATCCTTTACAAAATATATGGCTACAAACTAACAACTCCAATCCGCAAACCACAACTATTATTTATTCAAATAATATTAACGTATGGAACATAACTAATTCTGGTTCTATTTTTGATGTAACCGGAGGAAGAATTGCATTTTATAACGTTGAAAATTATGCTGGCAACTACACAATATACGTTGCTACAGGTGGAAATAATTATAAATTGGCATATTCGTATGATGGAATTACTTGGGTTCCAATCATACAATCAAATAGTTTATTTGAAAATATTAATTCTGGAGGTAATGGAGCAGGAGTATGTTATGGAAATGGAATATTTATTGCAGGAGGCATTGCTCTTTTCGGATACCAATGTTTTGCTTATGCATCTGTGTCTGATATAAATTCATGGACCTTATTTCCACAAGGAAGCTATCCATCATCTATTTCATATTGGACTACAGCTGCTGCGGTACATTACGTTACCGAATTAAATATATGGTTAATTAGCGGACACTCGGGAGGTGCACAAGATTCTACTCCTATTTTATACTCAAGTGATAATGGAACAACGTGGCTTGCTACAACCAATAATTTTACTAACCTACTTTACGTCTTTAAATTTTGCAGCGGGTATGATGCAAGTGGCAATTTATTAATAGTTGGCAGCGGATGGGATAATTCAAGCGTTACGTATGAACCCATGATTTATTCTAGTGACGGTATTAATTGGTATAAAGGAAATGTAATTCCTGACACACCGTTTAGTATGACTTCTATTGATGTAGTTTACTCTACAAACTTACAAAAATGGTTTGCCACAACTAACTATCAAATTATAACATCAACAGATGGACAGACATGGGTGCCAATAGCAAATACAATTACTACATTGTTTCCAGGGGTTTATACCAGTATGGCTATAGCAGAGTATTCAATCCCAGTTAATTTTGAATTGGGTGTAACAATTAATAACGCCTCTACATCCAGTGAAATGTATCCTGATATATATGGTGTAAATGGAACAAATACTTTTGGAGCAAATGCATTTGTTGGGGACCTGAATGTTTCGTTAAGCGTTGATGACCGAATTAGTATAACAAATTATTCGTCTGGAAATATGAATATTAATTTATGGATTAGAAGTAGTCAAACATTTACTTTAACTAACTATTCTTTTAATTGTTTACTGTCTGCACAACAAATCTAAAAATGTACGATTGAAACATATCATGTAATATTTATATAGTATATTATGTAATATTTATAATATAATATAATATAAGACTACCAAATGCTCAACACAAAAGCATTAAATAACAAATGGATTATATTATGCGTGTTATTCGCTACTCTTGTGGTTCTATATTTCATATTTCATTGTATTCTTTATGAAGACATTGTAAATCATTGGAAACGTTCGTACAACTTAAAAAAAGACGGTGTATGTATTTTAAAAAACTTTATATCCAAAGACGAAATCAACAAACTGAAAAAAGAATGCCAAGAAAACAATCACAAACAAGTAAAAGACTATATCATCCATAGTCCAAAGATAAATGAACGTATTAAGAAATACACGGGACCCCAATACGAGTTTCAAGATTACATTTTCATTATTAAAAAATCTGCCATTCATACATGTCACAGAGATGCAAACGGCGATTTTTTCAATGAAGGACAACAGTATCCATCCTACACACTCCTCATTTTTTTGGAAGATATGGAAAAATGTTTAGGGGTTGTACCTAAAAGTCATACTAACGTGAACTCCTTTGGGATTAATTTTTCTGATCCAGTAGTTAATTTGATTTGTAACAAAGGGGACGCTATATTATTCAACGCCAACTTGATTCATGTGGGAGCGCTAAACCAAAAAGATAATAATTTACGTATTCAAATGAAGATTACACATGAAGATGATGTGGATGCCATTCCATATTATAATAATTATAATAAAATATTGAATGAAGAAAATCATCTCCCTTTTTTTGTTAGAAAGGCGCAACGAAAACTCTCTTGTTTAGTTCCCATTTTGTCCAACTTGTCTCAAAAAGAAATTCAGAGAACAAGCTCAAAAGGCGAAAAAATAGGCATAATAGAACAATGTTTTTCTTATTTTTTTTATGGAAATTCCCGTTTTTATGATTTACCAAATGCATTTTAAATGTTGACGTTTAACTCTTGTTCAATCAAGTCTTTTAAGTTAGCTACTGATGCGTCGCTGCTGACCGCGTCTATTTCGTGCGACACTTCTGTTTGAATCATTATATGTTCTTCATCGGCGACTACGACTTCTTTGTCTCTAATGTTATCAGAGGAAAGATACATTTGTAAGTCATCAATGACTACCTTGGTAGCGTTGAGTTCTGTCTTCATATGGTCAATAGACGTTTTTAATACAGATATATCTTTTAATGCTCCACTAGAAGTATTTTTCACAGAAACTAAAGCTGGTTTCAATAGGTCCAACTGTTGTTTCACTACATTCATTTCATTTGTTTTTTGTTCAAGGTTATCTAAACGTTGTAAAATATGTGTAATTACATCGCCATCATAACTCTGTGAAGGAGACGACTCTCCTAAACTTAAACCCTCCAAATTTTGAAGTTGATTTTCTAGTTTACCTAAACGCAAAGAAACCAAAGTAATTGCTTGCGGAATACTCATTTTTAGTGGGTTTAACCCAGTATTTTCTGTAGTTTGGTTACTTTGAAGATGCTGTTGCTGACTTACAGCTGCCTGTTGACCAGCTAAACGTCCAGTAGTCCCTGGACGCATTCCTTGTTGTTGGGTTTGGGTTTGATTTTGAGAAAATACTTGACTGGAGTTAATTGAGGTACTTGGACCTCTTGCAGTAGGTGTATCGCTTGTGGGACCGGCTCTTCTTCTTTGTGCTGCAGCAACGGATCTAGACGAACTCATTAGTTATATTCTACATAATGTTTTTAAATACCATACGCATTTTGTAAAATATGCTAAATAGAAAGAATAGAAAAAATAATCTAAAATAAAAAGTGATCACTATTCTATTTTAATTTCTTGTTATAAAACATATGGAAAGTTTGGATGAAATAACAAAAAATAACTCTTCAAAAAAAGGTTTTTTCAAACATGTTTTTAATTTTGATGATGATTCTAAAGAGGAAATGCTAAATATTGTTCAGTATTCTGTTCTAGCACTTCTTCCAGTGATTATACTGAATAAAGCCATGCAACGATACGTTCCGGAAGCGGACGAAGAAAAAGGAAATGTAGAGATTTTAGCAGAAATATTAATACAAATAATTGCCATGTTTCTAGGATTACTAATAATTCATCGCATAATTACGTTTATTCCTACATATAGTGGTGCAAAATATGCAGATTTTAGCGTGACAAATATTATTTTAGCAGTTTTATTAATTGTCCTTAGTTTACAAACCAAGTTAGGCGAAAAAGTGAGCATTTTAGCCGATCGTGTCATGGAGTTATGGGAAGGTAAGCCAGCAAAAAAAGGAAACAACAAAGGAACAGGAAACGTAAAAGTAAGTCAGCCAATTAGCCAGAATCAAATGGCGATGAATCAATCGCTAAGTTCCCAAACCACCTCATTGACACAATTACCACCACCGCAAATGATGTCATCATCACAAGCACCATCCACCGATTATAACAACATGTATCAACAAGATTCTACACCATTGGTAGGCGCAAATTCCCCATCCCCATCTACATCCATGTATGAAAATTTCACTCCTATGGCAGCTAATGAAGCTTTAGGTGGAAGTGCGTTTGGAGGAGCGAACTGGTAGAACACTTCAATAAATAAGAATATTACTATTTAAAATTGTCATTGTTTATAATAGTAAACAATGACAAGCCATGACACACAAAAATATCAAACTAAAATAAATAAACTAAAAAACGAAAAAAATGGTTTAGATGTAGAAGTTTTAATGAAAGCGTTGGAAAACCAAGAGAATGAATCATTAATGAATTTAACAACTACGAAAATTAAAGAGATGAACTTAAACATTATTAAGGAACTACAACTACCGAGAGAGATGACATTATCATACATGAAAAAATTAAATGGTTACCGTTATGTAGACGAATTAAAAGATATTAAGTATGGATCCTTTATTAAATGGATTCCAATTACCGATCCAAACTATTTACCGTTAAATACAGGCGGAATGATATGCGATATTAAAGTTACCAATACGGGCGTTGTTTTGGTATGTAAAAATTTCATGCACAAACATTACCAAATTAAACTAGATGAGTGTTTGTTATTCCAGAAATTATCTAATCAAGAGCTGGTCTTATTGTCCGCACTAGATCATTTAGCGTCTAGTTAATTTTCGTGTTACTGGTTTACAGTCATTAAATAGTCCAGGAATAAACTGGCACTTTTTTATCATTTCAATATGCGTAGACAACAAAGGCCGCTTAATTGTTTTTGTTAATTTACCGTTTTTATAAAAGGAAATACTTTTGTATCCTTTGCCTTTTTGAATGATTACTTTACGTACTTTTTTCGTTGATCCATGTCCATGTTTCTGAACATTGGAATAATGAAATTTAGATAGGTCCATTTTATATATTTGATAGAAAAAATAATATTGCGTTAATTTATAATATGTCAACAGGTGCTTTACGAACATTACGTTTATCCGCTACTGGCGGAACTAGAACTATTGGTTCCATGATTGCCTCATCAGTTGGAGGTGCTGGAAGTCCTATCCGTGTCTTTAAATATGTCACTAAACGCAATCATTTATCTCCTAGTGATTACTTTTTCAATTATTTAGGAGCAAAAAATAGATTGGCAAATGGTCTTAATAATTTTTATCATCCTTGAATCCAATTATTATTTAGAACGGAGTGAACACTTTCTAACGCTCCCTCCGTCCATCCCTGATTCATACTTACGGCTTCGCCTACTACTAACATATTGTCCATGGGATGCTGTGCAGCTTGAATAAATGCTTTACGCGTTTTAAATCCTTTTAAAGGACCATAATAATGAGTTCCAATAGGCCAATAATACGATTTAATAGCAGTAATATGAAGACTGTTTTCTGGAATTCCTAAAGAACGTTCTAACAAATTTTCAAAGAGTCGTCGATCTTTTGTATTATTTTCCAAATAAGGTTTCAAAAAAACTGCTCCAGCATTATCTGTATAAGCAATCATATAGACACCGCGAGAAACATTCATGGGAATAAGTTTATGAAGTGGTCCTGGAACAAGTGTTTGAAAAGGTACATATTGTTTCATTATTTCACATGATTTTTCATCAAATTTCGCATAGACACGCAAAAATGGTTGTCCGTGAATTTGTTCATACAATGAATGCTTGACAGGAACAAGATTTAGAATACCCTTGATGTTAGTAGCAATAATTACTTTATTGCAAAAATAAGTTGCTTTGTCTGTATCTATACGAAAACGTAGACCTGCGTGTTCAGATGGGGAAACTGGTTCCACTTTTGTAACAGTTGTTTTATATCGTATCCGCGAGACTCCTATTTTTTCGCATAGTTTAGTCACTAGTTGTTTCCAAGGAACAATCAAAGATTTCCAGCCAGGACTGTTATCTTCCATTCCATAATGATGTAATGTGTCATATACATCTTCATTTTCATAGTCTGTATACCCTGCACTAATTGTAAATAGTGTATACAAACGAGGATCTAAGTTACGTTTGGCAAATTCTGCAAAAGTGAATGTTCCTGGAGGTATACGTTGTTTTTCGTACTCTTGTTTTAAATAACGTATGGTTTTACCTACATCTACAACTTGCGGAATCGTTTTGGCATAATTCATTTGAATATCACACTCTTTTGTAGGTATATGTAACTCTTTCAATAGATGAATTAAGAGTTTATCTTTTTGTTTACGACCTACGCCTGCACCGGTCACTACAGTGACCCCATAAAACGTATCGTTACCAATTCGTCCTCCAATCCATGCCTTCTTATCTCTTTCTAAAACAAGAAAAGATTTGCTAGGATCAGTTGTTTTTATGGTATATGCACTATACAGACCAGCAATCCCTGCACCTACAATAATAATATCATAATAATTATACATGTTTATGATATAGTATTATATAATTATCTACCAAATTTACTTTCTACGTTTTCTTGATTTTGACTTTTTATTACTCGTTTGTTTTTGTTTTTTTCTAGACTGTGCGTTTTTAGTAAAGTATACAGATGCTTTTTTAGTACAGTTAAACTTTCCTCTTGTAAGCCCTTTGCTATTAAAAATAGTTTTTGTACATATACCAATAGATCTTGCTTCTTCTACGTTATCTATTTTTTTGATGCAACGACATAGTTTGGTTGCCAATAAGCCTTCTGCTTGTTTTCTAATCTCTGATTTGCTTTTAGGTATGGTCATTTTATAGAACTGTAAAATATCAGCATAATCTTGATTTGTTAACAATGTTTTCATTTAGTTTTAATTATATAATAAAACATATTTTATTTTTATTATATATTTTTATATACCTATTTATAATACCACAAATTACAAATGGATGAGAAGTTTTCTAAAATAATCGTCTTTGATTTAGATGAAACCCTAGGATATTTTGTAGAGTTTAGTATTTTTTGGTGGGCGTTAGATTCTTATTTGACACATGTGTCTAGTAAACTTCAGTTAGACCAAACATACTTTAATAAAATACTAGACTTGTATCCTGAGTTTCTTAGACCAAACATTATTGACATACTCCAGTACTTAAAAATCAAGAAAGAGGAAAAAAAATGTGATAAAATTATGATTTATACTAACAATCAAGGCCCTAAAATTTGGGCAAATATGATTAAAACTTATATTGATGGAAAAGTAGGTTATCATTTATTTGATAATATCATTGGAGCATTCAAAGTAAATGGAACTATACTTGAAGTATGTCGGAGTAGCAATTGCAAAACGTACAGGGACTTCATTCAATGCACTAAAATTCCACAGAATACCCAAATATGTTTTATAGATGATACATACTATCCGGCTATGGCGCATGATAATGTTTACTATATTAACGTGAAGGAGTATATGCATAGTTTACCATGTGTTACAATGACAACACGTTTGTTAGATAGCAAAATTTTGAATCGTGAAATTAAAAATAGCGCAGAATTTGAAAAATATGTTCAAATATTTATGGGAAAGGTAATGTATGAACATAATTTTAAATCCAAGCAAGAAATAATGATTGACAAAATAGTATCTAAGAAAATACTGGAACATTTGGAAACATTTTTTCAAATGTAATTGACATATTTTTTAGCCTTCAAAAAATAATCATACATAACTTGTTCCACAATCGTTGTTGTCAGTAAAAAGAGACCAGCGGTAAATGCAATTTTACGATCTAGCTGTGTAAACTCTACTTTACGCAAAAAGTTGAAACGAAGAATAAGAAACAAACTCACATATATTTTGACCCAATATTGAAGCCCTTCTAAGTACTCAGGAGCGTGTGTAGATATACCAAACACGATTAAAAAATACAACGCATATGTAATAAAGATTACTGCGTTAAACAGAGTATTTTGAATAGATGTAATGTTGTCCGCCATAAATATACAATATATATATACAATATATTTTATATTAGATGAGTTATGGTTTATTTCATATATAGTTATATTAGAAAAAAAATTATGTGTTTACTAAAGATTCACTTAGAGCTCTTCATTAAAATAAATCTTACGAAATTTCTGAATGTATTCATCTTTCAAAACATGATGTTTTAAATAGTTCCCAGTAATTTTATCTTCTAACATGTGTACAATGAAAAAAATAGAATAAACTCCACATTCAGTGTTTTTGTATTGATGCTCAATCGGATAGTTTTGGTCAAATTTGAAATGAATGGGTTTGACGAGTTTGTTTCCTTGTTCTATAACGCTATCTGCGAACTTTTTTACATTTTTAGGTATTTCATTCCCAGCACTATCAAAGAAAAAGATTTGACCTTTCTTTATATTGATAAACAAGGATATCCAATGTTCACCAGACTTATAATGAGGATCCGTATTGAAAATAACACCTATTTTGGTCTTTCCTTTTTTGATTTGTTCCACCAAATTAAAATGACATAGTTCTTCCCAAACACATTCTCCATATAACTTATGAGTATCATAATCTATAGGAGAAGGTCCTAAAAATTCAAAACATTTGTATTTTTTTTCGTACTGACTCATAACTTCTATAATGTCTACACTGGAAAGCCATTCGTTTGGGTTCTTTTTCCATTCTGCAGGTGACTCTGGAGCAAATGCTTGTAATAAATCATTTTCCATTTTAGTTCCTTTGGCCATTTGTTTTATCCAGCAGGATTCTTTATTACAGGTACGACTGTATACATTTTTTAAAGCGGACCATATTTCTCGTGAATCATTGGTAGTAATACGTTTATCTGGATGACGTGCATTCCATATATCCCTCATTTTATGTAAGTTTTCGTCCGAGTAACAGGTATACTTTTTGGCGTTTTGTTTCGGGCTACAGTTAAGGGGTTTAAAGTCATCCTTTCTTTTTTTGGTTCTGTTACCTCCGCGTTTTGTTTTCCCTTTATGGTATATCCTCCTTTTTGTTTTCATTTTCGGACTTATATGGTGTATGGATATTATTCTTTTTTACAATTCCTTTTTGTTTCAACTTAATATCTTGCAAATTGATATCCTTTTGTTTTGGTAAGATAAGTTGTTTTATTGGTTTTGTGCGAACAACCGTGACAAAGTCATCTAAAGGTAACTTGTTTAATTTGATAGAACGCATCATGAGTTTATCTGCTTCTTCTGGGGTGACAATATCATCAGATTCATTTAGTTGCTGGGATGTTATTTCGTCTAAAAGTCCGTCTTTTTGATAAACTTCATGATAATCTTCTTGAATGATATCGGTTTCATCTTTAATTTTAAAATAACCAATACACGTTTTTACATAATTATTAAATGATTCTTTCACATCCCAAAGTAAGTCGTCGGAATAATTATTTAATAACATTTCTTTTGTTAGATTCAAAATTCTCCTACGATAAAAACGCTTGTCTTTTTTATTGTAAAGATTGGTTCCATTATTGGATAACAACATTTGTTTCTTTTGTTCTTTGCTAACTAAACAATCTATTGTGATTTGTTGAATAATATTTTGATTCATTATAGTTATAGTTATATTTATAGTAGATATAGGTAATATTCACACAAAACGAACTCTAAATGTAACCTACAATTGAATTCAGCATTGCAAGTCCTTCACCTGTTGTCTTGTTGCATTGTTAAATATCGCGTAGCCTACATCGTTGGATGATAAGTGACTGTTGGATAATGATAGGGATTCATTACGAAACAAATTTGGAAAAGGTTGCACAACAGGGTGTTCTTTCCAATGAACCTGATACAAATCGCTTCTTGAACTGGGAACATACACAGATTGACTGCAGTCCTGTAACCCATAAATCTGATTTCGTAAAATAGATTCATTATTTACGTTGGATGCATAGCCTGACCATGGTCCAAAGTCATTTCCAGGATTAAATGTAGTATGAACATTGTAAGTGGGCATTTGTTTTACTGCTACAGTCGGAGGTGTACGTGGGTCTACAATCGGCATAATAGAATACTTAGTAGATACAGGACGCGCATCAAAATAGGGTTGTAATGGCTGTGATGGAACATTTCGTATGTACGTTCTGTAATTAGTAGTATCCGTTTTTTGCGAAGGCATCTCATCTTTAAATTCAGAAGGATTCATTATTACTATACGACAACATAATAAATATAAGAATAGAATATAAATATAAACTTGTATTATTTATTATTCTTATTTCCAATGTGCGGTATTTTTGCTTTAATAAACCAACCTGATATCTTTGATGCGCCATTCATTCAAAAACAGTTTGAAAAGGGCGAAAACAGAGGACCTGAAGATTCTAAACTACTTACTCTTGGTTCCGACGTTAAATTTGGTTTTCATCGGTTGGCTATTAATGGTCTAGATAGTATTTCTAGTCAACCTTTTATCATAGATAACATTGTCTTAATATGCAATGGAGAAATTTATAACTATAAAGAGCTTTTCAAAGAAATAGACATTGCGCCTCATACTAACTCTGACTGTGAAATTATTGTGCATTTATACTTATTGTTTGGAATAGAGAAAACATTAAGGATGTTAGATGGAGTATTTTCGTTTGTTTTGTATGATATGAACATTGTAGAAGGTGCACCTAGTAAAATGTTCGTAGCAAGAGATCCTTTAGGCGTTAGACCCTTATATGTTTTACAACCAAAATACCCCTATGAAGTAGGACAAAACAATCTCTATGGGTTTGCTAGTGAACTGAAAGTACTAAGCGAGTTTCATACTTGCTTGTATGATTATACATTGAGACAGTTTACACCTGGAACCTATAGCGTGTTTGAAAAACCATTTACAATACGATCCAAATGGTCTGAATCACGTTCTAATGTACCTTACTTTTTACTGAATCATAGTTGCACGTTGCTTCCAACTTTTGACCAAGCCCAAGAAATAAAATGGGTTGTAGAAGGTATTCAACAAAAATTAATAAATGCAGTACAAAAACGTTATTTAAATACGGACCGTCCAATTGCTTGTTTGTTATCAGGAGGGTTAGATAGCAGTTTGATTACTGCTCTTGTTTGCCAAATACATTGTGAGTATTCGCATTGTCCGATTGAAACTTATAGTATTGGACTCGAAGGATCTGAAGACTTGAAAAATGCACGTGTTGTTGCAGAATATTTGGGAACAAATCATACTGAAATTTTAGTTAGTGAAGAAGATATGTTAGAAGCAATTCCTCATGTGATTTACGCTATTGAAAGCTATGACACAACCACGGTCCGAGCAAGTATTGGAAACTATTTATTAGGAAAATACATTTCGGAGAACAGTGAAGCAAAGGTGATTTTCAACGGCGACGGTTCCGATGAACTATGTGGGGGCTATTTGTACATGAGTCAAGCCCCTGATTCGTTGGAGTTTGACAATGAAGTCCGACGGTTATTGCAGGATATTCACTTGTATGATGTGCTACGGTCAGATAAATGTATTTCTTCCCATGGTCTAGAACCAAGAACCCCCTTTTTGGATAAACACTTCGTTAACTTTTACTTGTCTATTCCTTCTTATCTAAGAATGCATACTAATTTGAATCAATGTGAAAAGTATTTGTTACGATATAGTTTTAGTCTAGGTCAATATGATATAAACGGACTTCCGTTGTTGCCCGATTCAATTCTTTGGAGAAAAAAAGAAGCGTTTAGCGATGGTGTAAGTAGAAATGGTCGTAGTTTGTATACTATTATTCAAGAATATGTTGATAAACAAATAGATAAATTTGTAGTTAATACCAATCATAATACGCCAAAAACCAAGGAACAAATGTACTACCGACGATTGTTTGATTCCTATTACCCAAATTTAGAAATGGTTCTTCCTTATTTTTGGATGCCTAAATATATTGAAGCATCGGATCCTAGTGCAAGAACATTGTCTATCTACTCAATCAACTCTTCAGCATGATGTAATAAATACCCCCTTTATCAAAGGTTGATGTTAAAATCTACTTAAAATTATCTACCACAAAAGTAATAATGACAAAAATAAGTATCAAAGAAACCCCTTTTTTATCTAAACAAAACGTAAACTTATTATGGGAAGTTTTGTTAGATGAACCAAATATACGTCATATTAGTCCAGAAGAAAAAACGAATTTATATGTTTTATTTAGTAACCACTTAGCTATTTTCAGTGAAAACAGCAATCCAAATAGCAATACAGATTTAACTTATTTGAACAAAACATTTTTAGGACAAATGATACGAATGATCCGTTCAAATATCAATGTCAATACAAGTACAAATAAAAATGCATACAAGGTAGAAGATATACAAGCACACCGTCAACAACAATTTGAAGCACAACTTGCAGAAAAAAGAAACGACTTTGAAGCTTCCATGACTTTAGTAAAGCCACCGGTTCCCAATTTTACAGAAAAAATAGAAGATGAAAAGATAAAAGGCATGGATGAACTAATTGCAAAAACAGTTGCTCAACGTAACTTTGACATTTCACAAATAAGTATGAATCCAGTCAACACAAAATGGTTACAGCCACAACAAACATCTACAAAAATAAAAATACAAGAAGATATCTCAAACTTAACTCCTATTGAAGTAGTAGAATTACCCAAGGCAAATTCTAAAAAACTATCTTGGAATGATGCAAGAAACCAACTTAATATATTTGATACAAACGATACAGCTAACTCTATAAATACTGATATGGTAGTTACAAATCCTCATGTTCCTTTAATAGAATCAAACTTTAGTATTTTAAACAAACTGAAAAGGGTTGTAGAAGAACCTTCTATATCCATGAAACTAGAAAATACAAGTATTCCAAATGATTATGCAGAATTAAAGGAAAAAATGAATAGTTTAGAATTGAAAATGAATACGATGTTAGATAGTATACATAAATTGTTTGAAATCATAAACCAGGAAAAAGTAACTTGATAAATTATTTTTATATTCTAGTAATATATAAATGGGAAAGAAAGGAACCAAGTCTAAAACTCACCCTGGAAGAAAAAATTATACTACAAAGCGTGGAGACAAAGTGTATCATCGTAAAGGTCATTACGTTAAAAAGACCCATAAACCTTATTCGTATAGAAAAGGTAGTTCTTCAAAAACTCATTTAGGATTATTGGATTATACAACCAAATTCGGAGATTTAGTATTTCATAAAAATGGTCATTATGTGAGAAAATCGCGAAAACCTTATTCCAAAAAGTCTAGAAAAACACGAAGAAGATAAACAGATGCGTTAAATTATATATGAAGGAGGTTGATATAAATGGTATTATAAAAAAGAAGGTTTTTTATAATAAGGAAAGTAACTAATCAAAAAGAGGTCTGTCTATACAATACTCGTCTTAACAATACGATACTTACCATCTTTCTTTTCTAATCTTCCTAGTAAAATAGGACGAATGCCTGGGTTTTGCAATGCTTGCTGATAACTTTCATAGTCATAGACTTCTTTTGTTTCTTCGCGTAAAATCATTTGTTTTCCATTGAATTTAAATTCACGACCAACCCATTCAATGGTTGCCCGATTTAATACCGCTACTGTATCATTTTCATCTTGTGAATAATTAGGGTTGTAAGCGAATGCACTTACCGGAGGTTGTCCAAAGGATAGGCATTTTAAGTTTTCCTTGGAACTAGACTTTACATGGATAGCACAATCAATGGAACTTTCTTTGATTCCTTTTAACAGTTGCGTATTAAGTTCTTCTTTGATAGTAGAAATCTCAAACAATTTTTCATCGGATGTAATAGGAACAAATGGTCGACGTTTGCTTAAATCGCTTATTTTCAATTCAATGGCTTCGTTACTGTTCAGCTGTTCCGCTGTGAAAGTCATCAAATACAAAAATACTTCTACGGTTTGCAATGCTGCGGGTAAATCTTTATGCGAACAAATACGACGAGCTCTACCAATCACTTGTTCCAAACGCACAGGATGCCAGTAAGGTTCCATCAAATGAACATACCTTGTGTTTCGTAAATTAATACCTTCGGATCCAGCAGCCGTAATCATAAATACTTTAATGATTTCTCCCATGTTGTTATTGTTACTGATTTTTTTGAGCTGACTTGCAATGCTCGTGGGTACGTAGTTCCAGGAACCATTGTAAATATTACGAATAATTTCACGTTCCTCGGCTTCTTCGGTTCCCGTATACAGAGCAAACGTAGGTTTACCTACATCTTCTTCTTTCATGTCAATGACCCAGTCGTTCATTCCTTGTTTTTTTATTTTAAATTGTGCAAACCCATTTTGTTCTAGAACCAAACAAAAAATACCGATCCCCTCCATAGAGCGAAACTGGCTGTAAATCAAATGCAATCCTGGATGATCGGGATCCTGAATATTTTCCAACATGGCCAAAAATTTGGGACTATATGTTTCCAATCCTTCTGGACTTAAATAGTCCGCTGAATGCGCTTTTAAATAATGCAATGCATCTTTGATATTTTTCCGGTAAACATCGTCGCCCATCATATCTAACAATTCGTCGCCTTCTAGTTCTTCTATTTCTCTATCATTGTGTTTTTGCTGTTGTAAATCTATCGGTCCGTCTTCTTCATTTCTTTCCACGAACTCTTCTATCCTGTCTTCCACTTCTTCTATTTCTTTTTCTTCTTCTCCTTTTTTCCCCTTTTTTTGTCCCTTTGGGACGGGCTTAGGACGTCCAGGAGGTTTTGGCATGACAAAATTGCAAAACAAACGCGAAAAAATACGATAGGTAGATGTAGGCTCTACAAAAAGTCCATCTTTGTCCACTTTTGCATTGCCGGAACTCTTTTTCGGTTTTTCTACTTTACGCTCTTCTTGTCTAGCTTCTTCATAAATTTTGAACTGGTAATTGCTCATAGGTAATTTAATTACATGATAATCGGTATTTTTATTATATCTCGGGAGAAGCTCTTCTTGAGCACTTCTAAAAAAAGATGTTAGACCAAGAATACGTTTTTTAAATTTCTCAATATTATTAATAGCCCCTGTTTCCTTTTCCACAAACAAATTAATAAATTCGTCCAATGTATCGGGTAACGCTGTATTGACTTGAAAGTGCGTTCCCTTTGGAATAGCCGTAATATCATTCTTTTTTAGAATCTTCACAATTCGTTTCACGAAGTCTTCATCGCTCAACATACCACGATCATTGATATCTCCTTCTCTTCTTTCTTTTTTTTCATTCGTTACTCCTTTGTATCCTGACTTTTCTGTAATTTTATTGTCAAACCCGTAAGGATTTCTTGTTACTGTCAAAATTTTAGAACTAGAGCTATAGTCAATGTAATCTAGCACCTTTTCTCTAGCAAACATGTCTAACAATGTATCTTTGTTCAATTTATTGGTTGTTTCTACACTTAACGTAAACTGCCATGTTTTGATATAACCGCGTAATATATTGAAAAGTATTCCAATTTCATTGGGGTAATTGATAATCGGAGTACCAGATAACAGCACGATGCGACAATTATTCGCACGTAGTAAAAATTCATATATTTGTAATGCTAATGGAGCTGGCAATCGTGCATTAGGTCCACGTTCCGTTTCCTTGAATTTTTTCATTTTATTGATTTTGTTTACCATTCTACTGATTAAATTATGAGCTTCGTCAATAATAACCACTGCATTGTCAAATATATTGGTTTCAAAATTGTTAGTGAGTTGTTTGAACTTGTCTCTTCGTAACCCGTTATAGTTAATAAACGTATACTTATTTTGGATCATTTCATCCAATTGGTCATCTAGACTTTTTTTATCGCTACTAGATAAAGTGCTGTAATTATTGGGTTTCGTAATATTTACTAACCAAGCTCCTTGTTTTCGGCGTATGTATTCGCGAGGTAATCCAAGAACAGCAGACAATGTATTCAATGTTTCAGGATTTTCTGTGTATGATATCCATTCCCAATATTGATTTTTACGGTAAATCATGTCGCCGTATTTTTTGATTTCTTCTAAATAGTTGCGCCGTAACGAGGCAGGTGTTAATACAATCACTTTATTGGTACTCGTAAACCCTTCGGCAATAGAAATAGAACTGGCAGTTTTTCCGGAACCGAGACCATGATACAAGAGTAATCCACGATAAGGAGTATACAAATTAATATAATCGCGTACAATCTTTTGATGTGTAAGTAACTGAACATCGTCGGAATCATTGCCAATGTTGTCGCAAGTAATATTCTTCGTATCATCTAACAAATCATCTTTGTAAGGTTCAAAAAGCCCATTGATGAAATTCACAAAAATTTCACGGTTGTTCATGAAATAACTAGATACCTTGATATCTATGGTCCGAGGATTAACCGGTAACCGCTTTTTAATTGAGGTATCCCCGATTTCAATCATGTGTTCAGGACCTAATTCTACTACACCCTTTTCAAGTTTTTTTGTTCTTCGTTTCTTTGTATCTTGTATTTCTAATTCCATTTCTCTAGGTTCTTCTAGTTGCAATTGTGCTTCTTCTTGTCCTAAATGTGTTTCCTTTACTTTTCTGTTTCCTTGATCCTCTTCATCTTCCAGTATGGTAAATTGTTTCACCGTTTTAAGTTTTTTAACTTTGGGTTTTTGGACAATGCCAATGATTTCCGGGGCCTTGGATTCTATAATAACCGTTTGTTCAGTTTGTTTTTTAGGAACAACTTTGGAGAGTTTTTTTTGTTTAATACGTTCTAATAATTGTTCACGATTGTATCCTTCGTCTCGTTTATCAATAACTACGGTTACCGGCGCATCAGGAACATTGTCAAAAGCTTGGTCAATCCGTACAACGACAGGATCCCTTTCATGAACTCGCGGTTTCATTTTTAACTGATCTTTTAATGTTTCTAAAGGATTCATTTGTTCTTACTCTATATATTATCAATTTTTTAAAAATCTACCTTTTCCCAAAAGGAGGGAACCTAAATCTGGGTTTTATTCAATTTTCACTAGTCATCTCCTTTGTATACTTTTTCACATTTACATCTTTCTATGTATAAAAAATATTAAGCTATGTTATGAAGAATAAAACAACAAAAATAAGTAAAAATCCTAAAAATAAAACAAAAAAACAATTTTTATTCAATCCAACAAATCCTAAAAAATCATTTGATGTGTATATTGACAAAAATCCAAAAGATACAATACATATAAAGTATACAACATTGGAAGATGTTGAAAATACTATTGATAAATTAGAAAAATTATACAAAAATAAAAAATATACCCATAAACGTATATGGCAAGTAGGAATGATTATGAAAGTTCGTTTGAAAGTGTTACAAGGAACAAAACCTAAACAATACGCTTTAGCAAATAAGTATTTTACATTTTTAGGGAAAAGAACAAAATTACATGAAAATGATAGATATAAACTTTCATTTGAATATTGAAACGGCATTTGAAAAATAAAGAAGTGTAAACGGAAAACATAATTTATGTATTACCTATCATGCTAATGTATGTGGTTCTCCAGTATGTAGACTTAATACATTTAGTGCTTCATTGCATGCGATCTGTTCCGCCTTTCGTTTAATCTTGTGCTGTCCTTCTCCTAAAAACAAAAATATTTTGCCATATATTTCTACATGTTCATGGATCGCTTTAAAACTTGAAAAATTATGTATATGTAGCGCATCACTATGTTTCAAATGATAAATGGGTTGTCCTAAACATAAGTATACACCCATTTTATATCCTTCTTCCAAGTCATGGACAATTTCCACATAATGAGGGGTTACTTTAAACTCTTTTTGTATTTTCACTTGTAAAATGTTTTTATAATTGTCATCATTTTGAATCAAAGCAATCCAATCAATGTGTTTTTCAAAAATATTTTCCACAAATTTTTGCGCCATTTGAAATCCAGGACCAGTAACAAACATTTGCTGAAACCATCCTTCTTCATCTTTTACTACAATTTTGTTGAAATCCAAAAACAATGCACCCAAAAAAGATTCAAATAAACACCCTAGTTTTTTCAAATTGGTTCGTATCTTCTTTTCCTCAGCATGTTTAGATAAAATAAGCCATTTATGTAGACCCATCTCATAGGCAATTTTTCCAATAGCTTCATTTTTTACAATCGCAATTTTTTTTTCGGTCATGAATCCTTCGTTTTCTTTAGGAAACCTACGATACAAATAATATTTGGTAACTAACTCTAAAATTCCATCTCCCAAAAATTCCAATCGTTCGTTAGATTTAGTAGATAAAGGTAAACAGTCTGGAGGTCTTTCTACAATTTTTATATTTTGTTCTGAATTTTCATAAGCAGGTCGTTTTGTATAAGAACGATGAATAAAGGCGCGTCTATACAGTTCCATATTAAATACCTTACCAGGAATAGAATATTTCGTGAGAATAGATTGAACATCATTCAATGTAATCTCACTATTTAGTGGGTTAAAAGGGTTAAAAATGAGTCCTTCTTCGCTTTTAATAATGTCATCGTCATGAAGTATCGTCTTTAGGTCGGTCATATCTAGTATATTGTATTGGTAAGATATGTTTAAATCTTTATTATACAATTATATATATAAATGCCAAGGAATGGAAGTTTTTGGTACGGTCCTTATGGATTTTTATATAAAAAAGCAGGGCCAGCAGGCGGAAGAAAAAATCCAAGTTATGGAGCCATATGTAATCAGCCGCAGTATTTGTATAACAAATATCATGCGGGTAATTCAGGAATTGGAGGACAAAGTGTAGCGACAAGGAGGGCAAAGAATCGTTTAGCATCTATTTGTAAAGGCGATGTAGACCAACAAAATTGTTGTTATTTTTACAATTATCTAGGACAATACAACCGTTATTTGTATAATCCAAACGGATTCGTTCCAATTCCTGTTTGCAATTCTAATATTACCAATAATGCGTAAATTAAATAATTATAATAATTTAGACAAAAATAAAATATTATTCTAGTATATAAAATGGTGTATATGAGTGGTAGTAAAATGGCTAGAAACCAAGCGTCTATTATTAATCGTCCTACTTGCGGTGGAACAGCTAAAAAAGGTGGTTTAGCTCCTACTGTGGGATGGTACTTGTACAGTAACCCCAATTTAATTGGCGCAACCAATACTCAATATGGACTTGTTTGTCGTCCTAACTTAACAATTCAAACACAATCTTATGGATACCGTGCTACTATTGGAGGTAATATGGGTTAAGAAATTATCTCAGCTATAAAATATATATTATGTTGTTGTATAAATAATATATATTTTCACCAAAAATATTAAAATATTAAAATATTATTTTGAAACGTCTGGGATTTAGAAATACACCCTGTGGTTGAATAAAGGAGTAGTTTGCCTGGACTAAAATACCAAACCTACGGTTATTGTTTGGAACTCCACGGCGGTAAAAGATGGCGCTTGTGTTAACACCCATTAGTATATGTATATTACATAGATAGTATTTTTTACAAAAAGAAAAAAGAAAAAAGAAAAGTACTTAAACTCTTTTTTGTAAAATCTACAAGAATGAACCGAATTATGATTAAAATAGATAACCGAGAAAATGAGTTGCTTAAAAAAATAGAACATGAAAAAAACACAAATGAATTGTTCAAGAATCTTACTGTAGTTATAGAAACTCTCCCTTTAGGAGATATTATTCTATGCAATACAGAAACAAATGAAGAACTAATCATTATAGAACGAAAAACACTAAATGACTTATCCGCCAGTATCAAGGATGGACGATATGAAGAACAGTCCTATCGTTTAAATGGCATAGATCATCCAAACCATAACATTGTTTATTTGATTGAAGGTAGTATTCAAAATACATGCTCCCTGATAAAATATAAATGGGATAAGCAAACTGTATACTCAGCTATAGTCTCTATTGCCTTTTACAAGGGATTTTCAGTTATGCGTAGTATAGACCTAAATGAGACAGCTTACATGATATGTAATATGGCACATAAAATAGAAAAAACAACAAACCGTTCCTTTTATTATTCCAAGCCATCACAATCAATAAACAATAACGATGTAAACCAAGAACCAGAAGTTGACATACAAATACAACAACAACAAACAAAAGCTTATCATGATGTTGTGAAACGAGTGAAAAAGGATAATGTTACCAAAGAAAATATTGGACAAATTATACTATGTCAAATTCCGGGTGTTAGTTCACAATCTGCCTGTGCTATTTTGAATAAATTTAGTAATATACGGAGTCTAATCAAAGAACTAGAAACAAATCCTGAATGTTTAAATGATATTTACCTAACAGATGCTAAGGGAAAACAACGCAAAATAAACAAAACATGTATTCAGAATATAATCAACCTTTTAATCAACCTTTAAGAAAGGTTGAACCAAAAAAATAAAAATAAATAGTGTTACGTAATTTTTTATACACCTTTTCTCATTTAAAACGCCGATTTTATAAATAATTCTTCTTGATTTTTCGTGTCTTTTTATTTGATACATATTTTTCAGGTCTTTCATATGCTCCCTTAAAAATATTTCTATATTTTTCTTTTGGTATTTTTTTAATACTTTTGATATGTTATTTTTTAATTCTATATGAGTTAAACCATCTAATTTTTGTAATTTTGATTTTAGCATACTAAAGTAATTCTCTATTGAGTTGGTAAAATGTTGATATGGAACAGCATATAAAATGTTATTATGTTTATTTACTAATTCTTTTATTTTTTCATTTCTATGGGAACTCGCATTATCCAATATAATTAATTTATTTCTTAATTTACTTGTAATATTCTTTTCTAAAAACTCAATTAATCTATCTGTATTAATACCACCGTTTTCATATAAATCCCATTCTATTACACCTTCTACCGAAATAGCAAATATTCCTGTATATTTTTTGAATACTTCTTGAGATTGCGTTTTTATGATACATCGTTTTCCTTTTTCACTATAACAATGATTTCGTTTTTGTAAAGATTTTATACTTGTTTCATCAATACAAATAATATCTTCTAATTTATATTTTTTAACTTCATCATAAAAATTTTTAATGTTTTTATTTATATCAATATCTTTACCAAAACGCTTTATAGGTTCGTGTCTTATTCGTGTCATTTTCAAAGTGATATTATTATCACGAATAATTCTATGAATATGCGACTTATTCAAATCTAATGTAGGGTATTTATTTTTCAATAAATGTAATAAATCATCTATAGTAATTGTTTTATTTTTCTTAATTTCTTGTAGTAAAAACTCAACATGTTCTTTATGAACTTTGTATGCTTTGGGTATTCTATTATAACCAGTCAATTCACCATCTTTTTTTTATACTTATCAACCCAACGCATTAAACTTCGTGGAGAACATTTGAAAATCTTACAAACTTCTTTCTGTGTTACATCTTCCACTAAATAATATTGAACTGCTGTTAATTTATAATCATCGCTTTTATGCTTCATTTTTATATTTATAACATAATTAATTTTTAAGATTAAAATTATATTTTGAATTTATTATATTATCTAAATAAATATTATCATTTTTATTATTAAAATCCACACCATTACTAACTGATAAAGTATGTAATTCTAAAAAATTAATATTATCATTGTATGTAAATATGTTGTGATTTTGTTCTTTATTTGGTATATGAAAAATAACTAATAGTGTATAATTAGATGTATATTTTGAAAATTTATTATTAAAATCAATGATTTTATTTTTTATATTTTCCTCAATATTATTCATATTAACAAATGTCATAATAAATAACTTATGTTCTTGTTTTTGAAGTAAAGTTTTAAATCTATCAACACATCTTACATAATAATTATAATGGTCTATATTTTTTAACGGATTGTGATGGTTAAACAACATACTATTATTGTATTTTGAATGTCCGCATTTTGATTGACCTATATTAATATAATATGATTTATCTAAAAAAGATTGAAAATTGTCTTCTATACAATGTATAATATTATCACAACTTGAAAAAATCCAATCAAAAGGATAAGAACACAATTTATATTTATTTCGTTTCAATATTTGAGAACTATGGCACAATGAACCTAACGAACAAGTATAATTTATTTCTAACATATATATATAGGTTAATAATAATTTTTTAACCAAAAATTAATCGGCGTTTTAAATGAGAAAAGGTGTAAAAGGTTGAATTTTGGACTCTTCACTTCGCATAGCCTTTTTTAAACGTGGATTTTTGGCTCAACCTTTCTCAAAGGTTGATGGGTTGATTTTTTCCATTCTACAAATTCAGAAAACTTGTCATCTTTCCAATCACCTTCATAAGTAGGTCCTTCTTTTATCGTTAGTCTACCAGTTCCTTGACGTTTACCCTTTACAAAATCTCCTGTATATGTGTCTCCAGTTGGGTATACAATGACACCATCTTTACCGTGGGGAATAGCAGGTCTTGACCCGTATTTTATACTAGGTCCTGCATAGAGTCCTTGTTTGCTTGGTCCATAAGCGTTATCAGTCATCAACCCATTGTCTTGCCATGTAGGAGTGGATGGTTTTTCACGAGTTGGTCTTGGAGGCGTAATAACGTTTGTTCTTTCAAAGGACTCAACATAAGTTCTACCGGACCTACTAAATCTGGAACCATTTGGGTTAACTGTTTGTCTTATAAGCCTTTCTCTTTCAGGCGTAGGCGCACGTCTCGTTTTTCCACGTAATTTCGCAACAAAAGTACCTCCCCTCCTAAGTTTTCTTTTTCTAAAAGTTTTTGACTGTTTGCTACGTTTTTTTGTGTTAGACATATATACTAAATAAAGATATTTATAAAAAATTGATGTTATAGATTGGCATGTATCTTCTAGAAACATATATCTAACAAATAAGATAGAATTGCTAACTGAACCTGATATTTACTCGCCAAATATTTATGATGTTGGTAACTATATTGATAAAATACCATGTTTTGGTAACTTAAACCATGGTATAAGATGTCGTTGTGGAAGCAGAAAAGATAAGGTATACGATACGTATAGTATATTTTCACAGCATATAAAAACAAAAACACACCAAAAATGGCTTCAAGATTTGAATTTGAATAAAGCAAATTATTACATAGAAAATGAAGAATTAAAAACAACTATTAGGCAACAACAAATGGTAATCGCTAAACTAGAAAAAGATTTGCAAAATAAGATCATGGCGATAGACTTTCTTACCCATCAATTGGTTGCAAAAAATAGTCACGAACTTATTGGATTTTGATTAACTATGTCTATCCATATCTTTCTCAAATGTAATTAGAGTAATTACTAAAATTTAATATGTACGATAATTCAATATTGTTAAAATCATACGTATAATAGTTTAAGTTATTAATGTCTAAGTCAGACCAACTATCTAAAACATATAGTGGAATACCTTGTTTTAATAAAATATTTGTAAAGTCGCTTTTAATAACAATTGGTACAACTTTTAAGTACAAACATTCCCATAACCTATGTGTATCTACCCCATTACCTTCTGGACATATACAAAACTCATATGTTTGTAAACGTTTAAGATTATTTATAGGGTCTGTATTATTAATCCAATTTAATTTATTAATTAAACTATTATAACATAATTCTCTCTTAGTAACATTTGTACTGATAGTAAAATTAAAATAAACTTTATTAGATTTTATATACATTTTTTGCAAAAAAGAGTTATCATTGAATAATGATAAATTTCCGTGTGGCCAATGACTGTTAGCAAGCCCTATAGGCAAGAAACCTAACTTTGCATGTTCAAAACAAATGTTTTGTCCATACCATTTCAAAAGCTTTTCACAATTTAAAATATGCATCATTTCCGGCTTATTAATAATATCTACATCAGAATTATGTGTTACCAATATGAACTTATTTTTAAATAGATGTATTTTCTTTGAAAGTATATCTATTATGTCTCCATAACAAAAAACTTTAAAAGGATTATCAAAACTTGTATTTATGTTATCTAAATAAACATGTTTAGAAGTTTCATTTAGAATAAGCGGATTGTAGCTAAAATAATAACTATTGCCCAAAAATATGTCGCATGTTTGCTGTATTTTTTCACCAGTAACTATATTCATTAATATAACATACTACAAAAAATAACAAAGTACAACACATGAAAAGGGTTAATTATGTGTAAGTAGAAAACTTATAAAGGTAAAGATATACCTTCTTCTAAGTTTTTCGCATGTAAATGTAAGTTATTTATTAATATCCATTTTTCACCATTCCATATGTATGGTCGTTTTCTATCTTTTTCATCCGTTTGCCAAATAAACTTATTTTGAGTAGCATCAATATAAGCCCATCGTGATTTTTGGTGTTTTATAATAACACCACCGGTATGAATCGTGTCCATGCCAAATAAATAACAACCCATGGGAGCTGAATCAAAAATAGTATCATTGTAGTTAGAATAATTTAAATATATTTCTAATGGCTTGGATTCATCAATCCAGTATGTTGGTAAAATTTGAACTGTTTCTTTATTTTTAGCATAATATTTATATAAGGCTGTCATTTCTGAAATAAATCCATTATCATATTTTATATGATTTAAACATTCTGTTAATAACCCTGAAAGACTTTCGGGATTTTTAATATACATTATACCTGAAGAATATCTATCATAGTTATCAAACATATAACACAATTCGTTTTTTGAAAACCCGTCAATCCATTTGTTAGGATCTTCATATATTAAATTGTCTAGTTCTAAAAATAAACAGTCTTTAAGATTTTTTTGTTTCATTAAATTTTCTACAAGAAAAAATCTTTCCAATGATCTCATAAATAGATATTTTCTGTCTTGTAAATTATCAACACAACACATCTTATGCCCATACTGGTTATTTACTTCGCAAAACTCTAGTGATTTAACATCTTGATAGTTTACTATGTGTACGTTATACTTTTTAATATAGTCTAAATATATTGAATCAATTTGACTTACAATTAAGTAAATATCTCCTTCAAAAAAACATCTAACTTGATGAACTGTTTCTTTGATATAACTAGGTAAAACGCCTATGAAAGAAAATGCTACAAACATTATATTAATATATAATTCAGATATTATATTTATACAAACGCATGTCTTTTCATCAACAGTTTACACCGTTACTTATATGTAGTATTTTCCTCATTCAAATAGCTTATTTGAATGAGGAAAAGGTGTAAAAGGTAGATCCCAAAATGTAAATAAAAGGAATATTATAATTGTTTATATTTTTATTTTTATTTTTTATTTTGGACTCCGTCTTTTTTTAAAAGGTGGATATAGTATATGAACGAAGATTTAATAAAAATAACTGGCGTACTTTTTTTAGGATTGTTCATTATTTATTTGATAATGAAAACATTTACAATAAAAGAAGGTTTAGAAAACGCGACTGCTCCTTCTAATGGAGAAGCAGGAAACGCTGCAAGTTATGCAGCTGCATTAAAAGCAAAAACAGTACAACTACAAGATTCTTTATTAATATCAAAATACCGTACTGATTATGAAAATGTCATTATTAATATGGACGACTATCTAAGTATGTCTATGTTAAAACTAGTGTTAGACATGGATAACAGCGCAGACGTTATGTCTAATATCGCAACACTAACTGCTATAAATACCTTATCTCAGGCAAAGAAAACATTGAATGAAACAATGGCTTTTATAGACAAACAATAAAAAATAAGTCTAAGCAACTGCTATAGAAACCTCGTTACCTTTATAATAACCACTATCTACAAGTGCTTGGGTATAGTCCGCACCTCCCCAATTGGGATCCATTGCATTATCACTAAACAATAAACTTTCATTAGCTGAATTCATTGCATCCAATGGTGTAGTAGTCCCTACATAATAAGATGATTGGTCAAATGCTGGAACACTATTTGTGTTGTAAGGATAATCGGATTGTGTAGCATCAACTAATTTTGTAGGCAAAGGAACCGGAACGGTGGGAGGAAGTCCTCCTTGTAATTCAGTTACACTAGGTCTCACCTTGTATATGCGTTCACCTTGTGCGTCATACGTATTTTGAAGGTATAAAACAGGACACCGGATTCCAGCTCCACGTTGCCATTCCAAAAATTCTACATATTCTTCTAAATTATTGAATTCAATAGGGTTTACGCCAGGAACCTCTGCAATATTAGAATTGTACAAATAAAATTTTGCTCCTTTTTGAATCAATAAATTAGGGCATCTTAGTTCTCCATTCATGGTTGTTAGTCCTTCCAACATTTTAGGATTGGTATATTTGGTGTAAAAGTAGAGACCTCCTAAAAAAATAGCTACATAAAATAAAATTTTTAAGATATTCTTCATATATTATAGTATAATATAATATACGATAAAAACAACTTTTTCTTACAAGATTTATACGAATACTTATTTTCTCTTGTTAGTATATAATGATATTTATACATTGCAGTTCCAAGACAAATAATATACAAGAAATTGACAAATACATAGAAGAAGGAAAAAATGTGTTTATTCTCCTTTATATGGAAGGATGTGGTCCTTGTATGGCAACGCGTCCTGAATGGGAAAAAATAAAGGATATCCTGGAACAAAAATATAAATATGATAACACCATTGTAGTAGCAGACATTGACAAAAATTTACTTGATTCGTTAAAATACATAGGGGATATTGACGGGTTCCCAACAATCAAATTTATTTCTCAAAAAGGAAAAGTAGTAGAAACGTATGAAAATGCAGCTATTCCTCAAAAAGATAGAAGTGTAAAATCGTTTGTTCACTGGATAGAAAGTAAAATAAGTACGAATCTAATGAAAGGTGGATCTCCGCAGCAACTTGTTAGAAGATTGCACAATAATTACGGCACTACTATCAAAAACAAAAGTAACCGAATAAAATCAAAAAAAAACAAATCTAACAATAAATCCAAAAAACGCAGAAAGTGGTCATTGAAATACAAACGAAGTATCAATTGTAATCGTCCTAAAGGGTTTTCTCAAAAACAGTACTGTAGAAGACAGCGGAAACTAAGATAAATGAAATCAAATGACAAATGTTTGTTTTATTCGTCCATCAACATTAATGCCATTGCTGCATAGTTGTGCAGGTCTATCAATGTATCTCTAATTCCTTCATCTTTTATCAAATTAACACCATTTTTAGTTATAGAGATGGAGCGCTGTAACTTGTCTTGTATTCTCATTAGTACTCCGATAACACCATATTTGGCAAATGCATCACCATAATCGGCGTTTTTTTTAGTGAATAAGTCCAATGCTTGGTGTTGAATTTGTTTCATCTGTTCCACTCTATTCATCTGTTATAAATAATACAAAATGCTTATGTTTATATTATTTTATTTTATTTTATACCTTAAATTATTGTGTTTACTCATGACTATCTATTTTGTAATATTTAACAATGTTTTTCTTCTTTAAATAGTCAAACGCATCTTCTAAATACTTTTTCATAGCATCGCGATTTTTCTTGGGTCCTGAAAAGACATTTAGTTTCGTGTATTTAGAATCTTTGTTTACATCAGCTTTTTTCTTGAGCGACCAATCGGATGGCAACCCTTTGTACGTCCACTTTTTACCTTTAACAGATCCATAAGTGTAATACACGTATAACTTACGCACGGATTCTTCTTTCTTTTGTTGGTTACGTTTTCTAGTTTGGTTATGTTTTACGTGTAATCCTTGCATGGGAGAGGAAGAGGAAGAGGAAGCATGTTTTTTACGGCGTCTTTTTGTAGCAGGCGCTGAGGATGCAGATGAAGATGAAGCCACAGATGAAGACGCAGATGAAGACGATGCGCGTCTTGAACTAGAAGAACGTGACTTATGTTTCTTTTTGGTTACACCATCATACAATAAGTAAACTCCACCAATAGCAAGTGCTGGTAAAATTAATCCACTCATTATTATATATAAAACATATATAATAATTTATGAAATGCTAAAATACAAATGGTACTAAGAAAAAGATGGAATATAAAACTATAAGAATAATATTAAAAAATTGAATTTAAAATAAATACAAGATATATCTCAAATACAAAATACAAAATGGAACGAGTTTTCCGTCTTTTTGATTTTAATGTCTACAATGACAAAGGGAATGAACATAGTGATGAAGATGAAGGTCCACATAAAGATACCAACTCTTTTATGATTCAAATGTTTGGTATCAACGACCAAGGCGTAAGTGTATCTATTGTAGTGGAAGATTACAAACCATTCTTCTACGTAAAAGTAGATGATACATGGAACAAAAGTCTTAAGATGTCCTTTTTAAATCATTTGAAGTCAAAAATAGGCAAATACTACCAAGATTCTATTGTAGAATGCAAACTAATTGAGCGTAAGAAATTATACGGATTTGATGGAGGAAGGTTACATAAGTTTATTTTATTAAAGTTTTCCAATATAAATGCATTCAATAAAACGAAAAATTTTTGGTATACGAATGAAACAAATGATGATGGGGAAAATGAACGCAAACTAATACCCCGTGGTTACAAATTCGGAGAAACCTATACAGAGTTATACGAAGCAAATATTCCACCGTTACTTCGTTTCTTTCATATTCAAGAAATCAGTCCTTCTGGTTGGGTTGCTTTACCAAATACAAAAACCATTGAGCTTACTGGAGTAAATAAAACAACCTCATGTGCTAGAGAATTTATTATTAACTACAAACACATTATACCTTTGAATGACAAGGAACAAAGAGTTCCTTATAAGATAATGAGTTTTGATATTGAGGCAAGTAGTAGTCATGGTGATTTCCCAGTACCAGTAAAATCATATAAGAAACTGGCTACGAATATTGCAGATCATTTTGATAAATTGACTATAAACAATCTTACACCTGAGTCATGCAAAGATATACTGCGACAAATTACCCAATCTGCGTTTGGATTTCATCCCATGAACGATATTGACTTAGTATATCCAAAAGAAAAAATTACATCTTTGAAAGAACTGGAGGAAAGATTACAAAAATGGTTCAAAACGAAAGTTCGTGATTATACTAGTAACAGTTACAATGAACATTCCATTGAAGCTATGTTTGAAAACATTCAAAAAGAATTTGCGAAAAAAAATGAAAGTGAGGAAAATGGAGATGGAGATGAAGACGAAGATTCTGACAACGAAAATGGAGAAGGGATAAATGAAAATGTAAAAGAAAATTCTGGTTACAAGCCGATTCATCAAGCGGCTCGTTCAGACCCTTACAAAAATAAACAATCTACGATTCTAGATATCATGTGTGATCCAAAATTAGATCGCCAGGGAAAAATCAATGAACTCATTATGTCTTTACGTTCTTGTTTTCCTCCGTTAGAAGGAGACAAAGTAACTTTTATCGGCTCTACCTTTTTGACATATGGTGAAACAGATCCGTATTTAAATCATTGTATTGTTTTAGATACGTGTGACGCAATGTCAGTGCAAGCGTCTCAAATTGAAACTTATTCCACTGAAAAAGATGTTTTGCTAGCTTGGAGAAATTTAGTACAGCGCGAAAATCCAGATATTATTATTGGATACAATATATTTAGTTTTGATTATGAATTCATGTTTCGTAGATCCCAAGAATGTGACTGCATGGAAGAGTTTTTGAAGTTATCCAGAAACAAAGATGAAATTTGTGCAACCAAAAATTACAAAACAGGATTGTATGAAATTGACAAAAGTAGTATTACTTTAGCTAGTGGAACCTATGACTTGTCTATCATTAAAATGACCGGACGAATGCAGATTGATATGTACAATTGGTTTCGTCGTACGGAAAATTTGTCATCTTACAAATTGGATTATGTGGGCGGATATTTTATTGGAGATGAAGTCAAGAGTCTAGACCTTTTGGAAAATTCTGAGAAACTTCTTGTAACAAAAGTTAAAACGACCAACTTAACGGGGTTGCAACAACAAAGCTATATTCACTTTGAAGAAATCAATCATTCTAGCGACTATTACAAAGACGGACAAAAATTTAAGGTACTTGAAGTAAACAAAGCAGAAAAATGGTTTACGATTCTAGGACATGAAACGCCAAAAGCAAAAAAAGTAAAGTGGGGGTTAGCAAAAGACGATGTTACTCCAAAAGATATTTTCCGCATGACGAACGAAGGTCCTTCTTCTAGATCAGTTATTGCCAAATACTGTATTCAGGATTGCAACTTAGTTCATTATTTAATGAACAAAGTAGACGTGATGACGGATTTAATTGAAATGTCTAAATTATGCAGCGTCCCTATGAGTTTTCTTGTGTTTCGTGGTCAAGGTATTAAACTTACTAGTTACGTGGCAAAAAAATGCCGGGAAAAACGTACTTTAATGCCAGTTATCAACAAAGGATCTAAAGATGATGGGTATGAAGGTGCGATTGTTTTGGAACCGAAATGCGGGCTCTACTTGGATAAACCAATTGCGGTAGGAGACTTTGCATCTCTGTATCCTTCTTCCATGTTGTCGGAAAATTTATGTCCAAGTAGCAAAGTATGGACAAAAATATACGATTTGAGAAATCAACTTGTAGAAGAAACAGGCGAAAGAGATTTAAGTGGATCGTATATTTACGATAATTTGCCGGAGTACGAATATGTGGATATTACCTTTGATACCTTTCGGTATGTAAGAAAAAATCCAAAGGCGAGGGCAGAAAAAATAAAATCAGGATACAAAGTGTGCCGGTTTGCTCAATTCAAAGAGGGAAGAGCGATTATGCCTTCCATTTTAGAAGAATTGTTGGGAGCTAGAAAGTCAACTCGTAAACAGATTCCCTTACAAAAGGATGAATTCATGAAGAATGTGCTTGATAAACGACAAATTGCTTACAAACTGACTGCAAATTCTCTTTACGGTCAGCTTGGAGCCAAAACAAGTACGTTTTATGAACCGGATATTGCAGCATCTACTACATCAACAGGTAGATTATTACTTACGTATGCGAAAAAGGTTGTGGAAGAATGTTACAAAGATACCGTCGTAGAAACGAAAATAGGACCTGTGGTAACGAAATCAGAATACATTTATGGCGATACAGACAGTGTCTTCTTTACATTTAATTTACAAAACAAAGATACGTTTGAGCCTATTGTTGGTACCATTGCTTTGGAATTATCTATTGAAATTGCTCAAGAGGCATGTCATATGGTATCTAGTTTCTTGAAAGCTCCGCATGATTTTGAATACGAGAAGACGTTTATGCCATTTTGTTTGTTATCTAAGAAACGATATGTAGGCATTTTGTACGAACATGATCCGTCAAAGGGAAAACGCAAAGAAATGGGAATCGTTTTGAAACGAAGAGACAATGCACCTATTGTAAAAGATGTTTATGGAGGTATCATAGATATTTTGATGAAGGAACAAAATATTCAAAAAGCAATTGATTTCTTGAAAGGATGTTTGCAAGAACTAGTGGATGGTACAGTACCAATAGAAAAACTCATCATAACCAAATCATTGCGTTCATTTTATAAAAAACCACAACAAATTGCACACAAAGTGTTGGCTGACAGAATTGCGACAAGAGATCCAGGAAATAAACCTACTTCAGGAGACAGAATACCTTTTGTTTATATTGTAAACAACAACAAGAAGGCATTACAGGGCGAAAAAATAGAGACCCCTACATACATCAAAGAAAACCATATTCAAATAGATTATTCCTTTTACATAACGAATCAAATCATGAAGCCATTATTACAGCTTTTTGGATTAGTGATAGAGGACATATGGAAAATGCAGAATAAGACATCTAAAATTATTAAATTTAGACGAGAAATAGAGACAGTTAAACATACGATAGAAGATCCCAAAAAAGCAGAAGAAAAAATTACCAAATTAAAAGACAAAGAAGTAAAGGCTTTGTTATTTGACAAGTATTTACGCGACACGAATAATAGTAAAGAAGGAAATCAAAGTTTAATCAAGTTCTTTCGTAAATAAAAATTGAACTTACGTTCATTCCATTACAAGTTATTACTATGATACAACAAATGGGTACTAATAATTCACGGATTACTCCTTCTACCAAAACTGATGCTAATACTAGTACTAATACTACACGATTTAGTATTGGTATAATTGATCTACAAAATGACTTTTGTAAAGGAGGCAAACTAGCTGTACCTGAAGCAGAAGAGACGATTGCTTCTATCAATAAACTACGTTTTATTTATAATGAGGTTAGAACCTTTATATCTCAAGATTGGTATGATGACTATCACATGTCATTTGCTCAAACGCATAACAAAACACCATTTACCGGTCCCGAAAAATTAACTCTTGTAATGGAAGACAACTCTGTCATTACTGTAGACCAAATGATGCTGCCAAGACATTGTGTTGAAAATACAATTGGATCGTACCTGCACAATGATTTGATAGTTACAAACAGTGATATAATAATCAAAAAAGGTACAAAGAAAAATGTGAAAAGTTATAGTGCATTTGGGGATGCGTTTCAAGGAAAGTACGAACGAACTAAACTAAATTTCGTGCTAAGGTCTCTAAGAGTAACTGACATTATATTGACTGGTATTGCATCTGACTATTGCGTATACAATACTGCTTTAGACGCAATTCGCCTTAATTATAAAGTACATTTAATTTTATCATGTACGAGGGGTGTTTCGAAAGATACAACTGACGCAGCTTTCAAGGATCTGAAATCCAAAGGAGTATTCTTTTATAAAACAGTGGATGAATTTTATCAAAGCAATAAATTAATCAATTAGTAGTAAAACAAAAATATGAAAATTAAATGGAATAAGTTAAACATATACATAAGAAATACTGTAGTATATATATCCATGTTTTTTTTTCGTTTAAAAAAATGGGTAGAACTATATAGATGGGTACTAAGTGATGATCGTACGCAGTTGATAGATAAATTGAATTGGTCAGTATTATCTGCAAACCCAAAAGCAATTCATATGTTATTAAAAAACAAAGATAAAATAGACCTGCAAGCATTTTCAAGAAATCCAAATGTTATAGACTTTTTAGAATTACCAGAAAATATACATTTGATTGATTGGGATGAACTATGTAGAAATACACATCCAAAAGCTATAGAATTAATACAACAAAACATAGCTAGGGCGAATTGGACATGTTTATCTAGCAATCCACTAGCTTTAGATTTGTTAGAACAAAACAAACAAAGAATTAATTGGAGTCAACTTTCTATCAATACCAATCCAAGAGCAATGAAACTACTTGAATCAAATTTGGAACAAGTCAGTTGGTACAATTTATCCAAAAATCCAGCGGCAATCTATTTATTAGAACAGAACCAAGACAAGATATTTTGGCAACAAATAGCAAAAAATACTAATCCATTAGCAATAAAACTAATCAAAGAAAACCTAGATAAGGTCGGATGGTATTGGCTATCTTCCAACCCAGAAGCGATAGATTTGTTGGAAGAGAACACAGAAAAAATCAATTGGGATCAACTTTCTAACAATCCATGCGAAAGAGCAATGAAACTCATTGAATTAAATTTGGAAAAAGCCAACTGGGGTTACTTATCTAGTAACCCTTGCGCAGTTTATTTGTTAGAACAACATAAGGATAAAATAAACTGGTATTGGATTTCTGGAAACCCAAATATCTTTGAATACGACTATGATTTACTAAATCAATATCGTGTAAAATACCTAAACCACGGATGTTACACAACTACAAATACTTCCTATAGAATTTAACAAAGGAAACAGAGGCTGTACTTTTATAAATGTCTATTTAGAATTTATAAAAATAATATTATACCATGTCAATCATTATGTTTTATTTCTAGGACTTCTTCTAGGACTGAACCCGCGTGCATTTTCCCAACCATCAATAATTCCTTCTGATTCCAAACGATAGATGATTGAGTCCACGGTTCGTAAATGTTTTAAAGCAATCTGTTGTACATTTAATTCTAACAATTCATATTCTCTTTCCAGTTGCAATAATTCGTTAGTATTCCAACGTTTTCCATTTCTGTTTGTTGTTTCTAAAACCATAATAGTATAACCTTATATAATACATTTTCTTTATATTCATTATAATAGTATTTTTAATTCCTGGAGTCACGATACAGTGGTATGTATGTTTCAAATAGAAATGTATTGTTAGATGCATCATACAAAATTCTACTTCCATCTGCACTTGTTTCAGAAACTGTACTTCTAGTTCTATCTATGTCTACATCAGTTTCTGCGTTCTCACCATATAAACTATGAATTAACTGATCTGTAATGCGTGTAATTAGTTCAGATGTAAAGGTTGTGTTTCTTCCACTTACACTAAGAGGATCACTTGTTTGTCGGGTCGTAGAGGAACTACTATCAGCTTCTACAGAAGAGTTAGCAGGAGACGCATTTTCCTGAGGTATAGTACGGATATCATGACGACAAACGGGACATCTAACATTCGTTTCAAACCATATGTTCAATTCATTTGTGTTAAACAAGTGACCACAATAGTTTAGCTGAGTGACGTAACTATCTTCCGTAAACCTCTCCAAACTAATAGGACAAGAATCATTCAATGGGTCTTCAACATCTCTATATCTTACAACTGTTGACGCTCTTCTAATTTCATCCATAGTTGGAAAAACCGGAACGTTGGAAAAAAAAGAAGACATTAAGTTTGTCCAAAGAGCATCCCGTTGATTCAAAATGCTGGTATTGTCATTACCTTGTCTAGACGTTCGGTTTAATGAAATCGGCTCAAATAAATATGGATTGGATGCAGCATGTCGGGTTCTAGATGTATTTCTATTTCTAACAAAAGAAGTATGGTTGTTATTATTATTACGATAATCTGCAAAGTAAATACGATTAATATTTTCATTAATACGATCTAATGACCGTTGTAATTGGCTAATTCTATAGCATGTATCATTGTATTGTTGTGTATAAAACTCCAACATTATTACATCATTGTAGGATAAATTACGGTTATTAAACGATTGATTTCTATAAAAAGACATTTACTTATATAATATCAATATAATTATAATTCTACGAAATGTGTTTAAACATATTTTGTAGAATTATAATTATATCATGAATTTCAAAATATATAAAGATAAAGGGCTAACCGGTTTAAGCAATCTAGGAAATACTTGTTTCATTAATTCTTGTCTACAGGTATTATCCCATACGTATGAATTAAATGATTTTTTAAACAATGGAACATACAAACAACGTTTAAATAAAAAATATGATACTGCTTTATTACTAGAATGGGATGACTTAAGAAAAATGATGTGGAGTGAAAATTGTGTAATATCTCCCATGAAATTTATTACCACAATTCATAAGTTAGCTCAACTCAAAGGACAAGAGTTATTTACTGTGTTTAGTCAAAATGATTTACCCGAGTTTTTAATATTTGTTATAGACTGTTTTCATAATGCCTTATCTAGAAAAGTAGAGATGACTATTAGTGGAAATGAAATTAACGAAACGGACAAAATTGCAAAATTATGTTTTGAAACAATCAAACAGATGTATTCAACCGACTACTCGGAAATATGGAACATGTTTTATGGTATTCATATTTCTCAACTGATGTCTATGGAAAACCAGCAAGTAATAAGTTTACGTCCAGAACCCTATTTTATTATTAGTTTACCTATTCCTTCTGAAAACAAGTCACCCTCTTTACTGGATTGTTTTGACTTGTACGTAAAAGGAGAAATATTAGAGGGTGATAATGCAGTATTAAATGAAACCACCAACAAAAAAGAGGTTACACAGAAAAACATTACATTTTGGAGTTTTCCAAATATTCTTGTAGTAGATATTAAGCGATTTGACTATCGCAACAAAAAGAATCAAATGTTAATCACATTTCCTTTAGAAAACCTAGATCTATCCAAATATGTGTGTGGATACAATTCAAGCTCATACGTCTATGATTTGTATGGGGTTTGTAACCACAGTGGAAATGTTTTAGGAGGACACTATACTGCTTTTGTAAAAAATTCAAACGGGAAATGGTATCATTTTAATGACACGCTGGTTAATGAAGTAATGCAGACGAACGATATAATTACACCCAAGGCATATTGCTTTTTTTATAGAAAAAAAACAATCCAATACTAATATATGGACGCAACTAGTAATTCAACAAATAACTTACTTAACGGATCAATCAATCCTGAAATAACAGAAATATATGACTATGTAAATAATATTTTGATAAATCCTAGTGTCGTTATTATTTTAATAGCTGTACTAGTTGTATATTTAGTATTATTTATGTCTTTAGGAAATTCTAATAATGACTCAATGTCTACATCAGAGACGGATTCCCCAGGTTTACTTATTACTATAATAGTAGTCGCAGTATTTATAGTTTTAGCTATAATTAATGGTTTCCAGTACTTTTTTGGAATAGATGTAATTGCAAGTGTATCTAATTTATTTTCTAACAAACCTGAAATAGATCTGTCTGTCGTGGTTCCTCCGCCCAGTCCAGTTCCTGAAATAAAACTGAAAAAACAAGTATTTAATATACCTGGTAATAACTATGTATATCCAGATGCAAAAGCATTGTGCACTGCTTATGGTGCAAGACTAGCTAGTTACAAAGAAATAGAAGATGCATATAACGATGGTGCAGAATGGTGCAACTACGGATGGTCTGATGGTCAGATGGCGTTATTTCCAACTCAACAAAAAACTTACGATAATCTACAAAAAATAGAAGGTCATGAAAACGACTGCGGAAGACCTGGAGTAAATGGCGGTTACATGGCGAATCCATCCTTACGGTTTGGCGTAAACTGTTATGGATATAAACCACAAATGACATCGCAAGAAGAAGAACTGATGGAAAGTAGTCCGCAGTATCCTAAAACAGTGAAAGATCTTGTTATGGAACAGCGGGTAAATTATTGGAAAAATAGATTAACAGAAATATTAGTATCACCATTTAATTCTCAAAGTTGGAGTAAAATATAAATATAAGAAACCTGTATAATTGCGTTATTTACATGAAATATTACATGTAAACAACTTGTATTTATGTGTGTCAATTTTACACCTTTGAACATTTCAAATGCCGTTTTTCAATAAGCCACAGAATCACTTATTTTTGGGCTTATATTATTCAGCAGTTTACTTGCCAGTTAAAAGTGTAAATAGAATAGTAAAGAATTTCACCTTAAGATAATCCAACTTCGTATCTGCTTAGTTAAGAATTTACATGCGGAGGACGAAATAAGTAAAAAACGTAATATGCTTTGGTTGACTTCAGGTGTAACATCTTACTGCTAAACAGTCATACTGGTTAGAGAACAACCTCATTTACTATCATTATTGTCTGTTTAATAACATGGTAACGTCTTTGTTACTATTTTATAAATAATTATGTTTATAAAAATAGGCGTTTGAAATGTTCAAAGGTATAATACTGACTACTACTTATTAAAAGTTACGACATATCTTAAATTATGAGCACCTTTAATTACTTCAAACGCGCCATTCATTGTTGAGTATAACCCAGTAGAGCCGTAAACACATCCTTCTACAATAATATCACCTTTCTTACCATTATTTGGTTTATACGAATATTGCATTACATAAGTTCCATATTTGTTTATAAACATTAACTCTTCTGCATTCATCTTAAGAAGTTCTGACTCAACAGTACTCTTGAAATATTTAGGAGGTGTATCGTCTTTATTATGGTGTTTTACTCTGAGTTTACCTTTAGATTCATAGTTAGTTACATAACCCGAACTTTCAGTGCGGACAGTTGTATCAGGTATTAATGGAACTGAGTCTATAAAAGGTACTTTATATGTTTCTATAAATGTGTGGCTGCACCCACAGTCATTGCATCCACAGTCATTGCATCCACAATCACCGCATCCACAATCGCTGCATCCACAATCACTCTTGTGGTCATTACACGAACAGTCAGGCTGATTACACATTATAAATAAAACATATATATTATTTTTTACAAAAAAAATAAATATTATATTAGATATAATATACCAATCAGTAACTTATTTTGTGTATAACTTTAATGCAGTGCAATATCAAAAAAGTAAACAAAAACATGTTTATTACAAACATTACTTTTGATATTAAAAACCGATGTTTACTTTTAACTAAATCATTTTTATAATGAAATTGGGATAATATACTAGTAAGGATGCTGTATCTGTATACTGTATTGTTACTACTGCAAATAACATCATCCTGATAAAATCGTGTTCTGCAAATAGGACAAGTTTTGTTTTTGTGAACCCATGTTTCAATACAAGATACATGAAAATACCCATTACAACTACACATTCTACATTTATTGTATATAGAATGAAAATTAACAACCATTGTATCTGAATCCCAACAAATTAAACAACTATCATCGTTATCATTATATGGATCAAAAAGAGAATAATACATTTACTATAGTTATGTATTTTTATTTTTATTTTTACGAGATAGATTAGACCGTAATTCTTTAGTAAACCCTATTTTTCTTGTTTTTTGTTTTTTAGGTTTTTGTAACTCTACTAATGCAAACAATTGATCATGTATATCATCCGACAAAACATCATGATTACACACTTCATCATAGTTATGTTCATTAAAGCTCGGTTTATGATGAATATATAAAAGGCCTGCAGGTACAGCTAAATTTTCAAACAAATTAGATACTTGCTCTTTACGACCGCCTGTAATAGGGGTGTTAAAAGTGGTTATCGGAGCAATCCCTTGTTTTAATAGTATAGAGTCAATAGAATATCCACCACTCATAATCTGATCATTTTCTTTATAAAAAACTAAATCCTCTCCTGTAAAGTAACTCATATACATTATTGAAATATAAATTATTTATCATCTAATCGCTTTATCTCAAACATTGTTTTTACATCTCTTTTAGATTTAATGTAATCAACTATCTTTGAAACTTGATCTTCATTCTTAATTATATTTTTCAAACAAGCGTCTAAATACTTGATAGTAATTGGTTGATACACATTACTTGTTGTAAATTTTATCTTTTCTGTTCCCATTTTAAAAGTATCCAGTTTCTTTTCTCTTGCATAATATAAAATTTGTTGCGACAACTTACTTTTTCTTTCGCGTATCTGTTTAATTTTGTCGTTCAACAATTGAACTTCATTATCCATAAGGATCCATTGTTGTAATTGTTGTTCAAAGTTCATCCTGAATATAGCAAATAAAAAAAGAATTCAGTCTTTACTCATGTGTTTACCTATTGATGATGATTTATATTTTAGAATTAAATACAATTATCAAAAATAATATTATATTTTATAAATAAATGGAGCTAATAACAAATCTAGATAAAGATAAACATACAAATGAAAATAAATATGAAAATGAACATGAAAATGAATACAAAAGCAAAGACAAGTTACTACAAAATGAAGTGAGCATACAAATAGAAGACTTGTTATACTCTAATAAAAGAATCACCAAAGAATATCATTGTCTTCTTAACATACATAGTAAAATTCAAGTATTATACAACTATAAGTTACAAATTACCTCATTTATAGTCTATTCAGTCATAGAAAATGTGCCTGAATATAAATTTACTATGAATGAAAACTATCCGTTTGTTCCGCCAAAAATTTATTATAAGAATAAATCATTTTATACGTTTATTCAAATGCCTACACAAAGGTTTCAAAATACATTAAAACAACTTACCAACAAAGATTGTTTATGTTGTGATTCATTTTGTTGTATGACCAAATGGTCTCCAGAAATTACAATGACGCATATCATTAAAGAAATAAATAATATTAGAAAGTTAAAAAAGAATATTATTCTAAAGATACTTATACAACAAATTACAAGTAAATATCTTATTGATGATGTAGATATTTCTGCTTACGTGTTCTAATAAACTTACTTTCGTCGTCGGCTTAATTTACGGCTCTTTCTGGAACATCTCTTTTTTGAAAATCTATTCTGAATGCCTAATAGTGCAAAAGGAACAACCGCTCTGCTTGCAACTTCTGCCCAGTTTCCGCCTTTTCTAGAACGACTTTTTTTACTACGCTTCGGTTTACGTTTACCAGCACTTTGTATCAACGTTAAGTCTGTTTTACTAGGCGCATAAGTTGTATTTCCAAAATTAGGGTTTCCTACGGGTTCAATATTGTTACTTTGCTGACTCACTGCATTGTCTCCAGGTTGTAAGGTTAATGCATTTTGAAATTGTGTCCATCCATTTCCTACAGTGTTGTATACGTATCCCCATCCAGAAGGAGAGTTACCTCCTCTCTGTTTTCGTGTTTTATGTTTAGTCATTATATATTTAAACAAGAAAAAATTATAATATATTTGCTTTCATTGTTTTATTACGCAACAATGATATTAATAAAAGTAATATTGCTAAAATCAAAATAAAAATAAGAAATACTAAAAAAATAATGGTGTATATATAAGGATATATTTCATAGAGAATAAGGTCGGTTACTGGAGAAAATAATTCTTTTATTTCATTTCGCACATCATCTGTTTTTAAAATGTCTAAACATTGTTTGATAAGAGAGTCTTTCATAATTATAATTAGAAGAATAGTTATAATTAGGAAACAAAATTTTAATCTCTTTTTTGCGTGTTATTAATATTTAATTTTTCTCTAATTCCAATAAGTAATGGAACATATTATTGAGCCAAGCATTGACTTTGATTTTTCAAAACTATTACTAGCATCTCCCAGTTCTTTGAATGGCGGTGCTTATTTCACAAGATTTTTTTTAAACAATAAACCACTTTATATCCAAACACCAAAATCTCTTACGAAACAAGGTTTTGTAAAAAGCGGTAAAAAAATTTATGCGGATTTGCTGTTTGATCATAATGATACTATGTTAATTCAATGGTTAGAAAATTTAGAAACAAAGTGTCAGCAGCTTATTTATGAAAAAGGAACACAATGGTTTGAGTCCGCTCTAGAACAATCTGATATTGAAAGCGCCTTTACATCTCCTATTAAATTATTTAAGTCAGGTAAATTTTATTTGTTGAGAGTAAACGTAAAACCTAACATAAAAATATATAACGAACGTGATGAGGTTATGGCAGTAGATGATGTAACGCCTGACATGAACATAATATCTATTTTAGAAATACAAGGTATCAAATTTACATCAAGGAATTTTCAAATAGAAATAGAACTTAAGCAATCTATGGTTGTAAGTCCAGATCCATTTTTAGACGAATGTTTTATTAAGAAACCAATTACACGCAACACCTCTATAAAACAGAGTACTCCAGAGACAAAGTCTGAGCCATTACCTGTAGAAACAAGTCAACCACAAAATACTAGAGATGAATATAAAGCCAATAGTAACCAAAATACTACTAATGTAGATCTACCTCAAACTAATGTAGCCCCTAGTAGTAATTTAGAAACTACTCATAACGTGTTGAATAATGAAGAATTAATGGAAATAGATATTAATGATATTGAAAATAACACAGAAACGATGTCACTAAAAAAACCTAATGAAGTATATTATGAAATATATAAAGCAGCACGTGAAAAAGCTAAACAAATAAAACAAGAAGCTATTCTAGCTTTTTTAGAAGCAAAAAACATTAAGAAAACATACATGTTAGAAGACATGGATGATAGTGCAGGTGAATCTGACTTTGAAAATTATTCTGAAGTATCTGATATGGATTTTTAATTTCATTCAATCTTGTACAAAAGAATACAAAAGTTTAGAACAATTCATATTCTTTTAATTAGTATTTGTAAAAATATTTTATCATTAAATTTATATAATGAGTGGTTCTTTAAAAAAACTCTGGAATGATTATGGAATTGGTGCAATTGTAGTATTTATACTCCTAATGTATGTTTTAGCAATGCTTTACAAATACTTTTCAAAAAAAGGCAGTTATGGTACCGAACGAATGAGTCAAAATGGAAATTCTGCTTATGGCGGAAAGAATAACTCTCAATCAAGACAACCTAACCGTGCCGTCCAACCTTCTGAACCTTTAGGTCAAAATGAGGTTTTTGCTTCGGTAAATGGCGGACAGGCAACAGGACAAGGTATACCCACTTCTTGTAACAAGCCAAATATTCAAAACCCCGCGGATCTTTTACCTAATGACAAAAATAGTCAATGGGCACAGCTCAATCCCGTTGGAAAGGGAGACTTAGCAAACATTAATCTCTTGAAAGCCGGATACCATATTGGTATTGATACGGTTGGTCAGACTTTAAGAAACGCAAATCTTCAGATTCGTTCCGAACCTCCTAACCCACAAATCAATGTTGGACCCTGGAATTTAAGTACTATCACTCCAGATTTTATGAGACCACCGCTAGAGCTTGGACAGGGCACTCAGTAACATTTTTTAATATACTACCAGATTTTCAGACGATGTTTTACCTCAAAATATGTATATTCATTACTTTACACATATAAATATTTTGAACTTTATCATTATAAACTCTTTTATTAGTTATTTTATTATGAGTTGTATATACATTTTTTGCTTTACTTTTTATAACAGTAAATATATATGTTTAACTATAAGAAAGGCATTTTCTTCTACATAATATTGGGGTTTATACTATTTATTTGTTTAAAAATTTATTATGAATCAGATGCATTCAATTTAAAATGTATTATATCTAATGTAGATGGTAATACTTACTGTGTAAGAGAAAGAGCCAAACTTGAATTAGCGTCGGATTTGTTAGCCCGTGTTACCAAAAAATGCAAGGATTTAGTAGATTATGTAGCAAAAAAATATCCAAACGATGAAGATGTGATGCGACTGAAACAAAATTTTAATCCCAAAACTATTAGCGAAACATTACCTACAAGTGAACATACCGCATATAGCGAAAACAAAGGAGAAAAAATTGCGTTTTGTTTGAATACAACAAAAGAGGGGAACAAATTAATTGACTTAAGCACCTTAACGTTTGTAGCCATTCACGAGTTGTCTCATGTCATGACAAAATCCGAAGGTCATAAACAGGTTTTTTGGCAAAATTTTAAGTTTTTGTTGGAAAATGCGAAAGAAGCTAACATTTATCAACCAGTAGATTACAAAAAAGAACCCAAAGAATATTGCGGAATGAAAATAACCGATAGTCCTTATTATGACCTGAAATAGAGTAATACCTGATAAAGATAAAAGTAAAACTCACAAATAAATATATAAAAACTTAAATAATAACATATTATTATATATGTCATCATTTCCAATATTCAAAGTTAACTATTTAATAGGTAAAAACAATATAAACAAAATACTCGTGTTCTATGGGCTAAGTTTAGAAGTACCTAATCCTAATGATTTATTTAAAACAGATCCAACCAATGAATTATTTAAGACCATTTTTTATGAAGATGAACTAACAAATATTCAAACAAAAAACATAGAGGTAATTTTTGTAAAGGATAGTATTCATATAGACGATAGCATCGGTACTATAAAACTTAAAATAAGCAATGCATTTACGCAGCCAGTTTCTGTTTCTCAAGAAGAAATTTATGTATATTGCTTAAAACACGTTCAACTAAACCCAATTACTGTTTATCAATCTTTAACGTTGAATGATAAAATACCAATTACGCGCGTTCGGTTAGATCAGTTATTGTTAAATATAAGAAATGAAAATGGTAGTGTGGTGGATTTTGGAGTACCAGATAAAGACAAATATACTTTTGACGATATCTTGAAATTAGATTTACCCAATCGCAACCTGTACTTAGCTAAAATACTTGGTCAAAAAATAATTATGGGTACCAACGAATATCCTTTAGTAGCTGATCCTTTTTACATTGAAAAATACGATGTTTTGTTAGAACGTTCTCGTAAAGAAATGTCTACTATGAATAATTCTCTTCTTCTAGACACAGGTATAGTATATCGCAATAATATTTATTTATGTTTGGCACAAGATGTCTTTGAATATTGTGAACAAGGTAATATCTCCAGCGAACAAACCTCTAAGTTGTATTATCCTTTTTTGTACAAACTAGATATAAATGATTTGGATGGGTTGGAGACAAACAAACAAACATTGATTTCTGATACCGCAAATCAAGTTACGAACTCATTATTGAACGTTGAAAACATAAACATGTTTTATGATGTCTATAAATACAAACAGCAAACAGAACTTTTCGCTTTAAACGCAAAAAAAACAGGCATCAAAAATATAAAAATCATTATGCATCCAGAGTATACAGTAAAAATTCCAATAGATGTTATTTTTAAGTTGATTCATGCGTCAAAGGAAAACGCTCTCATTAAATACAATCCAGCTACACGACAAGAAAACATATATAGAGTATATGCAAATAAACTCAGCACTGATGGACGAAAAATACCTTATTTGCCAAAAGCAGTTATTTTTAAACTAATAAAAAACATTGGAAAAACTAAAACAGTTTCTGTGTATGTTCAAGTTTCATATGAAAACACATTGTATACCTTTGTATGTGAGTTTGAAGAAAATGGATACATTAGTATTTATTCTTTTGGAGACTTTGAAAATGTTATTGTAATTAACAACAACGATTTTACTGTAATAGATCGTATTATTGCCTTAACAATAAATCCAATCATTGACCAAATAAAAAGTTTTTTTGAACAAAGTGGATACAATATGATTTATTTTAACTCTATTAATGATGATAATGTTCAGATTCAAGAAATACAGTATCAAACAGTGTATCATATTACGAAATCCTTAGATTTGTATAACAATATTGGATGTATTAGTAGTGTTTTTAATATGGAAACACCAAATATACAAACAGGAATAGAAATGAGATACAAACGGGTATCCAATTTTAACAAACACGATAGTCAAGAAGCATTTGTTATTGAAAAACAAAAACAGCGCCTATCTAATGATGAAATTGCAGAACAGTTAGTAGAAAATTACGAAGACATTACGATAGATCAGGCTTATGAAATTATAGATAAATTAATTAATGAACTGCAAGTTACTCGTGGAACCAATAAGAAACGAGCGATTGAAATAAAAGTAAATCCTGGTTTCAAAACGACACTTCAGTTGCAAGGTATTACTAGCGAAGTATTTATTACAGTAAACAACATAAATGATATATATTATTTGTATACTATTCCAATATATTTAGATACCATGATCCGAATTACCCAGGATATTAGTAGCACCCAGTACAACATACAAAACATACGTAGGCTATGTTCTGGAAAAGAAATACAAGATGTTGCGTTCAATGAAATAACAGCTACAGCTGAAGAAGCATTCCCAGATAATGAAATAGCCATTATTGAAGACGGCGACACCATTGTTTATCCTGAATTATCCTATGAAAATCCAGAAGACATTCATAAAATGAATGACTTGCTAGATATATTAGGGTACGGAGATGAATCTTCAGATGAGATAATAGAAGGAGGAGCAAAATCAAGCAATAACAGTTCTGTTTCTTTAGAGAGTGACATACTATCTAGCTCTTCTTCTAGTAATAATGTAAAACAACATTTAGAAGAATCCCCGTCATTGGGATCATTGGGATCATTAGGATCTATTGGATCCAACTTGGAAGGAGACATGGAAGGAATTGAAATACATGATTCACAAGATGAACCTATTAATATTAAAATAGCTGATAACCCAGTATCGTTTGAAGGTATGGATTCAGAACCATTCATTTCAGAAGGAGTAAATATAGATATCAAGCCAAGTATGAGCGAAAGTAACAAAATCCTAACAACTTCATCTATAAAACCAATAGAAGAAGAGATAATGATATCTCCCAACATTATACAAGAAAGCGATAAGGTTAGCGATAAGGTTAGCGATAAGGTTAGCGATAAATTATCTATTCAACCTATTAAAAAGGAAATAATCAAGCCTGTTGGTCCACAATTAGAAAATACGGTAAAAAACATAGAAGGTTTGAGACTCAATAACCCTTATTTGTTTCAAGAAAGATTAGAAGAAAAAGATCCTAACTTGTTTTTAACCTTAAAAGACGGTAAGTTTGACGGCTATTCAAGAATGTGTCCATCTTCCACAAAAAGACAACCGGTCATTCTAACTAAAGAAGAACTAGAAAAAATGGCAAACGACAATTCAGCTGCGCTCATGGGAAAATTTGAAAATGGTGAATACACAGGTCCAGATGTTATTAAATATGGTTCTAATCCAGACAAACAATTCTATTATATGTGTCCAAGGTACTGGTGTTTGTTAACCAATACAGCATTGACAGAGGAACAAATTCGTCAAGGTGTTTGTGGGGGGAAAGATGCAATCATTCCTAAAGGGGACAAAGTGGTTAAAAAAGGAAAGTCTATTTACCAATTTTATGATGATAAGACAATACACTATCCTGGGTTTCATAAAGAAACGACTAGTGATGGGTTATGCGTTCCTTGTTGTTATGATAGTTGGAACAAACCTGCGCAAATAGGAAGAAGACAAAAATGTAAAATACAAACAGAGGAAGACAAAGCAGTTATTAAAGAAAAAGAAAACAATATCAATTTGAGAGAAGATACTGTAGTACCTCAAAAAGATCAAGATCAATATGTAAAAGGACCTGAAAAATATCCGCTTGGAAACAACCGATGGGGATATTTACCATTTGCGATTCAAAAGTTTTTTAATGAATCCAATGTAGACTGTCAAATCAGCAAGACAAATACAAACATCAAACCATTTCATACATGTCTCTTACGTCATGGCGTAGAAAATAACATTAACCAGTCATTTATTGCATGTATTGCGAATGCATTGTTTTATGCTGACAAGGATGAAAAAACAAAAAAAAATAAAATTACAAGATACATTCCTGATGCAAAATATGATATTCCTTCTATAGAAATCATGAAAGAATTAATCATTAATGCTATTGATATTGATAAATTTATTACGTATCAAAATGGCGATTTAGTCACTGTATTTGCAAGTCCAGAATTACAAGTAGATGAATCTTTATATTATAGTTCTAGATTATACACAAAAATAAAACAAAACAACACGCAAACCAGTGATCAATCCAACAATTTACTTTTTTTCAAAAAAGTAGTACAATCCTTTGAAAATTTTAAATTATTTTTAAAAAATAACAAAATATACATAGATTATACCTATTTATGGGACATTGTATGCAAACCAAATCCAAGACTCTTTGAAAACGGTATTAATATGATTATTTTGGAAATATTAGACAACGATGTTACTAATAATGTAGAATTAATATGTCCAACCAATCATTATTCCAATCATTTTTATGACCCTAGAAAACGAACATTGATAATCGTAAAACATGACCAATTCTTTGAACCTATTTACTCTTACAGAAACGAAGAAACAAAAATATCTATTGTAAAGACATTCAGTGAATACGATTCTCACTTATCCAAATCATTACGGTCTATTTTTAGAAAAATAATTAAACCTGTACTAAAAGATAAATGTGGAGCATTTGCAAGTAGTAGTAATCTATACAAATTCAAACGACCCCCTTTGTTAGATGACTTGATTTTAGAACTTAAAAAAACAAACTACAAAATAGAAAAGCAAGTATTAAATTTTCAAGGAAAAGTGATTGGTGTTACTGTTGAAAACCCAAATGGAATACATGGATTTATTCCATGTTATCCATCATCTCTAACCACTATCAAAAAAGAAAAAGATTGTATAAATTTAGAAGAATGCCAATATGATTTTGTATATATGACCGATAACATATGGTTTCCTTATAGAGAAACCTTAGAGTTTTTGAAAACGTATTACAAATACAAAGAACCAGAAGATGATGGAAAAGGTAAATGTGTAGATGGTACAGACTTATGTAAAGTAATAGAAGACCAAATGGTCGTTGGATTTTTAACAAAAACAAACCAATTTGTTCAAATTTCTCAACCGGTGCCTATTTCTGAAATAAATGATAATATAAGGACAGTTACAAATAACAACTATTTAGTTACAGACATTGAAACACAAACGTTAGATAATGTAGATCATAAAAGAGTAGATTATATTAAACGAATTGAATTAGAAACGGCTTTTTACAACGTATTTCGTAATACAATACGTATTTTGTTAAATGACTATATAAATAGTGATAAGCGAAAGGAAATACAAGAAGAATGTAACAAACAGTTTGTAATATATGATGTTCAGTTAGAGAAGATTATTTTATTGTTAAAAAATTTAGCAAATGAATACATTGTATTTGCTACGAATAGTCAGACATACGATTACAAAACCATATCTGACGTTTATGCATGTATATCTTTATCTAAAAAAAAGTGTAGCGATAATCCGATTTGTATGGTAACTAATGATAAATGTACTATTGTGCTACCCAAAGAAAATTTACTTACAGGAAGTGACAATGAAACTTATTATTATGGAAAAATGGCAGATGAGTTAATTAGGTACAGACGAATTAAATCATTTATTTTTCAACCACAGTCATATTTGTCTTTTGGACAACTGAAATACAACTTAAGAAACGATGAAATGATTATTTTACAATCACTATTGACTCAAGAGTTTTTTGAAAATTTAGTACCAGCAGATGTGAATTTGTATGCCAAATATAACACGTATGATTCTACAGAACCTATTCTTGCACAGTCCTATACAAATGAAGTTATTCTGAATGAACATAACTACGCGCTTATAGACAGAGACTGTTTCCCTTCTAAACCTGAAAAAATAACGTCTTCTAAATGGAAATCTTGTTTTCCTGCTGATTACAAAGAAATAGAGTACAAAGGAAGCAAATTTTGCGGAATGTATGCAGTTATAGATATTATTAAAGGGCAAACACAGAAAAATGTTTCACCAGATGAACTAAGGGATATTCTATTTGAACAATACAAAAAGTATACGGGTCAATTTGAAAAAACAAATGTTGCAAAAATTGCAGATATATGGTTAGAACAAGGTAAAGTAGATGAAGGTAATGACATTAAAACAGGTTTATTAAACATATTAGAAATTATTATTTCAGAAACTTATTACATCACCAATTTTGACATGTGGCTACTGTTAGAATATTTCAGAATACCTTCTTTTTTTATATCTAGTTTTCATATTCCCGAGACAAGATTTACTGATTTTCAATTTGTATGTTACTCGGATACATCCCGTAAAGATAAATATGTTTTTATTGTCGTACCTCCATTTAAAGATATTAAACATTTGTCTTATAAAATCATTGTCAATAGCGAGAATAAAATGGATATTTCTATAAATGATTTACTCAATAATGAATGTATAGATAAATTGAAACAATCTTTGGAAAATACCATAACGGTATCGCGTTACATGGACAGTTTTAAACGAGACAGTGTCCCAAAGACAAAGACAAAAACAAAACAAAACATAGAATTTGAAATACAAGAAAACCTAGAAGCAACCGTTCCAAAACAAAGAAAACCTAGAGCAAAAAAATTAAACCCAACCTTAATACTCGTAGATGAACCTTCCATAAATGAAACAGAACAAGAAGTGATTGAAATTGTGCCAAAGAAAAAGAGAACCCGAAAACAACCGACTGAAATTATCTTAAGTATAACTCCAGCAAAACAAACAAAAAAAACAAGAAAACAACTGCCGCCCATTTAGTTGATTCCCTTACTTATGATATACTTTCGTCATCTAATACACTATATCCAACTTCTTCTTCATGATCAGTGATACTATTGGTATCAATACTACTCTCACTCTCACTATTATCTGCATCATTATCTTCTACACTATCTTCTAGATTATAATAAAATGTAGGCGTATCATAATATTGATATGTATTAACATAATATTGATAATCGTTATTATATTCAAAACTATACTTATATATTGAAGAAGGTACATTTATTTGATCATATGTTATGTGATTGATATTGATCTGTGCTACGTATTTTTTTTCGTATTTTGAATTAAAAGTTAACTTATATTGTAATCTTCCAAAACTATTGTTATAATCATAAAATTTTTTTAATTTATAAAACAGTAGTATTTTATACATATTTGTTTTTTCTAATCCGCTAATACCGTAACTATACATGTATTCGCAAAATAAAAATGGACGCATGATATCAACCAATGTTTTTTTGGGAAAATTTTTGTGAATAATTAATTTTTTGGTATAAGGATTTTTATGTAACATATCCAGTGTTTTACTATATAGTATATTTACTGGACTGTTATAAATAAATTTATGTATTAAAAAATCACGAACAGTTGCTTCATTTTCTAGACAAAATTTATCCAAATCAAATCCGTGTAAAAACCATAGATGAAACAAATAGGATAACCTAAACGTGCTGTTTTTGTGAGTAAAATAAATATTATATAACGTTGATTTATTAAAAGTCATGTTGTTGTAAGGATTTTTAGGTAAGAATGGTTCTACAAAAAAATCTATCGCATTAGTTATAGATGTTTCAATAACATTCACCAAATCACAAATGGAAAAAATATACTTAGAGTTGTTTTGTAAAATAGTTATTTTATTTTGTTCTTTGATACTTGCAAGATCATTCATTAACAAATCAGTGTCCACTTGTATTTTTGTGTGTTTTATTTTACACATATAGACAATCCTAATCAATGCGAAATATATTTTTTGTATTTTTGAAAATAACTCAAAGTATGTTTCTTTATATTCTTTTGAAAAAAATATATTTTCTAATACTTCACTGAGTATTTTGAACTTTATTTTATGAAATGTTAACTTGTGATTCAATGACATATGATACATCCGGTGTATCATATTATACATCATAAAGTAATTCTTATGAAATGGTCTGTTTTCTGGCAAATAAATATCAATGCAGAATTGAAATGTGTCAGTTTTACAGGGATAATAGAGATTTGTTGTTTTAATTATTTTTTGACAAATAGTAAAAAATACTTCCATAGATGTATTATAATATATTTTTTAATATATTATAAATACTATATTTCATATATACATACATGTTAGATACTTTGATCAACTGATGTATCTTCTATATATATATCTGGTAAGGCTGCCTCTACCACAGGCGGGCTATGTTTATAGTATAAAAATTTATCAAATATAGTATTACATCCGTTACATTGACATCTAAATTCATCAATTAAAAAAAACTTACCTTTCAAGTTAGGTAATCTATCACTTTGTTTACAAACAGGACAGTCATAATTGCATATATTATTATCTTGCATAGGTTGGTAATGATTCGTAGTCATGCAGTTACCCATTTTATTTGGTTATATAATAAAGATAGTTTGTTTCTATATTCATTATATTCATTCATTTAGATTCATTTATTACAGTCATTCAAAAGGATTATACCCATCATCATCTTTACCCAATTCTTCATACTTAATGTTGACTGAATTGTTTTCAATCGTTAACTTATTTGTAGAACAAGGATCTTCCGGGTTTTCTTCTCCTCCAAACAACTCATTGTCAATTGTCTTGGCTAGATCGGGTAGTTCGTATTTAATCTTTTCTTCCAAATTCATCATCTCTTTTAGATCTAGAACCACTTGAAATGCACTTGTTCCTACAAACCCTTCTTGTCCACACATCACATTTGCGGAAACACCTCTCATTGTATCCAGCTCTGCATGTCTCGCTGCTTTCAAGAACATTTCAGGAGTCTCTTCAAAGGAAGCTTTTGCAATCGGTCCTATGTTATCATTGTTGATACCGTGTCTGAAAATAGATACTAGCTTAGTATTATATGTCATTCTGTCGCACAACAATGCCATGTGATGATAGTTCAAATAAGTTCCATCAAACTCAATGACATCTGCTAGTTCATTGTAGATGGACTTTCTAGCTGCTTCTATTCCCAAAACGTCAAATATTTCCACAATGTCGTTGCTAACGGTTCTTGTAGAATCTATATAGTCCAATCCTAGAACTTCCAACATATTGGTACCAATTGTATCTAGAACCCATATCTCTTGTTTTTTGTAAGTTCCGCTCTTTTCAACCATATTGTCTTTTACCTTTCTCAGAATTACTTTGTTAATGTTCTTCACACCTTTCAGCACAATGTTTTGTAAAAGTTGGTCTTGAAAATTTTTCAAAATATAAATCTGATCCGATTGGTCTAGTGGACTCACTTTGTTTTTCTTTTTGTTTTCCTTCGCAGCACTCTGTTTGATAACTTGATTCATGCGTATTCTAAATATTAGTTTGTCTGCATTGTAGTCCGAGTAAATACAACTGATTTGGTCTTGATACGAACTGTTTAGTGTAAAGTTGATATCGTCCATGGTGATGTTTTTTTCAAGCATAATTTCGGGATCCATTTCCATACGAATGATCCATTTGGACTTTTCATTTTCATTTGCAATTGTCTCATTCAGGCAAGCATCCAACAAATTCTCAAATTCTTTGTACTGTAACATTGTATCACGGTCCTCTTCAATCAGGGTGTTCAAATCATCTGGATCAAAACAAATCTCAATATGTTTCACGACTTCTTCTAATTTAGTATGTTCCAACATGTACATAAGTGTCTGTGCTTTTTCCTTGTCTGCCTCATCTTCTGGCTTCAAAAACACCGTCAACGATGGATTTTTCATTTCTGCAGAAAGAGACAATATCTCTTCAATTCTCGGAACACCACGAGTTACGTTGGACTTAGATGCTACACCAGCATAGTGAAATGTATTCAATGTAAGCTGTGTCGTTGGTTCCCCAATACTTTGAGCTGCAACCATTCCAACCATTTCTCCAGGAGCTACAATAGCTCTCTTATAGCTAAGAATAATGGTTTCCAATAATATTTCAAGCGCTTTTCGGTTGAACCTTTTATTAAAGAGCAATACTTTTGGTGACAAGTAATAATAATAAAGCACTTTAAACAACTCGTTGGGTTTTGCAAAATATATTTTTTCCAACTTGACAAATGCGTCTTCAATCATTTCAAAAGCTTCCAAAGGAGTTATATCTACGAGCGAATTCTGATTGATACTTTGTTGTCCAATAATATTGTTAATGATATACGCAAACGCAACTGGCACGCGAACAACTTGTTCATCTTTATTTCCAAAGACATTTTTAACAATTTTACTTCTTGAATCTATTAAATATTCTGTATACATCTTGCACTTATTATTTAACAAGTCCATTTGTTTTTTGTATCGCGCAACCGTTGCTTTCAAAAACATTGCTGACAATGTCTTTCCTTTACTCGTTTCTGCAGGAATATTGTAGTGAGCATAAATGTCTTCAAGAGTCATTTTAATTACAGGTAGTTCCTGATTCTCTACTTTAATCGTATCAAACGAATCATCTCCATAAGAGAACTGAACCACTTTGTTTTTGTTAGTTCTTACTGTCATATCATAGTTCACCATAAGATCTTCCAAACCTTTGATCAATCTTCTTTGAATGTATCCAGTACTACTGGTTTTAACAGCAGTATCGATCAAACCTACACGACCACCCATAGCATGGAAGAACAATTCTTGAGGAGAGAGACCATTAATATAAGAACTTTCTACGAATCCACGTGCTGCAGGAGAATCGTCGTATTTCGTGTAATGAGGTAGTGTACGATGTTCAAATCCGTAAGGTATGCGTTTTCCATCTACGTTCTGTTGTCCCAAACACGAAATCATCTGTGAAATGTTTAGGTCACTGCCTTTGGATCCTGCGTTGACCATGATAACAAAACGATTATCTTTAGACAAACTGTTTAATCCAATCTTTCCCGCATCTGCCGCAGCTTGATTCAAAATATTATTCACTTTGGTTTCAAACTCTTCCTCATTGGTTTTTCCACTGTTGTTTTCAAACACACCAATATGAATCTGATCAATTAGATTCTTCACATCTGTCTTTTTATTCGTAATGACCTTGACGATTTCGTCATTGGTTTTGTTGTCTGATATCAAATCCGAAATACCGACACTGAATGAACTAGATTTCATGTATTCCGTAATAATGTTTTGGAAATCGTCTACAAAATCTGAGGCAGCCATGTTTCCAAAATCGTTGCAAACACGATGAATAATTCCTTTTGTGCCTGATCCTAAAATACCCTTATCTATTTGTCCTCTTAAATATGCGCCGTCCTTGATTTCAATAATGTTATTGGATGTATCTTTTGATTCTTTCTCGTCGTATTGTTTGTTCTTCACTTTGAGAGAAAGAGGAGGTAATATCTGTGTCAATAAATCAAAACTGCTGATTTTTTCTGTTTTAAACATTTCCGTATTCACGCGGTTAAACATCATCAATAAATTCATGGCTTCCCGTTTTCCAAAATTTATATTTTTTCTTGTGAACCGATAGGCTCCTAACATGGAGTCCTGGTAGATGCCAATAATAGAAGCGTTATTGGCAGGGCTGATTATCTGATACGGCACCGCTGCTAAATTCTTTAGTTCCGATTCAGACTCCACATCTTGTGGCATATGTAAATTCATTTCCATGAAATCCCTAAAGTTTCCCAAAGGGGCAGACTATACCTTAAGCTTTATCAGGTTGATTAAACCATCATTTAAAACCCATAACCGTCTAGTCGTTGAACCTTCCTCATGCTCTCATCCATAACGAGTTTAGAGGCTTGGCTGCGGATTGCCCAATCCTTCACATTATTACCATCGGGTTCGGCTATTAACCGAGATCCTCTTAATATTTTTCAATATAAGAGTGGTAGTAAAGGCTCTAAGGGGGTTCCCGCAATTTGGTCATGTTGCCAATCTACCTTTGAGAAAGGTAGAGCCAAAGAATGTTACTGTTTGGCTCTAAGGTAGAATAACTAGGGAGTAGCACGCTTTTCACGCTCCCTGTTGGAGACAAAATGTTTTACATATGTCTATCTCCGTCAAACGGTTGATCCCTAAGGTTTCCCAAAAGGCCGGACTGTATCTTAAGCAGATTCAGGTTAGTTAGACCATCATTATCCACCGACTTCCGTTCAGTCTCTGAGTGCCTTCCATATCCTTACTATAACGGATTTAGGAAGTAACACTGCGGATTGCCCAATCCTTCACATTATTACCATCGGGTTCGGCTATTAACCGAGATCCTCTTAATATTTTTCAATATAAGAGTGGTAGTAAAGGCTCTAAGGGGTTTCCCGCAACAAGAAATCTCGCCTCCTAAGAGACTAGGGGGTAGCACACTTTTAATGCCCCCTGTTGCCGACGTTGACATTAGTTAGTCGTTTTGTGAACAGTTAACATCACAAAAGTTCATCGGCATTGTATGGCTTAGTCGTAAGCTCCCTAAGGTTTCCCAAAGGGACGGACTGTATCTTAAGCAAACTCAGGATGGCTAATCCTTCACAGTTCACCGACACCCGTTCAGTCTCTGAGTGCCTTCCATATCCTACCATAACGGATTTAGGAAGTAACACTGCGGATTGCCCAATCCTTTACATTATTACCATCGGGTTCGGCTATTAACCGAGATCCTCTTAATATTTTTCAATATCAGAGTGGTAGTAAAGGCTCTAAGGGGTTTCCCGCAACAAGGTATCTCGCCTCCTTAAGAGACTAGGGGGTACACGCTTTTAACGCCCCCTGTTGCTAACGCTAAGTTCATCAGCGACATTCATTCTAAAAGTATCTCCGCGCTTCATAATACGCGCAATATGGCACATCATGGACATTCTGTGCAAAGTAGGTTGTCTGTTAAACAGGATCGCATCTCCATCCATCATGTGACGATGTACAATATCTCCGTCTTCCAAAACAATGGATTTTCGGTCTACATATCGTAAATCGGTTGTGACACCAGTACTTTTCTCCAATTTCTTGGCACCGGGATACTCGTCGGGACCATTCTGTACCAATTTAGTTAAAAAGGCTTTGTTAATCCTGTTCACAATCACTGGTTTCGTAATATTTTTCGCAATTTTCAAAGGAATTCCAAGCTCACGAATAGAAATGTTCGGATCCGCAGTAATTACAGAACGAGCACTAAAGTCTACACGTTTCGCCATCAAATTTCCTCTCATACGTCCACCTTTTCCATTCAAACGGTCTTTGATAGATTTCAAAGGTCTTCCAGAACGCTGAGCAACTGGATTGGCACCAGGAATCTTGTTATCAATTTGACACCCAACAAAATACTGCAGAACCGTAGTCCAGTCATTAATCACATTGGCAGGTGCATTGTTTTGAATTTTCTCCTGAAGTGTTTTGTTCGTCTTAATAATGTTAACCAAAATATGACTTAAGTCGTCTTCCGAACGTTGCTGAGCATCATGTTTGACAGAAGGACGAACAGCCGGAGGAGGAACCGCCAAAACTTGACAAATCATCCAATCAGGACGAGACCAAGTAGGACTAAACCCCATAAAGCTTACATCTTCGTCAGAAATACGTTTGAATATTTTCAATACTAAATCAGGGGTCAATGGAATAACAATATCTTCCTCATTTTCGTCATTGTTCTTCCATTCTGCATAAATAGATGCTAACCCTTCTTTTCGTATTTTATGAGGCTGTAAACAACCACAACCATCGTCAATATCCTCTCCACAACGTCTGACTTTGTTTGCTAACGAGAAGACATAATTCCATCGTTGTTCAGCAGACATTTTCAAAGCTTGTTTATATTTTTCTTTGTTGATTAACAACTTACTACATTTGAAACAAACACATCGCAGTATTTTAAGAATTGTTCCTAAATACTGAATATAAAAGACCGGGCTTGCTAACTCAATATGACCAAAATATCCAGGTGTCTGCATGTAATCTAACCCATCTGTAGGACAGATTAAACCAGGTTCTAATACACCCATTCGTGGATCAAACAACCCATTGATAATAGGTTTATTATTCACGTAGGTATCTCTACTGGTAATCTCAGCTACTGAGCCATTCCGTATCTCTTCGGGTGATAACAAACTAAACTGAATACCGATAATTTTTGAAGAAGCAATATGTTTCATATTTCCGTGAATTTTAGACATGGCTTACTTTATATTACTACAATAATATTTAGATTGTTTATTTTCAATTTTATTTAATAATGCAAATATAAAATTGTAAACAAATGTTTAATTATTTGTTATTGAAATAAAATTGATAATAAAAATATATAAACAATATACATAAATATATCAAATGACCAAAGAAAGTAAAACTCAAATGACAAAATCGGAACCAAAGCGTCGTTCTAAAAGAATAGAAGAGAACGCAAGAAAGAAAAAATATAACAAGGATTCTTCTGATGAAGATAGCGATTATCACAGCAGTGATAGTGAAGAAGAAATGGACATGCACGAATACAGAAAATTTTTACATCAATTGTTTCCTTCTAAGCATTTAAAAAATAAAGTAAAAATGGGAGAAAAAATAAAAGAAATGTTACAGAAAAATTCAGATACAGAATCTTATGAAGACGAAGAAGATGAAGATGAAGAAGAACCTGAACAAAAAATTGTAAAAAAAAGTAAGACAAAGACTCCTCAAAAAAAAAGTACAAAAAAACAAAAAAATATTGAGTCTGAATCCGATGAAGATGAATCAGAATATTACTCAGAAGAAGATGAATATGAAGAAGTAAGACCAAGATCTCCTTCCAAAAAAAAATACAATATCATATTTACTATTGGAAACGTAAAAGATGCAGAAGAATACGACGACGACTACGATGAAGATGACTGGGAAACTGCTGACGAAGACGAAAGCGACACTAGTACCGAAAATGAAGACGATCCAGTGAGCACGGACACGGATACGGATAATACTTCTTATAGTTCTAGAGAAAAAGAACAAGAAAGTGAAGAAGAAGACAAAATAAATAAAAGACGTGTAAAGAAAACAAAAACAAAACTAGCAAACACGGATGAGCATGTATCAACGAGCGTGATTCCAAAGGAAAAAATAGATGAAAGTAACCGTTTGTTGCAAATGTTGAAAGATTTATTTAATGAAGTACCTGAAAATTCTCACAATGGAGCTATTTTGAACGAATGTATCAAGGTTTGTGAAGAAAAAATCAACCATAGTAAAAAGAAAGCTGAAAAAAAGGTAAAAAAGCAAAAAGAAAAGAACGAACGAATTTTCAGAAAAATTTTAAGCGATAAAAATGCTATGAATGATTTCAATTTCTTCAATAAAATGGAAATAGCAGATCAAATCAAAATTATTAAAGAATTGAGGGAAGTGAATAGAATTACACGGATAGAAAAACCATATCGCATGACATTGTTAGAGTCTGATATACCTACTGTGTTTAAAGCAAATGCCATGAAAAAAGTCAGCTCACTAAGATATATGGAACCTGGCAGCGGAGAGTTTTATAAAATCAAAAACTGGGTTGATACTTTTATGCGAATTCCCTTTGGAAAGCTACAAACATTACCCGTAAATATAAATGATGGAGTGGAAACGTGTCATACGTTTATGGAAAATGCAAAACAAATTTTAGATCAAGCAGTTTACGGATTGAATGATGCCAAAATGCAAATTATGCAGATGCTAGGTCAATTAATTACAAATCCAGAATCAGTTGGAACAGCCATTGCGATCCAAGGACCTATGGGAACAGGTAAAACAACTTTAGTAAAAGAAGGGATTAGTAAAATATTAAATCGTCCGTTTGCATTTATTGCACTTGGTGGCGCAACCGATAGCAGTTTTCTAGAAGGTCATTCGTATACATATGAAGGAAGTACATGGGGTAAAATTGTGCAAATTATAATTGACAGCAAATGCATGAATCCTGTCATATACTTTGACGAATTGGACAAAATCAGTGACACACCCAAGGGGGAAGAGATTGCAGGAATATTGACCCATTTAACGGATACGTCACAGAACACCCAGTTTCATGACAAATATTTTTCAGAAATAGACTTTGATTTAAGTAAATGTTTGTTCATTTTTAGCTACAATGATGAATCCAAGGTTAATCCTATATTACGCGACAGAATGTATCGTATTCAAACAAAAGGATATGAGCGTAAACAAAAAATTATCATTTCCAATCAACATTTGTTACCAAAAATACGCGAACAAGTAAAATTTGATACAGGAGACATTATTATACCTGACGAAGCGATCCAATATATGGTAGACAATTATTGTTCTAATGAACAAGGTGTTCGTAATTTAAAACGATGTTTAGAAATTGTTCATACCAAATTGAATTTATATCGTCTTATGAAACCTGGGTCTAATTTATTTGAAGAAGATATGTCTATACAGGTTTCATTTCCATTTACTGTGACAAAAGAAATGGTAGATAAGTTAATTAAAAGAAACAAAGACGAAAATTATCTATTCAGAACTATGTATATTTAATGTATAATATGTTATCACTATATCATATAAATATTCGGCATAACATGGTAGTAAACTATGTTATGCAATTTCATGAGCCTTTCTAAATTTACACTTCAAAAAGTAGATTATGACTAGTCGTCACACACAGCCACATCAACTCGTTGACTCATATTATGGATTTTTTTGTGTAAATATAGACATGTGTAGTTAATGCGATAACTCTAGATCTATATCTATAACTATATCTCCAGCATCATAACTGCAACACGACTTAAAGTAATAGGTCAATTTTGCAGCACCGGATGCGTTTAAGTACGGCCCGGCGGATACTTGTCCAAACACTGATCCTACTATACTTGCACATGATCCGTTTTGAGCAAAAAGTGTAGGAGGGACATTTGTAACGGTTGGACTACCATAAAACACACCATTAGTGACATTAGTTGTCGTGTTGTCAGCTGACCAGATTATTTGATTTTTTGCACCACTACCAAAATTGTAGTTTTGAGGTGCAAAATTTAGAACGAGTAACCCAGCCCCTAGACCTTTTACAGGAGAAGAACCTAAAGTAAGCTGAACTTGCCATTCACCCACACTAACAATATTATCATTTGTGCTTGTAACTTTAAGAACAGTGGCAACACCTAAAGTTCCATGAGATGAGCATGAGCAAGTGTCTGGACGAACAGGAGATGTTTGTTGCCAAACTGAAAACCGCTGTACAGAGCTTGATGAAGTTCCATCTGTGGTTACTGCACCAATGACAATAGAAGTAGATTGAAGTGATTTTTCAGAAATAATAACACTAAAAGAGTGGCGATCCATATTATAATTTAACTAAATAAATTAAAATTTACAAAAAAAATATAATTTTTTCATTATGAATTTGAAGTTATTTACGTTTTTGTTTTTGTTTTTGTTTTTGTTTTTGTTTTTGTTTATTCCACCGACCGAAATAAAAATGAGACATCATGCAGTTATGATTTATATATTTTGCAACTTTGTTTCAATCAATAACTGGACAATCCATATGTTATTAATATTCTGAGTAAGGAACATTGTTGCCTCCTCTATCCCGTAAGTAATTGTACTGATCTACTGTCATGCATGCGCAACCCATACTGTTAGAATATGTATTTGGGCAACATTCTGGTTTAAAGGGTGTTGTTGCAAGCATGTCTAATTCTCCCTTAGGCAAAGGGACTGGTTGTTTTGGTCTGTCCCAAATGTTTTTTACACCTTTATCAGGACGTTGACCTGGCGTAAACGTCAATGTTGGCATAGACCAAGAAGAAGGAGGCATAATGACAGAATTGTTTTTCTTAAAGTTTGCATATTGTGGGGTATAAGCCATATTATTAGATGCAAACCCTTCTTTCATTTTACCCATAAATTCACGTACCATAGAAAACCCTTCTAATAAACCAACTTTAGAACATGAACATAGCAGGTGTCCCCATAAAATCCAAAACACAACTAAAATTAAAATTAGTATCTCTAATCTAAACGTAATTTTGTTTGACCCAATAGAAATAGAAGTATTCATATACATATTTCACAGATAATATTTTTTATTTCTATAAATTTGAATCTATACAAAAATTAAAATCATTAAAAATGTTCCCCTCTATTGTAAATTTTTTAGAATGAGTTAATAAATGATACACTTTTGTTTTAGGAGGTAAACTATTCAAAGATTTTACTTCAGCGACATTTATTAAATTATCCTTATTAAAAGTCTCTAAACTTCCTAGTTCCACAATGCCGTAAACTACATCTCCTTTTATTTTATCACCAATTTCAACTTCTTCTATAGTTTTCTCTAAATTATTTACATCAACTTTTGTTCCTGCTAGAAAACCTTTGTATAAAAAAGGTATATTTTCGTACGTTCCTATCTTGTTTATATTAAGTATTTTGTCTAACCGGTCTTCATATATTTCATCCCAGTCAGTAAATATCATACCATTTATCATAATTTTTTTGTATAAAGTGTTTAAACAGTACAAATGTGTGTCTTTATATACCTCTATAGGCTTTTTATCAGGATGAACATATACAGAGACCCAACTGTCTTTATATTTTACTACATGAGATTCACTTAAAACAACCCCATTTAAATTATACATTTTTTGCCCTTTGGAAGTAACCTTAATTTTGGCAGTAACTACATTACTGCCATGTAGGACATCGCCAACTCTAATGTCTATAATTGGTTTAAAGGTTCCATCGTTCATTTGTATCATTGTATCCTTATCAAAACAACTAGGACTTGGTATTCCTGGAACACCTGCGGTTTGTATATGCAACACTTCTGTCATAAATAATACTAAAATTGCCAGAGGAATAGAAACACCAACAAAAACAGCGGTTAAAGTTATTGCCATAGACCATGTAAAAGGGAATAACCATAACCCCATAATAACCGCTGCTAAAATAAGTAAAATAATGATAATAATTTGAACAATTGCACCCATTAAAGATTTCAAACCATAGTATGCTCCTAATGTTGTATATAAACCAGCTGTTAAAATGCCCTGTACTTTACTCATAGAGTCTTTGATTCCAATAAATATTTGTTGAAGAGGGATCATAATGTTCAATATCCGGTTTAGTGTTTCTTCGGCTATGTTTTGTACATTTGTACGTAATTTTGACATGAATTCACGAATTGCATTAATCGCTGTTTGAAATGAATTGAAAACTGCAGAAACACTGCTTATCAAATAATTCAAAGGTTGTACAGCAAACCCCGTGATGTTTGTTAAAATACTTTGAATACAATAATTAAAATTTTCTCCAGTAAAATCTACAATACTCTTATTATCGGGTTTGTTGATAAACCCAACAAAAGGTATTACTCTAGGATTGCATCGTTGATTAACCCAATCATTTTTAACTATTTGGGCATTCAACATCACTATGCAATAAGAATGTACCAAAAATACAAATAACGTGATAATGATAAATATGACAACCGAGTTTCCATAAACATCTAAATAAGTTAGTTTGTCATATAATTTATTTATTTTATCAACTGAATTTAATATGTCTTTTTCTGAATTAGTATTCATATATAGTAACGTGATAATAATCGTGTATTTATTACAATAAAAATAGGTATAACTGTAATAAAACTAAACATAAACCAATGGTAGTAAAATATGGTTGTGTATGTACTAACTAACAACTTATTTAGATAAGCAATCATCTTCCCAATCCCAAAATAAGTGTTTACCAATTTTTATTTTATTGTCTGTTGTAATCAAGCATGAGTACCAAGGAATTATGTTAGTTACTTTAGTTGCTAACTTACAGTTATGTACTTGAACAAATCTATTAGTATCTACATCATACATATAATGACTTCCAGTAACATAAATATCTTCATTATTCACTCCTCCTTCTTTTATTTTATAAAGGTCTTCGCCTGAGTTCGTAATTTTCATAACAGCAAATACTTTGCTGCCATTTTCCAAAACAGCATCCAAAGGTATGTCTTTCATTGAATAAACACTTCCATTTTTAAGTCGTATTTTTGTGTCTGGATCAAAACAAGAAAGAGACTGAACCATTTGACCAGCGGGACCATTCCATGCACTTTCCATTGTCTTAATAGAACCGTCCATCATGTACATTAGAGCTACCATAATGCCAATTACTTTTCCAATCATGTCTTTAATTCCAATCATAATAACTTGAAATTGAATAATTAAGTTTAAAAATACATTATATATATTTTCAACAATACTTGTAATAAAATCTCGTAAAACACTAATGAACCCTCTTACTGAATTAATGGATGTTGTAAATTCTCCACCAATAGAGTTCATACTTGAAATTAAATAAGTAATCGGTTGTAATAAATAACCCATGAGGTTAATTTGTGTACTTTGAACACAGTATGTAAAATCTGCACTTATGTTATCAGATAAAGGCATATAAAGAGGATTGCATCTATATTCAGGCCAGTTTTTTTTTATTTCTATAAGCGCAGTGAAGTAATACATAACTAACACTTGTGCAATAAATCCTAAATTGACATATATAAAATTTATCCAATTTTTACCACTAGGCATAACTTATAATACTATTATATATTTTTTACAGAGTTTATTTTCATAGTGTTTTGTAATTTATTTATACATTTTTCCCTTTTTTGTTTTTGTTTTTGTTTTTCTTTTAAGTTTTATATTGAGTTTTTTGGTTTCTTTCTTTTTTCTTGTAATACGTGTATATTTTTTACCACCACTGTAACATCCCCATTTTAATCCACCACGACTTTTTCTTTTACCAGCACTCTGTGCGGCAACCTGAGCAGTACAGCTTGCGCCTTGACCAATACAACTATCGTATACACTATTTGCAGCGCTCGTAGCTCCTAATTTGGTAGCCAATGTAATATTTCCATTTACAGTCTGGTTGCCAGATCCAGGCTCAGGGTATAAAACCTGTGTGGTTGGCACGGTAATTTGATTCGTTGCTCCGCCATTGAATTGTCTTTTTATTCGTTTAGAACCTCCATGTGCAGTTTTGATTAAGGAGGTTTGTTGTTTTGTGTTAGCATTGTTAATAGCAATACCTGCATTTCTTGCACTGTTTGCTCCTTCGGGATAAGGTTTAACAGTAGGCATCACGACTCCAGGAACGGATTGGGCAGTACTCATTATAATATAGTAACATATATTATCTAAAATACATATTATACTAACCCAAAGTATCCTAAAGTTTCATTACAAATATATTACATGTCTAATATGTAAAAACATGAACACAATGAATACCAAATAATATCTTTTTGTAATAAATAATTTAAACATTGTGTTTATCTATTAACTAATGGATGACAAAGCAAAACTCCAATTAAATCAAATGATACGAGAAAACAACGTAACAGACCAAACCGAGTTGATACGCTCACTAAAACACAGTTCTATTTTGAGAAATAATATTAATGATCTTATTATGTTGAAAGCAAAATACTCAGATAACGAAGAACAACTACATTTAGAAGCTATGCATGAATGTAACTTTTTATTTACTTACTATACCGATATTTATAATAAAATACGAAAAGATGAGATTGACATAAAAATTTTATTTCAATTCTTGGAAGTGTTAAAGAAAATAGAAGATGGCGAGCTTGATCAACACGAAGGTTCATTTGAGGTGGGAACGCTTTTAAAAAAAATATATGTAGATAGTGCGCTAAGAAAAGCAGAAAAATTGAATAAACCTAATCAGTCAGAAACAGATGAAACTGTTATCAGACCTCAAGTAAATATTTCTTGGAAAACATATAAAAAAACACACGCATAAATAGCTTGTAGAGTGTGTATTATAATAAATATAATGTAATGATATATCTCTAGTAATACATTATATTTATATGACATGACATGACATCACACGACTTTGTTATAGCGATATCGTTATCGTTATCTATATCTTTTACAGCAAATATCTGTGATTTGTTTGTATAATTTCTACTATTTTCTCTACTTTTAGAATTTTTTCTCTTTTCAAAATGATAGCACACTCAGAAATCAAGTCTTTACATCCTTCTAAAATTATTTTAGACATTTGATAAGCATCATTGATTAATCCAACTACTTCATCATCAATTTTTTCTTTGTAACTGTCGCTTAGGTTAGGATAAATGATATTTTTACCCATACCGTAATAAATAATCATTCTTTCAGCTAACTTAAACGTTTCTTCAAAATCGTTTATTGCACCAGTAGTTACAGAAACATCATAAAAGATTTCTTCTGCAATCCTCCCTGCAAGTAAAATCATTAAATGTTCAAACAGGGCTTCTCTAGTATAAATGGTAGACGAAGAACTTTCAAACATTGTATATCCAGGACTCTTAGGAGCTGACAGATTGATAATAACTTTACTTACTTTTGAATGATGTTTTGAAAAAAAACCGACAATTGCATGTCCCATCTCATGAATAGCAATGCGGTCAATGATATCATTTGTAAACTGATGTTCTGTCGGTTGCCAGCCAACCATAATTTTATTCATAACCAAATCAATATCCCCATATTCCATTGTGTCACGACTATTTCTTAAAGCGTTCAACATTGCTTCATTCAATAAATTTTCAATTTGTGCTCCAGACAGTCCAGCAGTAAGGTCTACTAAATCTTTAATGTTGATATTAAATGTATCATATGGTTTGCCTTTTAAATGAAGACATATAACTGCTTCTCTTGTGATACTATCTGGTAGACCAATATGAATTTTTTTATCAATACGTCCAGGTCTTAACAACGCTGGATCTAATAAATCTATACGATTCGTCGCTCCAATAAGAAAAATACCTTGTGTAGTTTTAAATCCATCTAAGTTTACTAATAGCTCATTCAAGGTGTTATCTCTTTCAGAACCAGACGATTCGCCATCGGAAGATCGTTTTCTACCAATAGCATCAATTTCATCAATAAAAATGACACATGGACTGTTTTCTTTAGCTAACTTAAATAGTTCTCTAACACGAGTTTGTCCTACTCCAACATATTTTTCTTGAAACTGTGATCCAGAAACAGCTATAAAGGATGTTTTGGTTTCGCCAGCAAACCCTTTCGCTATCATAGTCTTTCCATTTCCGGGCGGTCCTTCCAAAATAATACCTTTAGGAATACGAACATTATAGGATTGATATTTTTTGTAATTGTTCAAAATATCTATGCACTGTCGTAGTTCTAATTTAATGTTGTCATAACCGCCAATATTTTGAAACGAAAAGTTATGATTTTTTATTACTTCAAAGTTTTCACTTTTTGTGTTTTTTCCACTAGTTCCACCATTTATATAGACAGGGTTTCCTTCCATGTCATAGTACTCTGGATATTCCTCTATTCGTCGCACTCTAATACCTGTATAGTTACGTAAACTATTAAATAAATTGTCTGAGTCATTTAAATGATTATTGTTTAATATTGCAGCATTTTGTACAGTAATATTTTTTGAATTCAGATTTTTTATGTAACATTCATAATGGCGACCAAATGGATTATAATTTTTTTTATATGACATAATGTTGTTACGATTCAATGAAGTACGCGAAAATATACTAGCATCAACAATTAAACAATAATAGCAAATTATGTATCCTAGTACATTAAATGTAAAAACCATATACTTTATAAATATATAGTATTTATATGCATATTTATATATATATTTATATATATTATAATCAACTATATTATACATAAATACTATACATATATTTTGTAATAGTTATATATACACATTACTTTGGGGCAACATACAACCCAAGATGCCCTGGCATTTCATTTGATGGCGTAATGTATTCTATTTTATCTAGACGTAACCGGTTCCCTTTAACAAAAACCAACTCATACAAACTCCAAAAATGATAATTTAAATAATAAGGATACATTACATCTCCCATAAAAGAAAAACACCAGTCATCTGGCGTATTAGATGTAAATGTAAAGTCAATGTTTGCATAATAACTATGTAAACATCCAATGTTCCATCCTTTTTCTATTATTTTTCTAGATAATAAAATTTCTTTTTCTTCAATTTCTTCAACTAATGAATTACATTTGTATTCTAGCGAAAAAATATTACAACTTATTAAATAGTCTAAGGTTTCTCTGTTCACTGCAAAAATGTATGTTTGAACATGACTATTTTGATAAGGGTTTGAGAGTGTAGCATACCCGGCAGTATTAATAGTACTACCAAATAATTTCACATTATGTTTTAACCCATTAATATATACCTCAGGCCATTTTCCCTTATAGTAAGAAGGTAAAAAAGGTCCTATAACCGACGAATTTACAAATATAAAATGATCGTATTGCTTGTATCTATCATGTTGAAGTAATCCGTCAGACCACCCGCCAAAATCATAGCCTATATTGTGTCTTTTTAATACACTAACATAATTAGGAAACTCTTGGGTTGAATTCAAATCATTACATATAATCAAAAAGTGAAAATCAGGATCTTCAAATATCGCTTTATTAATAAAATTCTCTACCCGATCATTGTAGTCATGATAAACATATAATATTAATGTCTTCATTTATATTATAATGAATAATTTTTTATATTAGTTATTTACATTTTTATGAAATTTTTCTAGTGGGAATATCTGCAGAGATTAAATAAATAGAATTTTCAGTTATAACTATATAATCACTGCCACTCTTGTAAAATTTTGATATAGGACTCGTATATTCTTCTTCGCTTTTTACAAGTAATTTTTCTCCATTTGAACGTATACCTATCAAGGATTTTTTATCTAATGATGATGTCCAGTAATCCATCATAATAGGCTTATCTTCCACGATAGCTAACTTACTTGCATGTTGAAGCGTAGTATCTCCTGGTAGCTTATAACTTGTATTTGCAGTAGTTTGTGACTCAGAAACAGTAGTCGTTGAATTTTTCTGTTCAGACATTTATATTACTTTAAATTCAAAGTCTTTAAATTGTTATAACTTAAAAGTATTCAAAAGATAAAATGTTTATAACAACTAATTATATAAATGTCCAATATGTTTTTAAAAACATCTGTAGACCAAAACCAAACATATTTACTGACAAACATAGAAAACTATAAGATTATGGTCTCCTCATCTCTAAATGAAATATTGAACAAATATATTCTAGTAATTGTAAATTACATGAAATTATTTTCTGAAAAAATAAATATAAAGAAATATAATTATTACAAATTTATTTTCACAAGAGGATTAGATACAATAACAAATGTATTTAAAATATTATTATTATTCACAAAAAATATAGAATTAACTTACTATCATAGCCAAAAGGCATTCTACTTTTATATAGAATTTATTGAACAAATATCTAATGATCAAAATACATTTTTACAATTAAGTTCAAGAGAAGCATGTATGTTTGTTTATAAAAAAACTATATTTGAAATAAATAATGACTTCAAAAAAAATATGGAACATATCTCCAAACATGACAAAGACATATTCGATTTGTTGGATAAATGTTTGATTATTTACAAAAATATATGCAACGTTTGTATTGGACATTCAGATACTATTGTAAGCGATAAAACATCATTTATACACACATTCTCCGACAAACTGAAAGTTTTTGCGGACCAAGTCAACCATAATTTAGGAAATGATTATTTAGAATGTATTTATTTATTTGTAACCTATTTGTTAGATAAACCCATTTCTATCAATAATATATTCCAGTCACTTCATTTGTTTGTTAAAAAAATAACATCTAATAAAATGACTAATTATTGTAATTTACAAACATCTATTAAAAAAAAACAAACTGTAAATGTATTTCCAGACAATCCTGATATAGCATACAATAATCCTAAATTACTGGTTGATTTTATACTTGAAGACGACCGAACAAAGTCTTCTACTTAGTTTCATCCGCGTTGTTAGATACATAAATAATCTTCTTTCTAATTTTTTGTTTTTTAGTTTTATTTGCAACATCTAGACTACTTGTAATAACTTGTTGACATATATCCTTGAATTCTGTTTTTAATAAAGTTTTCAAAAAGTCATATATTTCCATCAATACAGATTCATCGCACATTCCTACAATTAACACGCTTCCGGTTCTAAATATCATAAATGAAACCTCTATTCCTTCTTTTTGCTTAATACTGTCTTTAGAAATACCTTTAGGAATATCTTCACATGGAACTACATGTTTTGTAAATTGTTGTCCATTTTGTACAACAATATCCTTATTATAATAAAATTTACACTGTATTCCAGGATATGAACAAGGATCATAAATTGCCTGTATACGATACTTATACTTCAATATATCGTATAGAGTCTCTCTGTTTATATAAAACCCACAATTAAAGTTAGAATTGATTAATACTGTATCACTTGTTTTTTTATATGATAAGGGTACTTCTATAAAAGGTTGCAAAGTATCTACTATATTTGTCAGTACGGTTTCAAAAATGTCATCATTTTGAACACCTGGAATTTCTAATTTCCCAGTATTAAATATCTTTATATGGAACTCTTTGAAAACATCTTTTATATATATTCTTAGAATCATAACAAAACAGTTGTAAAATGCTTGTTTCTTTTTACTACGATAAGTCATAATGTCTTTTTTTGAGATGCCTACAGTTATTTTACGTATGTCTTTGAATTTGATGCGGCCCGTTGGGTTATTAATACTAGTCATGATTTGTTGTTCACAATATAACTCATTGTTAAGTTTTTCTTGAATTAAGTTTAGTTCTTCTTGACTACTTGAGTTAATTTTAATTTGTTTTTTAATTACGCCATTTTTAGGAGTTCCATAAGGTATAACCGGAATACTCCAAAACACTTTTAGATCAATTGGACTAGTCAAATATGCTATTTTAGACTTAGTAGAAATATAAATGTTTGAAGCTTCAGGAGGGTCTTGATATAATAATGCATTTGAATGATATAGTTGGTTTTCTGAATATGTAATACCAGGTGAAACTTCAACATCATCTTCCATGTACTTATCAACATAATGATTTGAAATAAAGTTGTTCCATTCTTCGTCTATAACACTCATTGATTAATGTCTCTTTTTTATCTTTATATTCTTTAAATTATTTTATTTCAATTATTTATTATAAAGATAAATATAAATGAAACAACATAAAACTAATATTTACGAAAAAAACACAACCATTCCTATTCCTATACCAAACAATTCATTAAAGGAACCTATTTCAAGAAAATATGAATTACATAATCAAATATTTGATCCAACAAACTTTTCACCACCAAATAGGTTCATCCATAAGTTAAACAAAAGAATAGAGTACTATTATAATTTAGACATAACAAATAATAATTGTGTTAAAACATAATTTACGTAATAATGAGAATTATAGTCATTAGAGTGTATAACTACTTCAACCATGTCTAAAAGTTGTGATGTTAAAATATTGTGTTTTTTTCTTATAATAAAATTACAAAAGTCTTTTATTATATTTTTTTTATTCAAATTATATTCCAAACTAATACATGTTATATAATACTCTATTTTATGAAGCGGTTCTTGCCTAACAAGAAATGTAAATAGTTGTTCCCAAATACTTTCTTGAATTATTTTAATATTTTCTGAATTTAAGTATTTATTTAATTGTATAAAGTTTATCATGCTACGTATGTCTGATTTATATAACTTTTGAATCAAATGAATATCATTTTCTGAAATGTTTATGTTTTCTTGTAATACAATTTTACTTAAAAATACTTCAATATCTTTTTCAGGAAGTTGATTAAATCTTAACTTAATAAACTCGTTTTGCAATCCTTCATCTATCCTACTTATATAGTTACACATTAAACAAAAACGTACTGAATTTGAATAGTTTTGAATCAATGATTTTAAAGCTTGTTGTGCACTTTTAGTCATATAATCAACCTCATCCAATATGACAAACTTCATTCCTTGGTTAAATAAGGTCTTTGAATTCACAAACTGACTAATTTGATTTCTAATAATATCGATCCCCCTTTCATCCGATGCGTTTAGGTGTATCATTAACCCTTTATTTTTTTGTGATAACCTGGTTTGGTATGCATTTACTAAATTAATAATGGTAGTAGTTTTACCAGTTCCCGGTGGTCCATATAACAAAATATTGGGAAAAAAACATGTGTCTATAATGTTTTGTAATATTGTTTTATTTAATGGATTTAACACTATATCTGAAAAATGTGTTGGCCGATATTTTTCTACCCATGGAATATAGTTGTTTAAGTTCATTTACATAGCCATATATTATAGTATTTAAACCTTTGAATATTGTAATGAGTAGGTAGTAAAATAACTTAAAGAAACTATAAACAGTCACCTACTAAAAATTGCTGTCCTAGTTTAGCATCATGACATATGAAAGTAAAATTAAGTGTAAATGTATTATTAAAACTATTTAAATTGATGACTAATTATTAATTTATAAATTATAATGATTAATCAAGAAATTGTTATTAAACCTAAAAGAGGACGGAAACCCAAATCCGAGAATGCGTGTAATTTAAATGTTCATACTACACACGACCCCATAGTAAACAATGATAAACCCATTCAAGAAGCAATACATGATTCAGATAATTGTATTATGACCTTATTAACCAAAACAGATATAAGTAGTGACATTAGTGAATTATGTAACGATGCTAGTAGCGATAACAACATATTACATAATCTAACAAATACAAATGCTGTGTCAGATAATCCACCAAGTACTTTAAAAAAAAGAGGAAGAAAACCTAAGGGAGGTAAAATTATTCAACACTTAACTCCTGCCGTTAATCAAAAAAATATCAAACCAACTATTATTTTACATCTTAAGTGTTCATTGCGTGACTTGATGTACAGCAATACAGTTAATAACATAGAATCCTATCATTTTATGAATAAAGGGGAGCTTTCATACAATATGATTACAAATGATAGTCAGACATTATTTTCACAAAATAATGAGACAGATAAATATACAGATTCTTCCATTGATACAGATTATACTTCTCATTGTAGAGACAAAGATAATGAAACCAAAGAATTATGGAAAAAAATCAAACGATTAGAACATAGTCTCCATATAAATAATATAAGTGATAAAAAATCTGCATGCTTTTGGTGCACATATACGTTTGATAACCCCGCTATTCATATACCAAAACATTACATAAAAAATGCGTATGAAGTATATGGTTGTTTTTGTAGTCCAGAATGTGCTGTAGCGTATTTAATGGAAGAAAATATTGACAGTTCTGCAAAATTTGAAAGATATCACTTTATTAACTATATTTATGGTAAAATTTACCAGTACAACAAAAATATTAAGCCTGCACCAAACCCGTATTATATGTTAGATAAATATTATGGAAACATGACAATACAAGAATACAGATCTTTATTCAATAAAGAACGTTTATTTCTAATTGTAGACAAACCATTAACACGGGTTCTTCCTGAATTACACGAAGACAATGATGATTTCATATTGAACAATAAAATTATTCCATCTAATAACTACCAACTAAAAAAACAATCAAACAAAAAAACGAACAACAGTAAACATAATATACTAAATGAAACCTTTGGTATTGCTTCTGGTTAACTATTGTGTTTGTATTGACCAAACTTGTCAATCACATCTTCAGCGTTAATAGGGTGTGCATCATTATATACTCGCATACTATTGTCTAGTTCTTGTCTGAGTTGTTTATAAATTTCTTGATTAATTGAACATATTTTTTGATTTTTTTTATGTATCGGAATCCCCATGTATTCTTTGACAACGTTTATATGGTTACCATTATGTAACAGTAGCTTTGTCTTTGCAGTTTCATAGTCATAATTTGTTTGTGTCATAACAAACGAAAGAGAATTGGCATATTCTTCAGACATTTTTAATATAATAGATAAATTATATTTTAAACCATATTAAACGAATTATTACATAGTACATTATCTTATATACCAATGAACACTATTATTACACAAACTGACATTGAAAACATAACAAATGCAGTTAATACAAGTCTTACTTTAGAATTAGATAAATTGCGCAAAACTGTTTACACACGCTCTCAAATAGTTCAAAATGAAATAAATAAAGGTATTTTACAGTTACCTATTGTAAAAGAACTCGTTTATAATTATGAAGAGTTATTACAAAAAAACTCTTCTAAGGAAAACAAGGATGAACTGGTTGAACTTAAACAAGAGTTAGTACAAATGAAAGAAAATATTTTAAAGCTATCAGTCATGTTCAACAATTATATTAACACAAGTAATGATGAATCTAAAGACGAGGCGCATATTCACTTGACCATTCATGAGATAGACAACACACCCAACACAAGTATTGAGGATCTTAATCCCTATATTCATTTAGAAAGTCCTCCTTTAGTACCAATAAAAGAAGAAAAAATAGATATAATAACTACGGCAAAAGAAGTTTTATCTAGTTGCATGATTGACTCTAATCCTGAGGAAAGAACTTCATATGACAAGGAAGAAGAAGAGGAAGAAGAGGAAGAAGAAGAGGAAGAGGAAGAAGAAGAGGAAGAAGAGGAAGAGGAAGAAGAAGAGGAAGAAGAAGAAGAGGAAGAGGAAGAAGAGGAAGAGGAACAGGAAGAGGAAGACAAAAAAGAAGATACGAAGCATAAAGATCGTGAAGTTGAGATTGAAACAGAAAATAGTGAAGAAGAAGAAGAAGAAGAAGAGGAAGAAGTTTTTGAAATAGAGTTTAATAACGTTACATACTACACCAATAATGAAACAAATGGTATATTGTATGAAGTAGATAATGATGGGGACCCTGGGAAACAAATTGGATTAATAAAAAACGGTCAACCATTTTTTTCGTAATATAATATAGTAATCTTAAATGATAAAAATATGTGCTCCAGCATTAATTTATATTGTGTTTTCATTAACGCAAATTATTGTAGATACACTTAAAGGGTATTATAACACTGCATTTCTAAAAATGATTGTATCTATGTTAATTACCATTTTATTGAATACTTTATGTAAAAGTGGAATGAGCATTATATCTTGGTTTATAGTTTTTATACCTTTTATTTTTACGACATTCATAGTTAGTATTTTGTTGTACGTATTTGGATTAGATGTAGCAACAGGTAAACTACCCACTACATGTAATATCACATCAAATAAACCCAACCAAGACATTCCCATAAATACCCAAGTAACTAGTGTTGTCTCACTACCAAATACTAATACATCTGATCCACAATATGAAAGTTTTATGTAAATAAAACAATTTAAACATTTAAAGTATTTATATTTTATATGAATACTTTAAACAACATTATTCTATGGTTTTATCGTATATGTGCAGGGATTGTTACGGTAAAATGTGCTGGACATTTAATACGTGTCAATCATACAAGCATAACACAAATAAACTGGAACCCTACACTAATAAATGTATTGTATAAACTGATTTATTTTTACAGTAAAGTTCAGTTACTATGCGTTAAATTAAACACTAAATTATTTGCAGTGTTACTTATAATAAGCGATAACAGCACTAAAATATTGCGAAAGTATAATATTTCAGTCAAACCACTCTCTCTACATCAATTTGATTTTTATAATAATGGCAATCTAATCGGAAGTAAGACATTCAATAATGAGTTAAAATTGACAATAGATGTTGACTTGAAACAAGAGTTAGAGAATATGTTCTCAAAACAGTATAACTTTATAATATATTCTGATTTGTCTAACTTGAATAAAGAGTACTCAATAAATAAAGTACTTTATCAGGTTATTCCTGACGAGATTTATTATCAGGTTTCTAATGTAAAATTTATTGGTTTAATATTATTTTATCAAGATGCAGATATTCATATAAATTTGTCTACCAATGAATACAACTTTTATGTCGTTAATAATATTTTTGATAAGTATTTTATAATATATTTCATTAAAAATATACTCAAAAATCAGTGTATAGACACTAAGAATATATTTCAATATAAACTAACTTTGTATGATCAAAATGCAGAGATTAAAACACTTGATGAAAGTGATACTATTGTACTTCATAAGGACACTTATGAAATTGTTAAATGTGATAAACAGATTAGTTCTGATGGATTTGTTATTACTTAAAAAATAATTTAAAAAAAATTGAATACATATATTATTGATGGTGACTTCGCAATTTGATATTCAGATGGATTCTATTGCAAATAGTGACGCTACATCGTTGAGCATGTTTAATCCATTACAACATAAATGGAACCTTTGGGCACATTTACCTCATGATGTAGAGTGGACCATTAATAGTTATAAAAACATATATACTTTTACAACAGTAGAAAATACAATTGCTATTTTAGAAACTCTTCCTGATGTATTAGTTAAAAATTGCATGTTATTCATAATGAAAGATGGCATCATGCCAATTTGGGAAGATCCGAGTAATAAAGAAGGTGGATGCTTTTCATACAAAATATCTAACAAAAATGTATATGAAATATGGAAACATTTAACGTATGTATTAGTGGGAGAAACTATGAGTACAAATCAATCTTTTGTAAATAATATTAACGGAATAACTATATCTCCTAAAAAAAATTTTTGTATTATTAAAATTTGGATGAAAACTTGTGAATACCAAAATCCAACAATAGTAACAACAGAAGTCAATGGAATTATTCCTCAAGGATGTTTATTTAAAAAACACGAGCCTACAAAATAAACATAAGTTTCAAAAATAAATAATAGGATTATATCAATTTAAAAAGTTATTAAAATATTGTCTTATAATGACTGTCAAAAAAAAATCTACTCTTCGTAAGTTGTGTCTTTGTATGATCGTTAAAGACGAAGGTCATATAATAGCTAAAACTTTGGAAAATCTAATTCAAAAACTACCCATTGATTATTGGGTAATTTCTGATACTGGATCTTCCGACAACACAAAAGAGGAAATTATAAGAGTATTTAAACAGCATAATATTGAAGGCGAACTTTTTTCTGATGAATGGAAAGATTTTGGATACAATAGAACAAAGGCACTGAACCATGCATACCAGAAAAGTGAATATCTCGTCGTATTTGACGCAGATGATTGTATTTTTGGAGACATAGTCCTTCCAACCCCACTGGACAAAGATGGATACTTTGTTGGCTTTGGTACATCTCATGGAGTTCATTTTACTAGATTATTACTTATTAACAACATGAAAAAATGGCATTATAAGGGCGTTATGCATGAGTATATTGAATGTCTTGAACAACCATGTAACCTGAGTTCTATTAGTGGAAACTATTATGTTGCACCAAATGCAGTTGTAGGTAATCGTAATAAACAACCTATTGAAAAATATTTTAAAGATGCCTTAATTTTAGAAACTGCATATGAAGAAGCATTAGAAAAAAATGATTTGATTTATGAAAGGTATGCATTCTATTGTGCGAACTGTTTTAGAGACAGCCAAAAATATATTAATGCAATAAAGTGGTATAAAATTGTTTTAAAACAAAATAACTGGGTACAAGAAAAATATATATCATGTTTAAGGTTATTTCAGTGTTATAATGCCATAAATAAAGTAGAAACCGGTATTTATTACTTAGTCGAGTCATTTAAATATGACAATACCAGAGCAGAATGTCTATACGAACTGGTGCAATACTATTCTAATAATAATAATAAACCTGTTGCATACAAATACTACTCTATGTACCAAAATTTTTATGAAGCTAACTATAAAGAAGAACATACTGGCAAACTATTTTTAGATATTGGTAAATTTAATTTTTATTTACCATATCATATGATTATTGTTTCTTACTATGATAAACAATTCCAAACAGGAATTACTATGTATAAAATAATATTTAGTAAAAAGTTCAAAGAATTCAACGAATTTTATGTAAAGCATGTTTTGTATAACTTACAATTTTACATTGATCATGTTGATCCATCAGACACTGAATTTTTTACTTTGTATCAGAGCTATCTCATCTTTTTATTGGAAAATAAGTATCCCCTAGAAAACCATTCTGATTTAACCAGTAAATATGCAAAATATTTAATCAAAGCAACTCTAGCAACAGTAGATACACTACAAGTTGGTAAAAAAGAACAAAGTATCCCCACAATTATTCAACCTGATAACTCTACTACAGGAACTCTACCAAATGACACTAAAAATTCAGAAACAAAAGATGTTGTTCTTGCAATATTGGCAAAAAATGAAGGTCATTCATTATCATATTATTTGAGTTGTATTTATAAACAAACATATGATAAGAAACATATACATTTGTACATAAGAACAAATGATAATACAGATGATACCTCAGATATACTATCGCAATTTATAGATGATCATAAGCATGAATATGCGTCTATCTATTTTGATAATACTAACATATCTGACAATTTACAAACTTACGCCAAACATGAATGGAATAATAATCGTTTTGCTATTTTAGGTAAAATACGTCAAGACAGTATAAACTATGCTTTGCAAAAAAATGCTCATTATTTTGTAGTAGATTGTGATAACTTTATTACCTCTGATGCATTAGATACGATGGCTAAGTACTCTGAAATGGGTGTAGTTGCTCCAATGTTAGGTTATCATGTAATAGATACAATTAAAAATAACACTGTCCCTCAACATGATGTTTATTCTAATTATCATGATGAAGTTACAGATAATGGGTACTTTAAAGACTGTTCTAGATACTATGACATTAGATTTAATAGGATAACAGGGTTACACAATGTAAGTGTAGTACATTGCACGTACTTTATTCATAATAAATTTGTAGATAAAGTCAAGTATAATGATACGACAGAGCGACATGAATATGTTATTTTTAGCGATGTCCTACGTAAAAATAAAATACAACAATATATTGATAATACTAAATTTTATGGGTTCATTTCGTTTGCTGAAAACAAAGAAGAATTTACTGCAACATTAGATTACTGGAAAGACAAAATGAATGAGGAAACCATAACGATCAACATCTAAGGTGGAACTACAAAGGGTCGTTGTCCTTTTTCAACAACTAATGGTTCAGGCATGTACACAGGTCGTGTTTCAAATACATTGGCTGTTTTCAAGTATGTAAGTTCTGGGGTTAAAGGGGGAGCTGGATTTACTAAATTGGTTGAATTTATCCCAAACAAAAAAGATTCTATATCGGCCGCATTATGCGACAATATATTCCAAGGTACTTGGCCAGGATTGAGTCCATTTCCTGGCAACCTTGTATCATACGCCTCTCCATAGGCCGAGTATTTGTATCCTGTGTATTGTCTAGCTTCTTTATATTCTCTTTGTTGCAAACAATAGTTTCCTGGCGTATTTTTATTGCGAGTAGAGGCCATATATAAAATAAGTATATTTATATTTATATAAATAAATATCCAATTATATAATTATATGTAAATATATAATTATATAAAATTAGATCACCATATATAAACACAATGATAGAACACGAGATAACTACCATGTATAATACAAAATATGTGTGTCGGTATAATAGCGATGACGTATTTTTAGATACCGATGACATAAACGAAGAAACCAAAAATCAAATCAGAAATATTCTCTATAGAAATGATTTATTACATATTTTTGACATAGATGAGTTTGATGAGGTGATAGTTAACAAAGTAATTCAAAAATTATACGAAATGCTAAAACAAAATACCGGATTTTATTCATTACTTCAAAAAGTGTCAAGCAAAATAATCGGAACCTCTGGGTCAGACTATGAATATTTTGGGTTATTGATATTATATTCGTTTGATTATTTACATCAAAGTCATATATGTATAAGTGAACTTTTAGAAACAGGAAATGTTTCTAAAACAAACCTTGATATTTTATACACTCTTGTGGGATGAGCGTATTATCATACATGTGTTATTATACGTACTGACCTGCAGTATGGGTAGTGTAGTAATTCATGTCTTTGGTTAGTTCTCGGCTAGGTACACCGCCTCTAACCCATCCTTCTGAAGCAACACCTTCTACTAAATTTGCTGGATTTTGAATATTTTCTTTAACTTCCAACAACAAAGGGGTTGTATGGTACTTCAAATAACTTTGTTCTGTCAATTTAGTAACTGTTCTTTTATTTGTAATACTTTCTCCTTGTTGTATTTGCGATTCTAAAATTGGATCTACTGAACCTCTACCTAGAAACGGGACCGTCGCAAAAGGTCTTTGGTATAGATCAATTCTACATCTTGGATGAGTTTGAATACCGCCAAGTAATAATTTGGAGCTTTCTTGTACATTGCAACCACCTACAGCCAATCCATATCCTCCAGAATAGTTAATACATGGCTGAGTTGTCGCTAAAAGTTTGGCGTTTTTCATAGAGCAGTCTGCTGAAAAATAATTTTGAAGTAAATAATTACATGATTGTGCGTTTTGAATTGTATTTTGATCTATACAACATCCATCATTACCAATTCTTGACATATTATCAAATGTGTAGTTTGAAACATAAGCCATATTATATTATATATTATACATAATTATTTAATTTTATACATTTATTTTTATATAATCTGAAATTAAACTAAATCTATTGGATTATATAAAAATTATACACAATAACTAAGAGGTATAGCATAATAGAGACATAACTATATTAAAATGTAACGTAAATTATCCTGAACTAGTGCAAACGCGTTACCTTCTTTTGCAGATGGCATGTTTCCATATAAATATTCTCCATAAGCACCTTGATCATTCGTTACTCTCGTATTTGGCATAGAATAAAAATTTCTCATAGACCAGTCTAACTCAAAATTATTTGCTAAATCACCGAATAACTGTTTATTCGTATTTTTGATATCAGGATTCAAATATTGAACCGTTTTTTTTGCACTTCTGGTAATATCTTCGGATACATCTACATTAAACGAAGGCGCCGCTGCTTTACGATCTGGGTCGTCCATAATTTCAGTTAATAAAACATTACCTAATGGATTTTTTTTTGTAGTAGGATAAAAATCACTGCGTAGTACTGATTCTAAAGTAACTGGATTTGTTAGTTTATTATCTAAAGGAATCGTTTTTTCGGGAATAACATTTATATGTCCCATATCAGAAAATCCCTCTTTTTTCTCTAATAATGTTTTGATTATATAGGTTTTTCTCATTTTGTAAATAAATAATACTACAAATAAAGTTATAATTCCTATCAACAAAAAATTTAAATTCAAAGTGAACAAAAAGCCTAAAACAGACAATAATATTATAAGCCGACTGATTGCATTTAGATTTTCTTCAAATGCCATGGCAGATTGTGGCCATAGTTTTCCTAGCTGAGTTTTATTAAATAATATAGTAGGATCATTGGACCAAAATGGAATATATGTTGTCATTATATATAATAAGATAACTTAATATTTATTGTATTTTGTTATTTTTATCATTTTTACAGATTAGAAATTACAATTCTGTACCATTACTTTTTGTTATGTTTACCTTTCTTCTTATTAGAAGTTTCATTGAATTTTGCTCCTCTGGGAGTCTTTTCTACTTTTTCACCAGTACTAAAAATAGAAATAATTTGTTCATCAGTCAATGCGGTTGTTTCTAAAGGAACACTTGCAGGCTGGGTTGGTGTAGTACTGGCTTTATTATTTACTTTGTTCCTCATGCGTTCTTTCATTTGAGCCATTTTTAAATTTTTCTGGAGCTGTTTTTCCATAGCACCTGTATTTATTTTTCCACTCTTTCCTACTCCAGGAACACCTAACTTGGAAAATATATCTTTCATGTTTTCCATTCCAGGCATTCCTTTCATTTTGTTAAGTAACTCTACACTCTCTGAAATCAACTCGCTTTCTTTTATTTCACCTGACTTTATTTTTGTATCTATCTTTCCTCCAATGTTTTTTACCATTGACATTAATTTCCCTGGATTAGAAAAAAGTTTTTTAAATACATCTTGGGTGCTAGTAACATTGTCCATATCTAAATTTAGATCTTGTGCAGTTTCTTCTGCAAGTTCCATTGCTAGTTTTCCCAGTTTGCCTTCCATCATTCCATTGATATGTTGATGAATCTCTTCTGCCGTAGGAATGTTTATGTTGGACTTAGTATCATCATGTGTATCATTGGCATTGGCAGATGGATCTTCTGAATCTGAAAACAAATTATGCATACTATTCAGAGTCTCTTCTAATTTCGCCTTCAATTCATCCTCATTAATCGCTTCAAACAATTTAGCTGTGTCACCTAGTTCTGATGTATTATGTACGGATCCTATAACAGAAAACAATATTAACTGTAAATATTTCCAAATCGTTTCTCTTGTGTGTTCACTAATATCACACAGCCAGAGTTGTTTAAATACTATGCCTGGCAAAAACTCTGTATTTACTTCGCTATTTTCTGAAAATATTTCAGTATTTTTATACAAAATATCAAAAAATCTTTCTGGAAAAATTTTCATACAGTGTTTGAAAACGTAACTAGATACATTACGAATATTTTCGTTCATACTAGTTTCTTTTAATTCACTGTCTGTTATATCAGAATAATCATTTTTTTTCCACCAGCGCTGAATAATTTTCTCATACTCAGGAAAAGTTAACATAATATCATCTATAAAATCTCCGATTAATCTATAAAACTCATCTGGAACAGATATGTTGTCTATTGTAGGTTCAGCATCAGATTTGTTCATACTATAAAAATATATAAAACATATATTTAAATTATACTTATCTAAATATATATTTATTTACAAATGTAAAAACGAAATATTTGTTTGAACTTAAAAAGATAACTATGGATTTATCCTAGATTACTAGTTATTTCTCTAGTCATAATCTTGTAAATTCTCTTGTTCATCGCCGTAATAGTCACCATCTAAATAATCATCGTTCATATAAGACATATCATTGTTTTCTCGGTCTATTTCCGCATCGTTTTCCATTTGTTCTATATAGTCATCCATATAAATATCTATGTTGGTTTCATCTACGTTTGCATTTTGACGTCTAACCTGGCGTTCAATTTCGGCAATTTTAGTCATTATTTCCCGTTCTTGGTCATAATTTTCCGGATCATATTCCTTGAGTCCTTTTGTTAGACCTCTATTCCAAACACCCAATTTGTTTATTTTCAATATAGTATCTACATTTCGTTCTTCATCCGTTAGTGCTTGTAAACGGTCAGTGAACGTGTCTTTCTCTTTTTCTTTTAATTTAAATACTTTATCCATAATCTCATCATACGAAACGTTAATCGTGTCTTTTGTATTGATCATTACTTTTATGTATCCAACTAATAACTTCGCTGTATTTATTTTTAATGAATTTATATTACCTTTTACCATAGATTCACTCAACTCATAAAAATCATCTCTTTCTAAATCGTCTGATTCTACGTCAGGAGCCGAACGACTTAACATCAACGAACTGTTTGTTAGTTCAATATAACTAGAAAATATTTTCAATAAATAATATTCCATAAGCAATGTGATAGTTCGTTTGTCTAACACTGAATACATTATTTTGTCATCTATTTTAATTTCTGAAAAAGCAAATGTTTCACTTGCTAGAGCAACTATTGAATTTGTTTTATCCTGAATTGTTTTTAGGATATTATAAATAATTTGATTACCATAGAGTTTTTGGATAGGTTCATAACATGAATCTACAATATTAACTATATCTTTTGCGTGTCTTTGAGAAAGACTCCAATACTTGGGCGGAACAATATTGTGAGGTTGTTGATTTAATATCATTGTAGGATACACTTTGGATAGCATAGTAATAAAAGTTTTAAAGTACTGCATAGAGTTATACATTCCAGAGTCTGAAATACTCGTTTCATTGCGTGAGTCTTTTAGTTGCTGTTTTTGACCTTCTCTTGCGTTGATTATATCATTGAATTTCCATTCAGTTATTGTCGTTACAAATTCATTAATGTTGTTATACTCTGATTTGCGTATTTCTCCTTTTTCTTTTATGAAGCTAATTAACTGTTTACGCATATAAGTATTTGAATCACTTAGATAATTTTTCAGCTCTCTCATATCATCCGTATCCGAAGTAATAGAAATGTCGTAGGTGTCTAATATACGTTTCATTAGGGTTATAAATTTAGAAGGCAACTGTGCATCATTTGTTGTATCCAGTAAATCACGCATCCGCTGAATACATGTATAAGTATGAAATGATATGTCTGCATTTACAATGTTATTACGGCTAACAATTTGCAATAACCTAAGAAGGGAATTTTCAGTATAGTTACGACCGTCTCTTTTCAATTTACGAATGGATTCTTGAATAGTTTCACTTTTGTTAATATATTCTGGTTTATCATTACATAACGGCATCAAATCGGAAGGAACAGGTACCAAAGAATTAAACTTGCAATAATGAATAAATGCATAATAAATGGTTTCTTCGTTAAAACTACTAGGTACACCTGGGTAAACCCGTTTTGTATTTACCGAGCTCAAAAAAATAGGAGCTTCTGTTAAAAGATGAATGTCATGAATAATATTAGAAAGTGTTTTTACAATAGAGTTAAATTGTTCAATTTCGTTATTATCTTTATTAAAATACTGCAGCGCAGTTAATTCGCGAACACCTTTTTCATTACAACAAGCATTATCCATATAAGGATGTACTGCACTTTTCAGTAATAAATCTTTCTTTTCCACAATTTTTTGTATTACTTCTTGAATAGCCATGGAATATTGAATTATCTTTGACTCTATAACCATTATTTTTTCATTTTGTCCAAAAGACCCCATACGAATGTCTTTCATCAACGATTCTAAAAACCCATTACTTATGTTTTGTAATTGTTTTATTTTAAATCGTCTCAAAGGAGGTAAAAAATTTGTCCATGTAATAATGTTATGTTCCTCTGGAATATCTTGTTCAGGATAAACTAATAAATAGTTAATTTTATCTTTTATGTGCTGATCTACATCTATATTAGGTAGTAAATATTTCACAGTAAAATTTTTAATATTGTTCGCAATTTTTTCTTCTTTTTTATCGCCTTTTACTTGACTTAATACATACCATGGATTGGTTTGGCTTTTTATTTTGTAAGCGACGCAAGACAAATAGAGAAGACCCGAATTATCTCCGTCTCCTTGAAGTGGAAACCCACCAAATGATCTCACGCAACCTGGAAATGTTTTACGTGTTTTTATAGAAGGAATACTCGTTTGAGCAGCAATTAAAAACATACCCAGTGTCAAGTATAATACTGTAGAATGATATACCACATTATATTCAGGAATTGTTTTGCCTTTCTTTGCCATTTCCTCCATCAACTTTGAATAAGCAGGTTCTTTGGATAACACATTGGTATCATTGAGTAAGTTATTTACAATACTAATAATAAATTCACTTTGATTATCCATGTTAATTCCCATAAAAGTTGATAAGCTTTGAATAACATTAGAAATCATTCTAGATTGTGGATTCAAGAGCTTGATTTTGTTACTTGCAATCGTCATTGTTTGTCCTAGATCTTCTTCTAAAACTGCTCTAGTTTGAATACGAAAACCATCTTCATATCCTTCTTCCACGTCCCAATCAATTGCTTTAATAAAAAACCCACTATACTTATCTACCCAACTATCTCCATCTTCACTTAGTTTACCTTGTAATTTAATCACATTGTTCATTTCAGTATTATAATCGCTAGGCATTTGAATAAAAACCGTTGCCAATGTGTAAACAAACGTTGGTAACAACTTTGTGTTTGTGTCTTTACAGTATAACCAAAAGGGTGTCTCCATTTCCCCGTCAGTTATATTTGGGGTATTTTCAAGGTAACCGCGTGTAAACTTATTTGCAAATTTAATAATATCATTTTGTACTTTAATAAAATCCGGTTGGCCTAATATGATATCACGCAACTTTGTATGTGGCGATACAACAACTTTCATATCATTCATTTCTTCCAATCCTATTTTGTATTTCTGTTTATCATATTTATAAAACTGATAAGATTGAATATTCTCTAATTTATCAAACAAGTTGGCATATTTTTCTAGAAATGTCTTTAATTTTTTAGACAATTCTTCTTTTGAAATATCATAACTTTTGTCAAACTGACTCATAATTTCCTTTAATGCATTGTTCACTATTGTATTTTTTGACAGAGTTAACGTCTCACAACTGTCATCGGTTCCTTCAGAGGACTTACTAGGTTTTATTAAACACTGGGGTTGTATCAAGCATAATGTATCGGTTTGGTCAACAAAAAGCTCAGGATCTATACTTTTTTCTTCTATCCATTCATGATTCTTCCTAACATAATAATGGGGTGTTTCCATTGTCATGGTTGGATCAAAAATAACTGCATATTGTCCATCCACCACTTTTTTATAGCCATTGATTAACGACTCAGAAATATATTCTGCATCATAAGCAGTGTATTTATACTTCTTTTGTAGTTTATCACTTAAAAAGACTGCAAACTCTTCAGGAGTTAATCTAGACTGTTCTACTAAAAAATTTTCTAACAAACTGTAGGGGGTATTGTCATATTGTTTATCAAAATAAATATCTTGCCCATTATCACCAAGCAACTGTTCTTTACTTTGGTATTTTTTGGCTATAATGTAATTTTTACATGTATTTTCTTGCTGACTCTTTTCTAAAACACCTTGAAGTTTATCTTTATCCATGTTGAATACCGAGTTCAACTCATTAGGAAACATAAGATGTAAATTTTCAAACGCAACTGCGGTATTGTACAAATTTCCAAAGTCAGCCATAGTGATTTTCTTTAATAGTTCAGAGTTTGTTATCAATGACGTTATGTCGTTACTATCTGAGTGTTCATACTTATCAAATACTATATTTTTTACGTCATTGTTTTGATTCAAAATGTTAAATAATGTTGTGTTTACTTTCATTGATGACTGTAGGTTTTTCAATAGTGACATTTTGCGACTGTTCTCTACATAATTTCTATTGTATTCGGAAATTTTAGTATGAATAAACTTGTTGATTTCTTTATATTGCATATATGTTAGATCATTGGAATAAATAAGAAAAGGCTCCATATAACTGATTAAGTCTACCATAGAGAGTTTACCTTTGATATACTTTTTGGATAGGTTGAATAAAACTTTAATTTTTGGAATAATAATTTTTAAAAACTGATTATAAATATCAATCTTGGTTATCTCTGTATTTGTATTTGTATTTGTATTTGTATTTGTATTTGTAACTTCATTTTCATTTATATTCAACATAAATTGTTTGATATTATCCAAAAAATTCGTTTCATCATATTCTAACTCAGTATTCAAGGTATCAATTTCTATATTCGTTACTTTGGTGTTTTTTTTCAAAAGTTGCCAATAGTTTAAAAAATGTAGATGCAAGTTAGACTTTGTAAGTAAGTTAGATCCTGGTAAGTTAATCTGTGAAAAACGAATGGTTGGTTCTGGAAGAGTTAAAATAGAATTAATAGAAATAGGATCATTGTTTGTTAGTTTTACACGATGAGCAATCATTTTGCTGCCTTTCAAATTGGTTGCTTCCAATCGGTTTAAACCTAAATTGTATTTTTGAATGACAAATCTACGGGATAAAACATTACTGTTTACTGCTACAGAAGAGTATAACTGACCCAAATTATCAATAATGACGTTCATGTCAGACATAACGTCATGCTCACAAATAACACTGTTATTTATATCTGGAGAAACTGAGGTAAATGGAGTCATAGGGTTATTCAGTCCACGGTATAATTCAACATATTTATTATTTTCTGTTGTTGATGTGTTAGATCTGTAATTATTAAATAACTGTTTTATTTCTTGTATAGATTCTGTTGTTTGCAATGGAATTGTATCAGATAAATCTTCTTCTAGATTCACAACAGTAGAAGTATCATATACTTTCTTTTTTGTTTGTGCCACCATGAGAATCCAATACAGTTTGTTTTTAAATTGACTCAAATAGTCAGCCAAGGGTTTGTCGCTAGCAGTTTTTGTAATAACATCTATAATATTTTTGTTTTTATCAAATTTAGAAGTAATATTACGTAGTTGGATAAATCTAGTTATCATGATATGAATATTATTCAAAACGGTGGATGTACGTTGATTATTTGGAATGTCAGATAATAATTCATTCAACAAATCATTCGTTTGAGTTTCAATATTATAACGATAGTTTTGTTTGTCAATATCTACATACTCATGAATGGCCTCTGCATAGTCTCCAAATTCAATTTGATCGGCTTCTACAATCATTTGTCGCAGTTTATCTTTTTTATTAATGGTTACTCTAGGTTCAAACTCATCCAAACTAATAGATTCACCTAACTCTACTACTTCCTCTTCATTGAGTTCATGTCTAGCATCAATAGGCTCTTCTTGTTGTCCTATGTTTTGTTCAAGATATGCATGTTTTTGCGGGGGGTCGCGCAATTCTATGGTTTCAACAGGTATACTTTCAGGAATACCTTTGTAATCAAAGTTGATATAAATGATATCGCCATCAGGATATGTTTTTATTTCAATCATATCTTCCTCCAAATTTGTTATTTCGCCAGTAATAAGCACCGGTAAGTCACCTCCAAAATACAAGTTGATCCATTCTCCTGGATAGAGTCCATTTTGTTTTGCATAACCTGGAAACTCATTACGACTAAGTAATTCTATTTTCGTAATAGTCCCATTACTTATTACACCATTATTAATTCTTAGTTGAATTGATTGAAGATCACTCTCATCTATTAATTTTATTTTTTCAGCATCAATATAATCAATCAGAAATACATGATCGTTAAGCATTTCATTTGTCCGATCTTTAATACGGATAACATCTCCTAGTTGAAGTTCAATATTTGTTTCATTTACATTGGTTGATTTCTCTTCCTTTTCAATATTTATGTTAGATAAATTTATAGACATTATCTTATATAGATAGTAGAAATTTTTATGATAAACTAAAATAGAACGTCTAAATGAAATGAATGTATATGATAAAAACAAATGTTCAACGGTTTAAAGACAATTTCCTAATAATGATTATTTACATACATAGAATGCCTTATTATGATTTATGTCAAATTCCTGAGTTTACTAACATTTTAAACAAAAAAGAATTAGTCAATTCAAAATTAAATGCGATTCAATATTCCACTAAATCAAATCAAACATATACAATTGTGCGCTACGACAAGGAAATTTTATGCCAAGATCTTATTCCAAGTTACGGATTATTCCGATCAGTTATCATTAACAATAGTAATAAAGTCGTATCCTTTGCACCTCCGAAATCTCTTTCTTACGAAGCATTTTTGGAAAAAAATACTGAAAAAAACAATTCTATTGTTGCAGAAGAGTTTGTAGAGGGAACCATGATCAATTTGTTTTGGGACCCAATGGTTGGATTAAACGGATCATGGGAAATTGCGACTCGTAATACTGTAGGTGCAAACGTATCCTTTTACAAAAATGGGCTTACATTTAACAGTATGTTTTTGGAAGCTTGTAAAGAAAATGCATTGGATATTAGTGTATTAGATAAAAAGTACTGTTATAGTTTCGTGTTACAACATCCTGAGAACAGAATTGTTGTTCCCTTTAAAAAAGTTCAACTTTACTTGGTAGAAATATACCACATTGTGAATACAGAAGAGACCGTTACCGTAGATATAGTAGATATTACTACTTTTTTTAATTATGGATTTGCCGGTAGTTCAGTAAGACTTCCTGAGGTATATTATTTTGATTCTTATACCGAATTAAAAGATAAGTATGCATCTCTCAATACCAGTTATGATATTTTAGGAGTTGTCATTAAAGATATGCATACTGGATTGCGTTGTAAAATTCGCAACCCTGTATATGAAGACGTTCGCCATTTAAAAGGCAATCATCCAAAATTACAATATCAATATTTGTCTCTTCGCCAACAAGGAAAAGTAAAAGAATATTTGGCTTATTATCCTGAACACAAAAAATTTTTTTCCAATGTTCGTGATCAGTTACATGCATTTACAGAAACCTTGTTTCAAAATTACATAAAGTGTTATATCAAAAAGGAACAAGAACTCAAAACGTTTCCATCACAGTTTAAAACACATATGTTTAAATTACACGAAATATACCGTAATGAACTAAAACCAGCTAATTTGTATGTTACCAATACAGTTTCTATCAAATATGTTAACAGCCTTCATCCATCACAACAAATGTTTGCATTGAATTATCCGATGAGAAAAAGATTGGTTGACTTTATCAACCTTTAAGAAAGGTTTACCCAAAAGTAGCTTTTGAAAAAGCTACGGCAAAACCATGTTCCGCCTTTTAGAAAAAAATAGTTTCTAATATGGGGGGTGCATATATGTGTATTATTTTATTGTCAACGTTACGTTTATTAGTAATATAATTGCAATTATTATTTTGGTATGTATAATTGCAATTTTCAAAGTGTGGATAATGGTTTTGCCGTAGCTTTTGAAAAAGCTACTTTTGGGTTCCGCCTTTTGCTAAAAGGCGGATTTTGTCGAATACCTTCAATGCCTCGTCAGTCGTATGCTTAAACATAGAACGTATATCATTCTTACTTCGTGTAGGTTCGTTGAATGCTAGGCGAATAATACTATCGCTATCATGTGGGTGCATTTTTTTGAAACCGCAATAACTTAGCACCTTGAGGTCTTGATAAAATATCTTATACAAAATATAGTTTAGAACATTACCCATCGTATAGTCTTCGTTTTCTAAAATTACATCATAGCAGTTATCCATAGTATTCACTGAGTCATTGATTGGCACTTCATTTTTTTCCATAAGATCCTGTAAATTCTTGAATTTTTGAAGAAGAATATCGCATGCTTTTACAATAAGTTCCGCGTTTTCAAATACTCCCACACTTTGTAAAATAAAATCAAAACTGTTTTTCTTTACATATCGCAGTCCTTCTAAGAGTTTCCAGTTAGAACTTTCAAACAGAATGTCTTGTTCGTTTTTTCCTTCATCTTTCCACGCCTGTTGTCTCTTTTTCAATTCCTCATTCATTTGTTCTGGATCAGGACTATATCCGTAAGAACAGGTTCCGACCACATTAAACATAGAGTCTTCTCTAGCAGTACCAACACTAAACTCGCAAGTAAGTTTTATTTTTTCGCCTAAAATTTCATCGGAAATTTTGGGTCGCAGTCTCACAAAATCAATGTAATATTCACCTTTACCCGTAAGCGGTACATAAGGAGGGAAAATAGCACGTACATCTTTTTCTTCTAAGTATGTATTGGTAGTAACATTTTTGATTTTGAAATGTTTTGTAGTCACATACATGACTGTATCTGTAAGGTTTTCTTCATTAATTTCTAATAAATAGTTATTCAAAGGAATTTCTAAATCGGTAATATGAATCGGAATACAACTTAATCGTTGTTTCAATATTTCATTATTGAGCCGAGTCGTATTTTCCAAAATAGTTGCTTTGTTTTCTTCATAGGGCATTGTTTTAAATACGACCGTAGGAATATCTGATAAAATAGTGCGCCGGATTGCATTCGCAAAAGACACATCTACGCCAGTCAATGTAAAAGTAAGGGTATTATCTTCTTCTACAAAATGATCAATCTTTGGGTTCATTGTTTTATGTATATGTATATTTATATACTATATTTATTATGTTTAATCAATTTTTTTATAAATATTATTTTGTATAATATTTTTATTCTATTCATAAAAATATTATTTCATCAATTATAATATAAAAATAACTACATAAAAAAGAATAAATATAATGAGCACTATTTTATATTATAGCAACTTTTGTGAACATTCTAAAAAACTCTTACAAGTATTATCCAAATCAACCGTTGCAAAAGATATACATTTTATTTGTATTGATAATCGTGTCAAAGACTCTAATAATAAAATATATATAGTTTTACAAAATGGGCAAAAAATAATCATGCCTGAAAATGTAACAAAAGTTCCTGCTCTCTTACTACTTAATCAGAATTACAAAGTTTTGTATGGAGAAGCTATTTACGATTATTTTAAGCCTCAACAAGAAGTCGTAGTAAAACAAGCTACCAAGAACAATCTAGAACCCATGGCATTTTCTTTTGCTGGGTTCGGTGCGGGAGGAATTGCCTCTGACAATTACAGTTTTTTGGATATGGATGCGGATTCTTTAGGGACAAAAGGGAATGGCGGATTAAGGCAAATGCACAATTATGTGACATTAAACGATAATTTTGTCATACCTACTCCTCAAGATGACTTTGAATATGGTAAAATAAAAGATGGCGAAATGAAAATTGAAGATTTACAAAGACAGCGAGATCAAGAGTTGTCTAGCATAGACTACCGAAAGTTATAACTTATAACTTAGAAATTATAAATTATAAGTTATAAATTTAAAGATAATATTATAAGTTATTTTATAAATATGACAACTTTGATTTCCATTTTTAATAACCATTTTAGTGAATTTTTAGAAGATGTTCAAAACGTGTTCCCAGAAAATGTAGACATTGCAACTGCCAAGAATTCATTGGTTGCTATTCGCAAAACAAATCCTAAGTTATTAATCAATATATGGAACACTCGTGTAGCTATTCCTTACGCAAAAGAAATTGACGAGGGTAACATTGATTTCTTTATACTAAAGGACTACTCTCAAGATTTAATGAAAGCAGACAATTCAGATAAAATTATGGAATCTATTGACCGACTTAGAGAACCTGTTAAGTCTATGAGTAAAGAAAATCAAGCGAAAACTATGAAATATATACAAAATCTCTCCAAGCTATCATTTACAGCCTTGGGAAAAGGTTGAACAAAATACTGGACTCTCATTCAAAAACGATGGATACAAATATGTATTCTTATCATTTTTAACGTTAAAATAAAATAATAATATTTATTATTATATAAATGGATAATATTTATTTATCATTAACAACCCGACCTGAAAGATTAAGTTCAGATTATTTTATCAAGGTACATGATTCACTTATAAATCAAACAGTTCCATTTAACAAATTAATTATTAATTTATCTGTTAAAGAATTTACCTATGTTATTCCGGATTACTTATATAATAATGAACGTGTAGTTCTAAATGAAACTGACATATGTGGACCTTGTACAAAATTAATAGGTTGTATTGATATTGTTCCAGATAATAGTATTGTTATTGTATTAGATGACGATATTGTAATGAGACCTAACTTTATTAAATCCTTGTATGATTCTTATTTACTCAATCCAAATAAAGTAATCAGCCATTTTACTACATCAAGAGACAACTATAACGAAGTAGCTGGATTTGGAGGTTATATATTCAATATCAATAACTTAAAAAATATAAAACCATTTTATTATACAATGCCAAAATGTTGTATACAAATTGACGATACATGGATATCTTGGTGTATTCATAAACTAGGCATAGATGTTATACAAACAATAGAGAAAGATGCCTGGAATAATATATTAGATATTCCAAACACCGATACCCATCCAGTATGGTTTGAGTTATGTAAACATACAAACAGAAACCATCTAATCACAGAAATGTTTACAGTTCTAAAGTAAGTCCGCCTTTTAGAAAAAGGTCTCCGTAGGGAGAAGTGAAGAGATACAACTCAACCTTTAGAAAAGGTTGAACCAAAAATAGAGTATTTATTGTTATTTTGTTTGGCTCTACCTTTTCTAAAGGTTGAACCAAAAATAGAGTATTTATTGTTGTTTTGTTTGGCTCTACCTTTTCTAAAGGTAGATTATATGTTAAGTGGTTATAAATATTTGCCTATTCCCCCAAGAGTCTGGTCTAGAGTACAAAATAGTTGTTCTTCATACCCTTCTAGCTACAGCAGTTTTGTATATGTGCCTTTATTAAATCAAACGGTTACACCTATAGAATCAGATTATTATGCCCAACTAATTACCAAAGGAAATGTGCTGCAGTATAAAAAAAATAGTTCCAATTTAACCAAAAAACAGCGCTATTCACAAATCGCCAAAGGAAAATGGACAAATAGAACTACAACATGGGCAACTCAGTCAGACAAATACACAGATCCAAATACAAAATATTTAAAACCTCAAGGGGATACCTTTTTAGAAATGAGCAGTTCCAATACGTTACTTTGCAATACGGTACTCGTTCCTATTACAGGAGAAATCATCGTTACCAAATCCAATCGTAATGTGAATCCTACCACAGATTCGGATGTTCCAGGAACCATTCAGAATCTATATTGGAACCCAAAGATACAAACATGGTATCCGAAACAAAGATACGTAATGACCAATAGTACAGATAAATGGCCTATTAATTATAAACTCTTTGTCAGTGCTATTAAGCCATCTCCTCCTACAATTATCTCCTTTACTGGAGGTGTCGGATTTGTAGAATTTACTTGGGAATCAGTTTACAGCGATTGTATACCTATTACCAGTTTTGCTATTTTCAGGGATAATGTGTTTATTGAAACAGTGAACTATCCTACAAGTACTTACACAGTTAACAACCTAACAACAATCACTACTTATTCTTTTTATGTGGTATCATTTAGCAATAATATTCCATCGGAACCATCCAACACTGTAATTGTTACGAGTTTGCCGGTGTAATAGTATATACTTTTGTTATTTTACTTCATGATGTTATGTTTTGAAGTATATTTTTGTTTTATGTTTATGTAAATTTAGTGGTAACTTCACATAAATATATACTCTATAATATATAATATTATATGTTAAGACAATTTATAAGAAACAATGTAACGTTAGTATCTATCCTAATATTTATTACCTTGTTTACGATTGTTCAATTATATAAACCACTCTTTTTATATAATCCAGATGGAAGTATTCGCAGTTTTGGCATTGGATATAAAAACAAAACAATACTACCCATATGGCTATTTTCTATCATTTTAGGAATTTTTTGTTACTTATTTGTTTTGTATTATTTAGCTTATCCAAAAATTAGTTTTTAATTTACACGGTTTCAAGGCGCAATCATTGTAGTAGAATTGTTCAAATCTTTTTGTTTTTGGGCTTCTTCTTCTTGTTTCAAGTATTCATCATGACTCGCTTTTAATTGATCCACGGTTTTTCTGCATCCCCGACTCGCTAAATTAAAGGAAATAATAGACGTTAAAAAAACAGCTGTATACAAGTACCACAATCCTTCACCTATATTGTCTTTTAAAACTACTAGTCCTAATAATTCCTGTTGTTTTTGTTGAATATCCGGAATATTGCCACTATCTTTCATCAATGGTTTCATGACGTCCCAAACAGAAAGAAAATTTTCTGGCGACATTTGATTGATTAACACAGATTTATTGCCACATAGTTTTAAAATAGCTTCCGCTGATTTCTTCATGGTTCCTTTGGCTAAATCACTCATATCTCCTGATGTGTTAATAGTGTCATCTATTGAGGTATCTACTAAAATACTCGTTAAAATATCATTTGCTTTTCCTGCAACTGCAAAATATCCAATAACATCTGAAAACGCGGTTTTTAGACCAGGATACATCATTAACACTGCTAGCATCACCCCAAAAATAAGTGTCCATGGTACAAATGTCATCAAGGCAGCTACACCCACGTTGGTCGTAGAATTACCTCCGCATTTGTTGATTAAAAACAAGGAATTTATCACAAATTGACTCATTACAACCATTAAAAAATAAAGCCCTAGTCGTGAAATATTGCTTTTATAGTATGATTCTAGTTGATTATTTTGCAAAATATCAATCGTAATAGGTAACTTACCGAGTGCTGGAAACACATAATAAACAATAGTGATAATCAAAAATATAAATATTGACAAATAAGAAGTATCCATATAGATATTGAGTATAATTTTTTTTACTATAATAACAGTAAATAATAGACTGAATTATAACCATGAATTTTGACCAACCCTTTACTAAACCTGTTTTGATTGAACCTGGTGTTAGATATTTCTTGAACGAAACATTGAAACAGTGTCATCAGTTCAAAGAAAAGTATCATAATGCAATTTTTAATATTTCTGTTTTTGTAGCATTTGTGGTTGGTTTAGGAATACTGCTTCTTGTAAAATATAAAGGGAAACCAACTTTAGAAGAAAGAGAAAGAAAAGAAACCGAAACGAAACAGTATATATTATCTAAAATTCGCAATTATCAACAAGATAAAATCCGTGCACAACAACAGCTTATTACAGGACTACCTCACTGGGGACAATCTCCTGCTTTTTAGAAAAAAGTTGGATATATTTGAATAAATCTTTTTCTAAAAGGTTGATTTTTAAAAAATGTATGTATTATAAAATGGACCAAAATAAAAAAAATCAAAAAATAAATGAAGCGATTGATCAATTCTATAAATTGAAAAATGAATATGAAACTAACTTTTATGAAAAATATGTCAAACCAATTTTGAACTCAGGGAAAAGTCGGCGAGAAAAAAAAACTCAATACCAAAAATTGCCTAAACCTAGGTGTATCAACTGTGGACGAAATGTAGGATCTATTTTTACCATTAAAGGTGATACAACAGAGCTAACCCATAAATACACAGCAAAATGTGGAGATATTACTGCTCCATGCGCCCTTAACATTTCCATTATCACTCCATCTACAGAACCTTATGAACAATCATTACAGGATAACGCACTTTCTGCTGGTTCTTTGAATACTTTGAAAAAAAGTATTATTAAGGCAAAAAATGACCTTATGTTCGGGTATTTGAAACAAGAAGAAGCGTTTGAGTTATTTCAAAAACTAACTTCTGAATTAAAAGCGGATACAGATTTGTTTGATTACACATTAAATCAGTATATTATTCAGTGCGACAACCCTGAAAAGCAAGAGTTTTTGAAAAAGAAACAAGTAGAGTTTGAAATCCAACTTGCTGAATTCAAAGACATGATCAAAGAATTTAATAAAACCAATGATGAAAAACAAATTCATTCTGCTGTGGAGTTTTATATAAATGCACTAATGCCTCAATGGAAAGAAATTGAACATATCAAATATAGTTATAACAAAGTAGAAATAATAGATGGAAAATATACGTTGGTTCAAAAAAAGAATACATTGGAACAACTGGAGTTTAGTTATAATGAACCTGTATTACAGTCTTTTGTAGTAGGAATGAAAGCTCCTTCCAAAACGCTAAAGAACAAGCCATTACCTCAAAATACAAAAACAAGAAAACAACAACCTATGCCAACATTAGTATTAGTAGGCGAAGAAGAAACGGAAAAGAAGACAAACATGGAGCCGTCTGAAGAGGAAGGCGCTGAAGAACTTGAAACAAAAGAACCTGAATTAGAAGAAAGTTAAAATTTTCATGAATTATGTTTTAGTTTACTTTTTAGATGAACCTTTTTCCAAAAGGTTGAAAAATAATATGTATATTATGTATACCCATGTTACTAGATTATATATCATTACCAGTTTTTTTGATTAGTTTGGCTATAGGAATATTTTTTGTTTATATCTTAGGTAGCGACCAGCATGTTGTATATCTATATCCGACGCCCGACAACTATACATCCATAATGTACAAAGACAATGCTGACCAATGTTTTCAGTATAAAGCTCAAGAAACAGATTGTCCAATGAATCCTTTACTTATAAAAACGATTCCTATTCAAACATAAATTATATAAACATATATTATACATGCATTTGTACAAATTTGTAAAAAGTAACACAGGCAAGTATATGATGTCTATTATTTTAGGAATCGGGCTAGCTAGCGTGTTTCGCAGTGTGTGCAAAGGGAAAAACTGTGTAATATACAAGGCACCCCCTCTAGAAGAAGTTGATGATAAAATTTATAAATTTGACGGCAAATGTTACAAATTTGAACGTGTATCCAAAAAATGTAACCAAAATAAAAAAATTGTTGAGTTTTAATCAAACTCAAAATTATAACTATAATTATAGTTATAAGAGAACTATAAGTATAATTTGCGTAAAATAATTATAATCATGATTCTTTAGTTACAATATATGTCTAATACAACTAGTATACATGATTTACCAACTGATCCTACTGGTGGAGGCACTGTAAATGGAAACATTCAATTAGTTGCCAACGAGATGAAACTTCCGAGTATTACGAATTCTGACCCATCACCCAATAATCCGTCCATTAACTTAGATCAAACTACTATTAATCAAATTATTAGTGGACTACAACAAGCTAGTTCTACAGGTCTAACCGTATTACCTAGTAGAGACATTCCTCGTAATACAGAGAATATCACACAAGACCCTCAGATTCAACCCAATTTTATTCCTCCTTCATCTAACGCGGACTATATTGAGGATGATGATAGTGGTGAAAATATTATTTATAATTATAACCGATACCAAAAACGAGAAGACACGTTGGATTCGTTATATAATGAAATTCAAACCCCTTTATTACTCGTTATTCTCTATTTTACATTTCAGCTACCCATCTTTAAAAACACATTGTTCAAATATATTCCTGCGTTATGCAATAAAGATGGTAACTACAATTTAAGTGGATATGTATTTACGAGTCTTTTATATGGTATTGTCTTTTATTCTATATCCAAAATCCAGTCCACCTTTTAGAAAAAAGCGGAGCCCAAAAAATAGATATACACATACATCATCATGGCAGTGCCGTCGCTTTTTCAAAAGCGATTGTTGGTCTCCACTTTTTAACAGGTGGATAAAAAATTGAAGTGTTTTCCTAGAAATAATATATACTAAAAAATACTTAATTACTAACTTTGAATTTATTTAACAAATGGTGAAAATATTCGTTTTTGATACAGAAACAACAGGAATTGTTTCTATGAACCATTTAAGCTATGATGCAAAACGTCAAGTTGAAAAAAATCTATTGAATACAGACATACATATATCATTTCCCGAATGGCAACAATGGATTAAATCATGGCCTTTTATCACGCAACTGAGTTACATTGTGTATGATACCGAAAGACCTAAGGATGCAAAAATCTTCAACAAGTACATAGATCTGGATGTATCTGTTGAAATAGAAGAAGGTGCTAGTAAAATTACACATATGTACAAATCTCGCGAAGATGCAATACGAAAAGGCGTTGACCCAGACAGTACTCCCGGGTTATTTATTTTGAACAAAATTAAAAAAGATACTCCAGAATTATTTGTTCATATTCGCGATGCAATGTATGAACTGATGTCCGATTTATTACAATGTCAGTACATTGTAAGTCATAATGTAGATTTTGACAAAAAAATGATTCTTGCCGAATTGTATCGTGTTGGTCATTTATCAGCTTTTGCGACTATCTTAGCGAACAATCGCTTTGTTTGCACAATGCAAAAAACTATCAACATGTGTAAAATAACCGCCATATCCAAGAAGGGAAATCCTTATTACAAGTTCCCAAAATTGTCCGAGGCGTATGAGACATTGTTTGGGTACAAACCCACTGGCAAAGCACTTCACAATGCGCTTATTGACGTGGTTATTTGCCTACGAATATTTTGCAAACTGGGAGAACCCCTTGATATAGATATTCAAGGAATGAATAAGCAAATCACTGAATTAATCAATTCCATTTCTCCTCCCGAATACAGATACAAATACATAACCCCTAAAGAACCTAATTTTATTACATTAAGGAGCGGTAACATAGTTTACAAGTTGTAAACAATTTAAAAATATAAAATGTAACTACTTAACTAGCCTTTTTTAATGAATGAGTTTACCCACAATATTTTTTCCTTGTTTGATACTTCTATAAAAATGACCATGTTGAATAATATGAATTCGTCACACGGAGTTATTGCTAGTATTGCTACAATGTGTTTATTTGCATGTTCTAGTCATTTTATTAAATTAATTCAAGAATATTTTGTAAAAAAAAGTATTGTTTCTTTATCTTATCCAAAAAAACACATGTGGTACTATTTTTTTAAAAAACGAAATAGTATAGAGTATACTGGAAAAACAACTACTTTAAAACATTCGTATCAAGATAGTCTAGTTATATCAAATGCATTTAGTGATAAATTTAAAGCATTATGGAAACATATGTCATATATTATCAATACCACAAACTCTATTTATCAAATTAAAGAGTATTATTCTTATTCTACAAAGAAAAGTCAAAATGAAAACGATTCAATTTATGTTGTATCTCAACTAGATAGTTTTTTGATAGATCCGACCCTTCAAATTTATGCATACACAAATATTCAAAATGAAGAAACCGAAACAGACAATAAACAGCCAAGTAAAACAGAAAAAATAATAATGACACTGTATTCTTATACCGCGTCTTTAGAACAAATACGACAATTTGTAGACAAAACAGAAGAAGACTATTTGATTTCATTAGAAAATAATCGTTACAAAAAGACCTTCGTCTACTCGCTCATCAAAGTAAAATTTGAAGATAATTCTTATGAATGTTGGCAAGAAAATGTCTTCGAAAGCAACCGCACGTTTGATAATGTTTACTTTGATGATAAAAAACATTTTATTTCAAAAATTGATTTTTTTATGAACAACAAACAGTGGTACCAAGAGAAAGGTATTCCTTATACACTCGGGATAGCATTACATGGACCTCCAGGTACTGGTAAAACCAGCTTAATAAAAGCTATATCTAATTACACTCAGCGTCATATTGTTATTATATCTCTCAAAATGGTGAAAACAATGAAACAATTATTAACTATTTTTTTTGAAGATCGTTATAATGTAGATAACAAAAAGGGTAGCATTGGGTTTGATAAAAAAATAATTGTATTTGAGGACATTGATTGTATTGGAGACATTATATTAAAACGCGATTACAATGACAAGAAGAAACCAAGAGTCAACAAAAGTAATCAAGCCCCTATTGAAAAATTTATTGAAAAAATGAGTGAAACTGAAGTCGTTAAAGTAAACCCGTTGACATTAGATGAACCTCTTACATTGGATGATATATTAAATCTATGGGATGGTATTCGTGAAACTCCTGGACGTATTTTAATTATTACCAGTAATCATTATGATAGATTAGATCCAGCATTAATACGTCCAGGTAGGATAGATATTACAATGGAATTATCAAATGCAACTAGAAATACAATTCAAGAAATATATTACAATTTATTCAAGAAACGAATAGATACAAAAGTACTTTCCAAAGTAAAGGATAAGTATTATTCTCCTGCAGAAATAATAAATATTTATTTAAGTGAAAACATGAATGCAGAAAAGGTTGTGCAGAGATTATTGAAAAATCGTCATTCATAAAACAAATAAAATTGAACCATTTTTAGGTTTATAATAAGTAATTAAATATACAAATAAATACGAAACAAAAGAGATGACTACAAACCCGTCGCAAATAGGCTCTAGTCTTGGAAAACGGAAATTTGGTGAAGCATTTAATGACGAGGAAATAGATGACGCTCGTTATGGTAATCATATTTCCTTCGACTATTTTGAAAAAGGAGGTATTGGACACGGTGTTTACCAAGAAGAACCACTAACATGTGATCCAGAACTAAACAAAAGGATTCATGAAACTTATTTGTGGTGTCTTGAATACTTGAAAACAAAACAAACGAATCGCGATAACTAGGAAGGTATATGTATATGTATATTCGTTGTAAACTTTCATATTTGTTATTGTTATATAACAAATATAACATGAATACTTATGTCCAACCATTAATACAAAATTTACCTGAAGAAATAAAACAAAATCATTTACAGTTAGATGTTGTATTTGAAGGAGGGCTATTCAACGGAAGCTACTTAGCTGGATCTCTTATTTACTTAAAAACCCTAGAACAACAAAAAATGATTACTATCAAAAAACTATCTGGATGTAGTATTGGTTCTATTACTGCTCTGTTATATTTCATAGATGATGAAGAAATTGTTATTAACATATACAAAATTGCCTATTCCCATTTTAAAACAAATTACAACGTCAACATTTTTGACGATGTTTTTTCTTTATTAAAACAACATTTGCCTAACAATGTTATAGAAAAAATAAACAATCGTTTGTATATTTCGTATTATAATGTACAAACTGGAAAAAGAGTTGTTAAAACCTCATATAAAAATGTAGATGAACTCTTTGAAATTATACGCCGTTCTTGTTCATTTCCTTATGTTATTGACAATCAAGTTTACTATAAACATAAATACATAGATGGTCTCTATCCATTTGTATTTAAATCATGTAGTAATACTAATAGTCATGTGTTGTATTTGAATATTCATAACATAGACAAAATACCTAGAATGATATCCATTAAAAACGAATCATCTAACATACATCGTATTATGGAAGGAATGCTAGAAACACATTTGTTTTTTATGCACGGGTTTTGTAAAACAAATATATGCAGTTTTACTGATCAATGGAATATAATTGAATGTATTAAACATTTTATGTTTATAAAATTCATTGACATCACTGTTCTATTCTTGCATAAGTTATATGTATTGAATAAAATTTTGCGAAAATCCATTGACAAAAAAGGTATTCATATTTACAAAATAATGCAACACATTTATATTTATTTGTTAAGCAATTATTGTGTTTAATCATTATTTGTTGACATTTTTTATTTTTATCGTATTTTTAGATTTATTTCGTATTTTTAATGTTTTAGATTTTGTTTTGTTTTGCTTTGTCTTCTTTTGGCTATTGTGTTTTCTTGCACTTTTTGGTTGGACACTCGTAGGAGACGTTTTTGGAGTATAATTTAAAAACCATTCTTCATATTCTGTTGTTCCTTTTTTGTCTTTGAGTTCCTTGAATTTACTTGCTTTTTCTGCTCGCATTTCTTCCCGACTATCTTGGTGTCCATAACACAAAATACTGAACCGTTTCAGCAAACCTTTCTGTTCTAATCTATTTTTTTGTTGAACATCAAACAAAAATTTGGACATGCACAAAATACGATCTTTGTCATAATATCCACGGTTAGCATACATAAACGCCAAATAAAAACTCAACATAGTATCAATGGTCGCAATTCTTACCTTCTTTCCATTTAACATTAGGACATTGTAACTATGACATGCAACTGGTTTATATAAAAATGCAATTGTATCATCACCAACACGTAGTTCATAATGCAATGGAATAATATCCCCGATAGCATCATGTTTTAGAATGGTTACATTATTCATGCCTATTTCTTTTAGTTTCTTTTTCACAACTTCTGCGGTAGCTTTCGGATCATGTGCCAATACATCAAAATCAGGTATGTGTTCTACTTTTTTGCGTAATGGCTTTGGCATATACTGACTGTATTGAGATATAGCATATCCTCCAAAAAAGACGACTCCTTGGTCTACAAACACCTCTCTTACTGTATCATATATTCTGTCTGCTTTCTCTTTGTCTTCCATTTCTCTTTGGAATTTAACTTTATCGCAGTTTTCATCTTTCAGCGGATAGTATTTATTGATAAGTGTCAACCGCTTTAATACTTTTTCCCAACGATCTGTGTCACCACTTGGTCGGCTTAGTTCCAAATACATACCCATGCGTAAAAAATTCGCATCCGTATATAGGATACCATTCACTTTCACTGCACTTGCTTTAACTGTGTTGAACAATTCTTTGGGTATATAGGTTATATCTGCAACGCCAATGAAATTTACATACACTTTAAATGTACCATGGTGTTGTCCTGATTTGGCTTCTACATCAGCATAACCCATCTTATAAAACAAATCAGTTAATTCTTTAGCATCATCTAGAGCATTCGGGCTAAAGAAATCGTAATCTGGTAACTCTAAATCAAAATTGTATATCTTATCTTCATCGGGCAATAATGCATTGATGGAAATACCTCCGTAACAAACCAGTTGTTTCTTTTTAATAAACCCTTCTACAATCGTAATCATTTTTTTGATTTCTGGAGTATTTACGACACGTTTATTCATCTTTTCTTGTGCTTGATCCACTTGCATACGCAAAATGGCTAGCTCACACTCTGCAAAACTCATGGACTTATCGCATATATTTTTATCTTTCATACATTATAAAAATATAATATTTACTTGCTATACTTGAGTCACTTATTTATTCATAATAGAATATTAAACATCAAACTTATAAAAGTCACTAGAAACTACTTGTGTTGCATAAGACAGTTTGGGGTTTTGTGGAGGAGGAGCATCTATTACAATCGGAACGTAGCGCAATGATTCCGGTTTCAAAATAAATGCATATCCTTCCAAATCAAATTTCATATCACTTTCTTCTAAATTAGTATCAAACAATTGGTATCTCATTGCTATCATTTGAGTTCCAGTTTCTCTTAATACAATTGCACTTGGATTTTCAGGATTAGCGCCTTTGTCAGGCATACCAATTGTCATACATCTTCTGTTAAACTCTATTAGTTCATTCATATCTGGACTATAAGCAATGTCATAATAGTGCAAAGCACGCATAAACAGTGAATTACTGGTCATGTTTACATACTCATAAAATTCTTGACACTCTAAAAAAGATATGTTAGATCGGTCTACAATAATGGTTATTTTACCAGCTAAATCTAACAACTTTACTTCGCCTAAATTTCTTCCTTGGTTCTCATAACTGTAATCTTTTCCTAACAATAAATGGTTATAACTTTCTAACAACTTAGCAAAATTTTGATACATTTTTTGGTTTGTGCTTTTAATGCGTAAGTGAAGAATCACCGGATCACGTGGATTTGGAGATGTAGCCGTAACAAATGCATAATCCCGTAAAACATTCATTACCTCGGCAAAATCAATATAATTGTAAGTCTCTTTAATATGGTAGTTGTCAGTTGTAGATGTTGCTACAACTGGGTTGTCATTGATAGAATAAATTTCAAAATCCAGTCCGCGAACTCCTTGTTTCAAAAGATCTTTTAACATACACAAATCTACAAAATCATTTTTATATGATCCAGCACTACAACAATTATAAGCACTCTTAATATAATAGTCGCGAAATAAATAACCACAATTCGGGTCAGACGAAGTAATAGACCTTATTTTCCCGTTCAGTTCGCTATATAATGCATCCATAGACTGACATTCTTTTTTAGGAAGATTGCGCACGTAAAAGTAATACAGTAATGAAATAAGAATAACTGTAAAAATAATCACTATTAAAATGGTGATAATAGCTGGATCTTTTAGATTTGAAACTGTATGCATTAATTGTTTAGACATTTCATTTATTTGATCTTTCATTATGTATCTATCTTATATTATAGTTATCTAAAAAATTAACCTATTTACTTTGATTATTCAGATTTGATTATTCATTTTTGATTGTATTTGTTCTAAAAACCTTTCAATAATACTTATTTAAATATATCTGTATAGATTAAGTTAAAAATGGCTGGAGGTCTTATGAATTTAGTTAGCCAAGGGCAACAAAATATTATTTTGAATGGAAACCCTTCCAAAACGTTTTTTAAAAGCACATACGCCCAATATACTAATTTTGGATTACAAAAATTCCGCGTTGATTTTGAAGGTTCTAAAACGCTTCGTCTGTCAGAAGAGTCCGTGTTCACATTTAAAATACCACGTTATGCAGATCTACTCATGGATACCTATGTATCAGTGACACTTCCCAATATTTGGAGCCCTATTTTCCCTCCTACAGAGACAAGTGTAGGCAATGGGCGTTGGGCTCCCTACGAATTTCGCTGGATTGAAAATTTAGGAGCAAAGATGATCTCTAAAATAAGTATCACATGCGGTAACTACACTCTACAAGAATACTCGGGCGACTACTTGTTAGCTTCTGTGCAAAGAGATTTTAACGCTGATAAAAAAGCTTTATTTAATGAAATGACTGGAAATATCTCGGATCTTAATAATCCGGGCAATTCCGGTTCTAGAGTGAACTCTTACCCAAATGCTTTTTATTCGGTTTCACCCGCAGGATGTGAACCTTCTATTCGTGGTCGTATTTTGTACATACCTCTGAACAATTGGTTTGGTTTGAAATCGCAAATGGCATTTCCTTTAACGTCTTTGCAGTATAACGAACTTCATATTAATATTACTTTTCGCCCAATCAACCAACTCTTTCAAATACGTGATGTACTAGATGGAGTAAATAACTATCCATATGTTGCTCCTAATTTTAACTTATTTTATATGCAATTTTACCGATTTCTTCAACCTCCTCCCGATGTTACCTTAGGAATAGATTCTTATACGGACATAAGAACCTTATGGAATGCAGATATTCACCTTAACTGTACTTATTGCTTTTTATCTAATGAAGAAGAACGAGTTTTTGCACTGAACGAACAAAAATATCTTATTAAACAAGTGCATGAAATGAAATTTTATAATGTTACTGGACCAAATAGAGTAACGCTTGACTCTGTCGGGATGGTATCTAGTTATGTATTTTATTTTCAACGCAGCGATGCAAATTTACGTAATGAGTGGTCTAATTATACCAACTGGCCGTATAATTATTTACCCAAAGATATTATCCCTGCTCCAACACAAGGGTATTTTCCAGTTGTACAGTTTAACTCGCAGAATTCGCAAGTTGAAATGATTGGTCCAGGTGTAAACATGGATGGTAAGTTAACTGGATGGATGATTACAGATAATTACTCTCCTGAAAATGAAAAAAATATTCTACTTACTATGGGAATACTGTTAGATGGTTCTTATCGTGAAAACTTACAGCCTGCCGGTGTATTTAACTACATTGAAAAATATACACGTACAAGTGGGAATGCTCCCGACGGGCTCTACTGTTACAATTTTTGTCTACATACATCTCCATATGATTTACAACCATCTGGAGCTATAAATATGAGTCGTTTTAATCAGATAGAATTGGAATTCACGACTATTGTTCCTCCATTGGATCCATTGGCTCAGTCGTTTACCATTTGCGACCCCGAATCTGGTAATGTGATTGGTATAAATAAACCAACGTGGAGGATCTATGATTACAATTTTGATCTTTATTTGTTTGAAGAAAGAATTAATGAAATATATTTTATTGGAGGAAATTGCGGGATGGTTTATGCGACTTAGGACACTGCATACTAGATGTCATTTATGTCAGTTGTTATTGCTATTGTACATTGTTATTTTGTTTATCTCAAAAACACAAAAAAATATGTTCAAGACTTTTTTCAGATTTCCTATTTTGGACATTTTATAAATGTCCAATTTTGGATTTTTGAAAAAAGTCTTGGAGAAAAACGAAAGTTTTTGATTATCGTCTCATCCCCGCTAAATTCCAAAAAAATAAATGAAAAAACGTTACTGAAAAATTTTTATTTTTACAAAAATATTTTAGAAAACAATTTAAATTTTTTTCTCATGGAAACATATGGAAACATTTGGAAACAAAATTCAGCAAAATTCAGCAACAAAAAAATACTGTGCTAAATGTGATGTATTATGCTCAACAATTTATAACTACAAGACACATTTATTGTCTAGGCGTCATGTCATGGAAACGCATGCGGAAACATTTGGAAACACAATTCAGCAAAATTCAGCAACCCCTTCTTTTCCTTTGAAATATGAGTGTAATTTTTGTAAAAAATTATACAAAACAAGAAGTGGATTATGGAAACATAAAAATGTTTGTTTAGAAAAAAAAGATGCCTTCAAAAATAATATTACAGATGTATCTTCATGTACATCCCATGATGAAATAGATAAAAATAGTATTATTTTGAAACTGTTGGATCAAAATGCTAACTTGCAAAATCAAATCTTAGAATTATCAAAAGAAAAATCAACTGTAATCACACACAATACGATTCATAATAATCAATTCAACCTGAATGTATTTTTGAATGAACACTGTAAAGACGCATTAAACTTAATGGATTTTATAAATTCTTTAGAATTACAAACCTCAGACTTAGAAACCACTGGTAAAATCGGTTATGCTGAGGGTATTAGCAAAATATTTATAAATGGATTAAAAGAGCTAGAACTTCATAAACGACCTATTCACTGTAGCGATTTGAAAAGGGAAGTTTTTTATGTAAAAGATTGCAATATTTGGGAAAAAGATAATAAAGAAAAAGAAAAACTAAAGAAAGCTATTAAAATTATTACAAATAAAAATATTAATCAAATATCTCAATGGCAAAAAGAAAATCCTGAATATTATAAGGTTGACAATAAAAAAAATGATGAGTACATGCAAATAGTATACTCAGCTATGTGTGGGGAAACAATGGATGAAGCTAATAAAAACTATGAAAAAATAATAAAAAATGTAGCCAAAGAAGTGATGATCAATAAAGAAAAAGAAAAATAAAGATAAGTATACAGATACAGATAAAAATAAAATAAAAATATATATTATATTATGAAAAACAATAATATATATTTTAAAATGGATCACTCAATGGTTAAAACATCCTACTCATTTCAGGTGGTACCCGCTAATTATTCAAAATCATCATATAAGAACTATTACGGGTTATCCCGCAAAAACTCAAACACATCAGGTGGACTTTTTGAAACTGGATTATACCTTGAGAGTTTGACCAGTGAGTCTATTACCAGCGCAAAGCCAAGACCTCCAGAATATTCCGTACAACCTATGCTACAAGGAGTTACTAACGATCTTCATGATACATCTTTGAGGACGCCAGTAAGTTTAACCAATTTAACAACCTGCATAATAGAGACGAATACTTCAAATCCGGATAAAATAAATCCATTATACTTTGAGTCTGATGAAGAAGATTATACGTTAAATCCCGACTTTGACGATGAAGACGACAATGATTCAGATAAAGATAACAAAATCACTAAACATACAAATACACATACTCTACCAATTAGTAATAAAAGTTACAAATAAGCATTAGATGCTAAAGGTCCATAATCTTGAAATAAACCCGTGGTAGTTTCTCTAATTGGATATTTTATTTCATTTTTCATTTTAGAAGGGTCCTGTAAGTACATATACTTGGTTTTGTCGTGAAATAACTTGTTGCCAAATTCTGCAGACTTCATCCATTTATCAATGCCATAATATGGTTTAGGTACTAAAGCAAGTTTTTTGTTGTATATCAAAGCTTGTGTTCCTATGTCGGTAGTTAGGGAAGAATATTGTGGCGTTTGATTATAAGTCAATTTACCTGCGTCATTTTGTCCACGTACCTCTTTAGTAACTGATTCCTCTAAATTTTTAAAAACTGGCTGACACCCTTGACAATCCACATCACTAGTACATTGTTCACGAGTAATAGAACACTGTGCATTTGGTCCGCAAAAATTTTGGCATTGATATGTAGTATTAATTGGCAAATTCACAGTGTGGTTGGTTAAAGGAGTGTTAGTATTTTCGTATAAAACATATGCATTTGTATCAAATCCTTCTTTACCTTGAATCCTGTAATTACAAAAATAACAATCGATGCAAATGATCAATATAACAAATACTACAATGCAAGATAAAATATATAATAGAGTATGAGTGTATTTCATATAATAATATAATAATATAATAATATATATTTTTGATAGTTCATATGTTTTAGAGACATACACGTGTATTGGTTCGTTTCTAAAAGTATAGAGACATAAAATAAAATATTCGCGTAATATAACTAATGTCAACGTCTGATACAAGTGCCATAGATAGTAAAAAAAATGCAACGAGTAATGTAAGCGAAGAACCTGATTATATTGGGTTTGCTACAAGTTTGTTATCTTATGCGATATACGTGTTTATTGTTTTTGGAATAGTTGGATCTATTGGATTGTACACATCTAAGGTGGCGCAAACCCACATTTTACCAGATAATATGGAATATGTACCATTTGGTAATAAACAGCCCAAAATAGATGAATCATTAGTTAATATAAATATTATCAAACAGTACGGTTTTTTTGGAATGGGTTGGTTATTTGGAGAAACGCCAAAAGTGTTTACTACTAAATTAAAATTTGATCAATCTGACATTTTGAAAGGTTATGAAGATGGATTCATAGGTATGATAAATTCATTTAAAACAGACCCAGAAAAAGCAAGTTTTTTTGGTCTTTATCTTCGTGACGTTTTATTGAATATGATTGCAGTGAATAATCTATACATAAATAAAGTATATGGCATTTTGGGAGAATACGTTCCTGAAAGTATGATCCTTTTATTTTATCCCATGTTTTTGGTATTATCCAGTATTTTTATGTTATTTGCAAATATGTTTTTCAGCTTTTTTTATCAAATAAAATACTGGAGTGATTTTTTTATGGATCATACTGTTAAAGATGGAAATGTACGCTGGAATGAACCATTCACATATTTAAGGCCGTGGAGGAGCTTTTGTTTGTTCATGTACGCGGTTTTCTTCTTTTTCCCAATGAATGGGTTTTTACCACTAATTGCAAGTAGCTATACATTTTTTGCTCCCTTGTTTATTAAATCCGAAATAGAATCAACGAAACAGAGTTATGGGGTTTTACAGTGTATCCAAGACGTATTTTTGTACAAAAGCCAGTTTTTCTTAATTTTATTGACTTACGGTCTTTTGACCAATTCTATAAAATATTTAGGTATGAACGGTCTCATTGGCTGTTTAGTAGGAATAATGATTGCTCTTTTTGGGTTTCATTTATACGGACAATATATACCTAATAACAATCCTGCTTCTACGACAGGATATGCCTTAAAAAAAATGAAAGGAGGTAGTAAAAAAAAGTAATACATTATATAATAATTATTATAGTAGCCATATTATTTATTTCGTTTATACATTATTGTATACGTAATAAATATATCAGTTATTGTGATAATTGTTATTTACACCTTTTAATATTTCAAACGCCGATTTATACCGTGGGAGACATTACACCTTTGGACATTTAAAACGCCGATTTTCTAAATCTTGTAATTCTATAATTTTCGCTTTCTTGTTTTATTCTTCACATATACAGCATATCTGTTATACGCTCCCTTAAAAATATTTTCATACTTTTCTTTTGGTATTCCTCATATTACACTTTGCTTTTAGTTTTTCGTGAGTTAATCCTTCTCCTTCCTCACTTACCTTGTAGAGTCATGATTTCAACATACTACAATAATTTTCAATACTATTTGTGAAGTGTTGGTAAGGTATAGCATATAATATTTTATTGCTTTTATTTACCAACTCTTTATATCCTTTCATTTCTATGACTACTCGCATTATCTAAAATAATAAGGTGGTTTGTTGTATTATTTGTATATCTATATTATATAATGAAAAAAATCCAAATTTATGGCGAAAGATGTTCTGGAACAAATTATTTAGAAGAATTATTACGTTTAAATTTTCATGTTGAAATAGTTTGGGACTATGGTTGGAAACATTTTTTTGGTTTTAGTGATTTATCTAATAGTGATAACGTATTATTTATAGGAATTATTAGAAATTTAGAAGATTGGATTAATTCATTATATAGAGAAAGACACCACATACCAAGTCATTTAACAGAAAACATAGATACATTTTTAACGAATACATTTTATTCATCCGACAACAATTGTGAAATTATGACTGATAGAAATATAGATACCGGAGAAAGATATAAAAATATATATGAATTAAGATTAGTAAAAAATAAATATCTTATTGAAAAAATGCCAAAATTAGTAAACAATTATTGTTTAATTACATATGATGATCTAGTTGATAATTTTTTAGACACTATGAATAAGTTAAAAAATTATGGTTTACAAATTAAAGATAGTATTAATTTTCCATTAAATGTGAAATATTATAAAAACCATAAAGATTGTTTGTTTATAAAAAAAAAAATATTATTCCAAAAGAAAAAATAATAATAGAAAACGAAGAATTGAAATTTTATGAAAAACTATTATTTCCTAAAAAATCGGCGTTTTAAATGTCCAAAGGTGTAAAAGGTTTAAAAATATAATGAATAATTTAATTATGACTAACACTCAAAGTAAACATAAGTTAGAGTTGCCTTTTGTTAGTATATGTACGCCAACATTCAATAGGCGACCATTTTTTTCATCATTGATAAAATGCATAGAACATCAACTATACCCAAAAGATAAAATGGAGTGGATTATTGTGGATGACGGAACTGATCCTATTAAAGACTTAATAACACCAGTAGATTGGATTCAGGTAAAATATGTTTATCATAAAACACGTTTACTACTTGGTCAAAAACGTAACATTATGCATTCACAGTGCAAAGGTGATATTATCGTGTATATAGATGATGATGATTATTATCCTAGAGAACGTGTATCGCATGCTGTAGAAATGTTAATGAATCATCCCACATATCTTATAGCAGGTAGTAGTGAAATGCATATATACTATCATGATCTAGACAAGTTATACCAATGTGGACCTTATGGTAAATATCATGCTACAGCAGCCACGTTTGCATTTCGTACAGAATTGTTACAAAATACAAGGTACAATGATGAAACCGCATTAGCGGAAGAAACTAAGTTTTTAAAGAATTATTCTATTCCATTACTTCAACTAGATACGTTAAAAACGATAATGGTCGTAGCTCACTCTCATAATTCTTTTGACAAGAAAAAATTATTGGAAACCCCGCTAGAATTTAAAGTTACTCCATCCAAATTTAAAGTTCAGGATTTTATTCAAAATGATCAATTAAGAGAAATGTATACTAAAGATATTCACGTGCTAATTGACGCCTACTCGCTAGGAAGACCAGAAAATAAACCTGAAGTATTGCGCCAAATAAAAGAGATTCAAACGAATAGAGATAAACGATTACTAGAACATAGTAAAAAAATACAGCAAGAAACACAACGGTTGAATACATTAAAAATACCGCAGTTTAATAGTATGGAACAAATGAAACAGCATTATGAAAAGATTATTTCTGATAAAGAAAAAATCATTTCAGATAAAAGTTGTTTAATTAATGAGTTACTTAAAAAAATAAAATATTTGAATGAGAATACATCAAAATAACAGTAAATAAATCATATATGTTTATAAACAAATATAAAGATAATTTTGTATATAAACACATAATAGATAATACAATACATAATGTACTATGAAGATGATCATTACCATCCTGTAAACAATGATTATGCGAATCACAACGCCGCTTTATCTGACTTGAAACAAATGGATAAAGGGTATCATAAGATAAAGAGACTTGGATATAAAAAGTCAGCTAATGGGACATTGACCCCCAAGATGGTAAATGTGGAAGTGTATTGTTCTGGAGACGTAGGAACTTACATAAGAAATGCGGTTACTGGTCAACGTTACTCTTATCGTATAGGAACGACTGAGGAAGATCACTTATTTAAAGTTGGTCTCTCTACGGGAGAACTATCTGCAAATGCAGGATCTTTATTTTATGACTCTCCTGAACAATATGAAAAACATTGTTTTCTCACGTTATCTAGCGAGACAAAAGAGAGATGGTATGAAAAAAAAATGTCTACCAGACGACAACAATAGAGAGACAATTTTTGTAGTAAACATAGTAATGTAATTATATAATACAATAAAATAAAATATCATATTTACTATATGAACACTTCTAATGACACAAAGTATGAACTAAATGATTTTGTGTCAGATGATTCGTCTAATGACGGGTCTGATAACAATATTGATGAACTAATATACAATAGTGTAGTAAATGATATTAGAGAGTTGAAAAAACTATCACCAACATCAACTTATTATATAAAAAGTATGTCACAGTCTCAAAAACTAAAAGTTATATTAGAGTACGATAAGGTATTACAAATTGTCCTCCAAATACTGGATGGATATAATATTGTAAATGAATCCTGAGGAGGATTACTTATACTTATGATACAGTTTACGAGTTTTATGTCTGCGTTTGGAACGACGTCTTTTAGAAAGTTTTTTTCGTCGTTTGCCTCCTAATTCTACAAATTGACCGTAAGGCTCATACGAATCCATATCTGGTCCAGGCTTAAAGTCAATAGGTGGTTTCTGACGTACAATGGTTCTAGATGGATATATAGTAGGCTCTAAAACAATATGTTTTTCTAATCCTACTGGTGGTGTATGAATCAACGGATTATAAGGATTTTTATTTATTGTACGTAAAGGTCCTTGAGATGCAATGCCTACACTAACTAGTTTATTTTTTTTAGGTGTATTCATTATACTATTTATAAATATAATATTTCATTACAAAATAAAAATATTATGTTTAACGTTGATAAGAAGAGACAGAACAATCGTCAACATCTGTAGGATTATCTGTTGCATTTTCGTTTGTGTATTTATCCAGATAACGGAACATGCGATAAATATCTAATTTTGTAATTTCATAATTTTCAAATAAAGACATTATTTCTACATCATTGTGTTTACCTTTTAAGTGTAAAAAAAAACTGAATAGATCAGATTTATCCATTCCTAACTGTTGACACAAGTCTTGTATAAAAATAGAATTATTGTATTCAGTTGAATATTTAGTTAACACTTTTGTAAAACGAACATCGGGAGGATTATACTTTGGTTTTTTTTGAAAAGTATCGTGAAACAATTTGTTATTTTGAAAGGTTTTGATTAAAGAACTCATTTCATTAAACTGCCATATTTGTTTTTGAAATGTAACCCTATCAATATAATCTGCAAAACAAATATTATGTAACATTTTCAAATAAAACGGGATAGCTTCTTCTTTTTTAAGTTTATTTAGAACATCTATTATATTTTCATGCCACAACAATGCAACTATTGTACGGTCGGTTTCATTCATAATATTTAAGTGATCGCTCATACATACAGGCGTATTTATTAACTTTTTCGTTATTTTTCTAGTATCTTCATTGCACGATTTTAATTGAAATATATGGTTCATAAAATCAATGTCGTGATCATTATTGTTGTTGTAATATAGTTCTGATATTATTTTTAACTTTCTCAAATCGCATTGAATAAACTGTATTATTTTGTCTTGTACATCATTTTGTATTTGTGGCAATATTAATTGAACAACATTCTTAATCTGAATGGTAGTAGGAGTTTTCAATTCTATTACATGACATACTTTCATTAATTCTTTGATTTTTTTATCTATATGATAATTGCCAATACATACAATCGGTATCAAAGTAATATCCTCTGACTTTTGTTTTTTTGTTTTTTTGGGTCGTATAAGTTTGATTAAAGAATTAATACCTCCTTTGTCTCCATTGTTCATTCCATCAATTTCATCCATTACGATAGCTAACTGTTTTACTTTTTTATAGAACATACTAATAACATTTTTATCCGACATGTTATGTTTTGTGATAGTCTCTATTATAGACTTGTTTCGTATATCACCTGCATCGTATTTAATAACATCATAACCTATGTTCTTCAATAAATCCACTACAAAAGTAGTTTTACCAGATCCTGGATCGCCATAAACGTAAATACCTTTTTTTGTCATTAAATTATGTTTATTTTTTTCAAAATTAGTTAATATATCTTGTATTTCCGTAACAATGTGTTCACGATTCAATATATAATTCATATTTAGCGTTTCCATCTTATATGTATATAACTATTGTTTTTATGTTGATTTTTACTTATTCCCTGATTTTCTGATAAAAAATGTAATACTATAGCACGACATTTATTAGACTGATTTTCAATACAATAACAATTCAAAAAATTACAATAGCTAGAATATATAATGTTATTGTATTTATATTTTTTTAGTTTTATCCAACTTTTATAGTTGTCGTTTATTAGTTGTTGAAAGCATACGTTGTAATCGTTTCTCACAATAAAACGTATATAGTTATCGTAACTAGTTGTAGGTATCCACTTCTTTATAAGCTTATGATACATAAAATAGGTTTGTTTATTTAAAAAAACAGCATATCTTAGTGGTAAATATTCTAAAATTTGATTTTTAAGTTCAGTTGGTAAAATGTCTATGCTTTCAAGTAGTTCCATTATACATTGATATACGATTATTATTACTATTACTGTTAGTATTACTATTAGTATTACTATTAGTATTACTATTATGGTAGGATATAACTATTATTTATGAAGATTCAGAAGATGCAGCGCATGGATTAGAAACCCCAGAGGTAATACCATCCCATGTAACTCCGCATCCAGTCGCCCAAGTATATTTAGCACATGCGCTGTTATTTCCAGTAAATGCGGCACTAGTAAAATCCATGTAATTTTTGTTTCCTTCTGTAGGAATATTGCATTTTCCTAAACTTTGTGTATTTACGCACATTGCTCCATTTCCTGATAAATCCATCCAGTAGTCAGGACAATCCCCTACTAACGGAGGCCACTGTTCTTCTTGTTTAGCTTTATTCAACGCAAACCCAATAAATATCAATGTAATAATAAGCAAAACGATTGCAATTGTCAAAACTATTTTCTGAAAATTCATTGCCATTTGTATAAAATAAATATATATATTTTTTCTATAAGACTATATTATATTATCTTATAGTATGAAAAGTTCCAATGGAAGAGTCAATATTATAAATAGGCAACAGCCGGATATTTGTAATTTATTTGCAATGTATGATAAGATACCAGCAAATCAATGCAGCACATTAAGAGAACCTACCTTAGGATTGTGGAATGAAACACTTTTATCAAATGCTTTTTTTTCTAGTAAAAACATTCAGATTATTCAAAATGGCATTCGTGCCGGAGTATATGAACGCTCCAATGGTCAATATGTAGTAGAGCCGCAAGACTGTGATTCTTTAAAAATAATTATGCGAAGTGTATTTTTGCAACATGCAGCCAATCAACCGGATAATATAAAAGGACAGATACAAGAACTTAATAAAATCGTGTTAGAATATTGCATTTATCAAGTATATGGAGAAGCCCAAGGGTACATGAAGTATTTGCATGACGTCAGTACTTTAGCAGTACCCATTGCACATCCAATCCAAGCGACACAGTTTGACCGTAAAGATTTCAAACTAAAATCATGGTTCTAAAATAAATACGTTTATACAAGAATAATATTCAAACATGTTATATTACTATGAACCATCCGATTAAGACATATAGTTGCATGACATTACGAGAATGGCAACAACTTTATAAGGATCCTTCAACCTTGATTGTCCAAGCCTCTGCGATGGATGGTAGCGATTCTTGGCAACATTTTCCAATTGGTATGAACTGGACATATATGTATAATTATACAAAAGGAATTCAAACCCAAGTCGGCGACCACAATTTGATGGTTATATCATGTTTCAATTCAAACACAGATACACGACGGAGAAGTAGTCATACAGTAAATAGGAAAGCCATTGAGATAAATTTATTACAGAACCGTATTGCAAATCAGGTTATTCCTATAGATAAGTACTTTGAAGCTTTGCCTAACTATAAATTTGTGATTTCTCCAGAAGGTAATGGGGTTGATTGTCATAGACATTATGAAGCACTACTTGCTGGTTGCATCCCAATTATAGAAGAAAATACGAAAATTAAAAAAAAATACAAAGGATGTCCTATCTTATTTACAAAAGACTATAGTGAAATTACAGAGAAATACCTTTCAGAACAGTATGATAAAATGATTGATACAGAATACGATTTTTCAAGATTATTTTTGGGATACTATGATACAGAAACACAAGAAGATATAAAACAATGTGGTAATTGTTGGCTAACCAGATTAACTAATCAAAAATTTTACGATGTATGATAAATATATCATTTTCAAACATCAGTATTTTATATTATTTGTATAGTATAAAATACTGTTATGATAAAAGTAAATAATAAAAGTTTCCAAACACATTTTGTTTATTTATTTATTGCAATATGTATTCTCATTGCTGTAATAATAGGATATGTATGTGTAAAAAATACAACGACCTCTCATGAATTGAATAGAACTAAACATGATAAGGCAAACACAATAGAATTTGTCATTTCACGATACAATGAAGACCTGCAATGGACAACGGAGTATCCTTTTAATCAACACAAATACATTGTTTATAACAAAGGCGGATCCAATGAAGACTATGTAAAAACCAATGTTTTACGAAGTTACAATATACGAAATGAAGGAAAATGTGATCACACCTATGTATATCATATAGTCCATCATTATCATAATCTTGCAGATATTGTCGTTTTTTTACCAGGATGTATCAATGAATGTTATTTCAAGTTTTCCAAAGCAAAAATATTGTTAGACTTGATTCAAAAATACAATGAAGCTTTTTTTATTGTGGATTACTATACCAAATCAAATATTTTAGATGAATATTATTATTTCAAAGTAGATGACTACAAGTCCATGAGTCAATCCAATCTGGCAAAAAATGAAGATATTCAATTTCGGAAAAGTAAAATACGACCCTACGGAAAGTGGTATCAAATGAATTTTGATTATGATATACAACACGTATCCTTGTTCGGCATCATGTCTGTAAACAAAAAGGATATTTATAATCATGATAAACAGTATTATTACCAATTCATGAAAAGTCTGGAGGGAGCTATTAATGATGAACTCAGTCATTATTTTGAAAAAAGTTGGGAAGCCATTTTTTATCCATTAAAGAATACCTATGTTTTGTATTATACCAATACGATTACTAATATTATATCCAAGATAGTAGTTAATTACATACATTTATACAAGGACAAATATGCAATGGATTTAAGTAGCTCTCCTACAACGGGTCCAATGCTTTGGAATATGATTTATTTTATCAATAACAACACGTATTTGAACTACAATATCCGCCTTATCAACCTTTAGGAAAGGTTGAGTCCAAAAGTCGCTTTTGAAAAAGCAAGAACAAAACTTTTGGACTCCGCCTTTTTCTAAAAGGTGGATAAGGTAGACTAATAATAATAACTCGGCGAAATGTGTTCAATATGTGAATACAATTTATTCGCAAAATACAAATCTTTGGAAGTAACTTGACGTGTTCCGATTTTCTGAATATTATTTATCAACTGTTCTTCTGTAGATGCTCCCAAAATAATTTTGTCAAAAAGTCTCATTTTAGAATAATGTTGTAACCATTCAAAGGATTGTTGTGTACATACATCTACGCCTTGTTCAAAAAAAGGTATTAATTTTTGTATAATAGTTGGCTTCCAATATATGTTTTGATAAATAGAGTTGTTTTTAAACCGAGATGGTTCTTCTGTTGTCGTCCTTGTATATTTACCTGTAAGTAGTCCTCCCGCTAATGGATTGTAAGCCCAAAAATCTATGTTGTAATTGTCTAAGAGAGGAAATATTTCTTCTACCTTTCTACTAACTAAGTTATACATACCTTGATAACAAGTAGGCAAAACATATCCATTTTCTTCACAAACATCTAACAACTGTTGGGTTTGTAACAAAGAATAATTGGAAATACCGAATTTGTGAAACTTTTCTTTCCGCCATAACGTTGTACATACATACAAGGTTTCTTCCAAAGGTGTTTCATGATCAGGACAATGTAAAAACAAGTATTCTACGTTATCTACCTGCAAATTTTTTAAAGAAGTCGTAAATTGGTACATAGTTCCTTGTAGACTCAATTGTCCTAATTTACCATTGGTGAAATCGTTATCTAGCCATGGATTGACTTTGGTAGCTATTTTGGGAAAGTAAGACAAGGCAGGCAATATTTCTCCCAAGATTTGTTCACACTTTGTGTTTCCATAATAATAGGCTGTATCTAAAATAGCTGTACTAGTTGGCGTGCAGTTTAAATAAGTTTCAATGATTTTTGTATAATCTTTAATAGTAGCATGTGGATTGGACGTATGAGGATAACCAATATTCATCGTTCCTAAAACAATATTATTCATAGGCGTTATATAACTATAGAAATTGTGTTTATATATGTAATAAATACAATTTTAGACAAGCTATAATTCGTAAAATAAAAATAAGTATTTCAATCAACCAAATAAAAAATTGAAATGATTTTTCAATAACTAATATCATCCAAATTATTAACTATCATCAAGTTTTCAAACGATTTTTTAAAATGTCACGCCACCAAATTGAAATCACTGCGGATGAACAACACTATATCTTAAACGGTATTTGTTATCATATTACCTTTCCTATTCATTTGGCATTAGAGCATCCGACTCAGAAACAACGTATTTGTCCGAATGCGCCTGAGCGACCCCGAAGGCCTTTGAATTTGAATTATTCCATGGAGCACGAAGATTATTTTGAAAGATTTCTATCCCAGATGGAAGCGAACGATACAAATACGCCATACGATGCTATTTTGGAGCTTTCGGACGATGAAGAACAAGAAGAAGCGGACTCACTGCATTATGTAAGTGAAGTATCTGAAGACGAAGAAGAGGAACAAGAAGACAAGGAGAACGATGAACCACTGTTTTCTAAGGTGGAACAAGCTATTCACGACGGACGTATTACGTTCCGCGAAAAACTCTTCAATACGCAATATTTATGCTGCAATAACTAATCCGATTTACAGCCAAAACTAAAAAATAAAACCCATTTTATCCGCTTTTGAAAAAGCGGAGCCAAAACTAAAAAATAAAACCCATTTTTAAATTTGTAATTTTTAACTAACTTTTCTTACACCTTTTTTTCTTCAATATTCAATATGCGAATGACTGTCATAGCTTAAATCATTATGTAAATTTACCAAAATAATTTTTTTATTCGGTATGTCAAATGTTTCAAATTCTTCATCGTCTAGTTTCAACAAATGTTTCATTAGCACTCTTGCAGTATGTTTATGGGTAACAATCAGTGGAAATTTATGTTCACCGAGAGTATATAAAATATCATTTTCATAATACGGTAACATCCTTTGTAAGACATTTTCTTTGGATTCGCCGTATTTAACCGTTTCAAAATAACAATTTCTATATACTGGATAATCGTTGATACTTTTATAGTCACGAATAATAGGCGGTTTCATACTGTAATTGCAACGTATGAGTTTGGTAAATTTATTACCAAACATTTCACGAACATATTGTCTTGGGATTCCTTCCAAAGTTCCATAATGTCGTTCATTCAGGCGCCATGAAGTGTATATAGGAATATCTACTTTATTAATTTCTGTTTTGATGATATTGGATGTATCAATAGATCTTTCCAATACTGATGTGAAAATAATATTTGGAAATAAATTGTGCTTGATCAACGCACTCGCTATTTTTGCTGCTTCTTTTTTTCCATAATTTGTTAGAGGAATGTTTGTCCAACCTGTAAATTTACTATCTTTGTTCCAAATAGATTCTCCATGACGAACTAATAAAAAACGTTTTTTAGCGGACGTTAAATTACCTCTGTATAACATTGTGATTATTTGTTAGATATGATATGTATCTAAATGATTTATTTATAAACTTTTGAAAAAGTTTGTCAAAACTCTTTGGGAGAAGAATGTTGGTTGAATTTGTTTTGGCTCAACCTTTCTCAAAGGTTGATAAAAGGTTGATTTTATTCACCATACAAGATATAATTCTTGGATTTTTCATAAAGAATATTAAATACATTTTTTTTCTCCTGACAAATATCACAAAATACCATGCTCAATAAAATACGTCGTTCATTTTCGTCTATAGCGGTTGACTTATGCAAAATCTCCGACCCTTTAAAAATAACCAAACTATTTTCTTTCATTTTCAAACTATGAACTTTTCCATTGTTCGTATACTTGAAAATATTTGCAGATAAATCGTCGCCTTTTTTGTTTTCATTGACAATTGTCAACAAAACAACAAATCTATCGCCATAATAATTAGAATAATCCAAATGCCAGTTAATATGATCGCCTTTGTGAGTATAAGTCAAGAGTGAACATGCGTTTGGATCGCTTAATGATATTCGCTGAACTGGTTTCCCTATAATATCGCTGAGAATATTCAAAACATCATTGGAATAGTAGAGTTCCAAAATACCGTTGTATTTTTCTTTGTATAAATTGAAAAAATTAATACCATTCGCTTTTCTAAGAATAAAATTGCGTGATTCAAATGTTGTATTATCAAATTGTTGCCGTATGTAGTTAAAGTAATCCTTATCTAGAAAATCATTGACAATAATGATATTGTTTTCCTTTTTTATTTTGTAATTACTATTGATAACATTAGAATACTTTTGTTTATGAATATGTATCTTTTTGTGAATGTCTTCTAAATAATCTTGAACAATTGTATTTTTTTCATGCAGATATAAAATAATAATTACACAAAAAAACACGAGTAAAAGGATACTAATTATAATTAAGTATATATTTGCGTTTTGTAAATTATACATATACTATACTATACTTCTATAATAATACCAAATGCAGATATATAATTACATAACATTATAAATAATTTACATAAAGAGTGTATTTTATATAATAGAAATGATGATTATACGTAATAATTTTAAAAACCTAAAACTTAATAATTTTGGTTCAAGACATATGTTTAGTTATAAAGACCCGTTTTTGATAGAAAAACAACTATCAGATGACGAAGTATACATTAAAGACGTAGCCTATAATTTTTCAAAAGAATATTTATTACCGAATGTTGTTTCATCATTTAGAAATGAAAAATTTGATAAAAACATAATGAAAGAAATGGGAAATATTGGTTTATTAGGACCCACAATCAATGGATACGGATGTGCTGGTGTAAATTATGTGTCATATGGATTAATTATGCGAGAAATAGAAAGAATTGATAGTGGTTATAGAAGTTGTGCTAGCGTTCAATCTTCTTTAGTTATGTTTCCTATATACAAATTTGGTTCACAAGAACAAAAAGACAGGTACTTACCCGAACTAGCAAAAGGTAACCTGATTGGTTGCTTTGGATTGACGGAGCCAGATCATGGAAGTGACCCCTCTGGAATGAAAACAAAAGCTGTTTTCAAAGATGGTAACTATATTTTAAATGGTAGTAAGAATTGGATTACAAATTCTCCAATTGCAGACATCTTTATTATTTGGGCAAAAGATGAAAATAATGACATAAGAGGATTTATATTAGAAAAAGAGATGAAAGGAATAACCTGTCCTAAAATTGAAGGTAAGTTCTCATTACGAACTTCAAATACTGGTATGATTTTTATGGATAATGTTATCGTTCCAAAAGAAAACATACTTCCAAATGTGAAAGGACTCAAAGGACCTTTTTCGTGTCTTAATAATGCTAGATACGGTATATCTTGGGGTGTCCTTGGTGCAGCCGAAGACTGCTACTTAAGAGCAAGAGAATACTCTTTGGAGAGAAAGCAGTTTAATAGACCGCTTGCTGCAAATCAAATTGTTCAGTTGAAACTTACCGAAATGTTATCAGAAATAACAATGGGTCTTCAAGCGTCTTTAAGAGTTGGAAGATTGTTAGATGAAAACATATCTATTCCAGAGAATATTTCTATTGTAAAGAGAAATAACTGTTTCAAATCATTAAACATTGCTAGAAATGCTAGAGACATGTTAGGTGGAAATGGCATATCGGACGAGTACCATATAATAAGACACATGTTGAATCTTGAAGCAGTAAATACGTATGAAGGGACTCAAGATATTCATGCGCTAATTATTGGAAAAGGAATAACACAAATTTCATCTTTTACATCTGCAAGTGTAAATAACGATAAGGATAAAGTATAAAAAAATACATGTAACCTACAACATTTTTGTATGTATTTTTTGAAATTATGATGAGACAAATACGTAAAATATTTATTATTACTGTTAGTTCTTTTTTACAATTTTACTCGTCTTCTTGATAGGTTCAACCATGGAATCTTTTCTACGTTCTTCTATATATTTGGAATAAGCAGTTTCTAAGTGACACAGTTCTTTCAACCACATTTGCTGAATGGTCGTATTCTTTACAACAAGTAGTTCCGATTCTTTCTCGCGATGTTCTTTAGACAACTTGGAAACATTTTCTTCACTTACACTGTCCATGGGCATCTTTGTCAAATACTTATACTCTTCGTCATCATCTATCATATCATATTCTTTTGCTTCTAGTAGATCAATGATTTGTGATTTTGTTTTCTTTCTTAAATCCAAACTGTCATTTAACAATTCGCCAATGTACTTGACTTTGTTAGAAAGTATGATTAATTGTTTTTCTAAATGATCAATCATGTAGTCTTTACGATCCTCGTAATATTCCAAACGAATATCATAGTAATCGTCTATAATTTCTGAAACTGTATCGTATTTCCTTAGACGATCCTCAGAATTAAATAAATTCATATTGGTAGTAGAATTCGTGGTGTACAACTTTAATAGTTTTTCTAATCCATTACAACCGTAGTCTCCTGGTTGTTCTTCTAGTTCGGATAGTTTCCCTTTTTGGAAAATAATTGTAAAGTCAACTGTGGTATCTTTACTCATGTCATCATAATCTTTTACGGTTGGAGTAATTTTTTTTCCATCTTTATCAGTAGTTTCTTGTAAGTTTTCTAAATGTTCTTTGAAATCTTGTGTCCAATAACCAACTGGTAGTTCGGTTACACGTATCTTATCAGGTCCAATAACTTGGTACATACCCTTGAACAAATATTTAGTATCTGATATTTTTGATATAGAACCGTTGAACCCTTCATAATAAGGGATAAATTCAAGAGGTTCTAAAGTATCATTTAATTTATTCTTTAAATATATAATAATATCAGTAGGACTGTAACACATGATATCTGTACTGAACCCAGTGCCAATTCCTTTTGAACCATTAATTAAAACCATTGGAATAATAGGAACATAGAACAATGGTTCCACAGGATATCCGTCATCCTTCAAATATTTTAAAATAGCATCATCGTTTTGAGGAAAGATGAATCGGGTAATTGGATTGAGTCTAGTGAATATGTATCTTTCAGAAGCAGAATCTTTACCGCCCTGCAGACGTGTACCAAATTGTCCGGATGGTTCTAACAAGTTAATATTATTAGAACCAACAAAATTTTGTGCCATCCCTACAATTGCCTGACTTAAACTTGCTTCTCCATGATGATAACATGAATGTTGTGAAACATACCCAGTAAATTGTGCTACTTTTATTTCAGAAATCAAATTCTGTTTAAAAGATGCGAACAATATTTTTCGTAAACTTATTTTTAGTCCATCCATTAAATTGGGTATACTGCGATCACAATCGTATTTTGAAAAATGTATTAGTTCTCTGTGAATGAACGTTTCATATTCAATCATTGGTTTGCTTGTATCTACATAAGCATTACGGTCATATTGCTCCAACCAATCTTTACGATTATCTGCTCTCTTTTTATTAAAGACCATATCAATAGTATCGTCGCTCACTTGACCTGTATGATGAAATCCCACAATTTTTTTGTTTTGGAAGTACTCTTTGAACTCTTTTCCAGTACTAGTACCTAATCCCTTATAATATTTTACTTTCCATCCTTGTCCGTCATAGTTTTCATTTTTCCATGCATCATATTCGCCTTCATTATAGAACAACAACTCTTGATTTGCGCGTCTAGCTTTTAAAATAGGCGTGTTCATGAAACCAATAAATCCAGGAATTTGGGTTAAACTAGGCCATTCGCATTGGAACAAGTTAATACATAAACCTTTGATATGGCTTCCATCTAAATCTTGATCCGTCATAAAGAGAACTTTGCTATATCTTAGGTTCTTGTGAACATCTTCTATGGTTTTGTAGTGTTTCCCGGTTTCCAAACCTAAAATTTTCTTGATTTCGGCAATTTCCTTGTTTTCATTGATTTTTTTAACCGCTTCACCGCGAACGTTCATGACTTTTCCTTTCAATGGATACACCCCAATAATATTTCGGTCTTCAGAAGATAATCCAGAAATAATACCCGCCTTTGCGGAATCTCCTTCACAAAAGATAATAGAACATTCCTTGGATTTTTCTGTACCGGCCCAGTTGGCGTCCACTAGTTTAGGAATACCGCGAATATTTTTGGATTTAGTACCATCTGTCTTTTTAGCTGCCTTGTTTTCCTTTACTTCTGTCAGCGCACACGCTGCATCCATAACGCCCATTTTGGCTACTTTTTCTACAAATTTGTCGGTAATGCTGCAAGCGGAGCCAAACTTAGATGAAGGGGTATTCATAAAATCCTTTGTTTGACTATCAAATGCAGGGTTCTCAATATCGCAACGTAAGAACAAAATAAGTTGCTCTTTGATACTATTAGGGTTTACTTTCACTTTTTTCTTCTTTTCAATAAAATCGCCCAGTTTTTTCGTGATTTGATATAGTATGTACTCTACGTGTTTGCCTCCTTTTGCAGTATGAATACCATTGACAAACGATACTTGGATAAATTCATGACTTGGTGATAATGCAACTGCATATTCCCAACGTTCATTCCCCTCTTCATAAACACGTTTTTCTTCGCCAATATACAAGTCAATGTATTGCTGGAAATTTTTAATGGGAATTAGCTGTGAGTTGTACTTCACCTTGAGTGACTTGTTGGTCACTGCTGAAATGTCATAAACACGTTTTTTTAAGAGTGCAATTGTGTCTGGCGTAAGACCGTTTATACCTAAACGTTTATAATCAGGTTTGAATACAATTTTTGTATAAGGCTTTGTTTTACACTTAGTAATAGATGGCTTTCCAATAGTGTCTAGGTTTTGACTAAACTCTTGAGTATATTTAAGTCCTCTCACATGGTCAACCGTTTCAATATAACCATAAGTAGACCAAATAAGCACCAACTTGAATCCAAACCCATTTTTTCCGCCAACAATTTTTTTTTCAGTTTTGTCGTAATTAGTAGATGTTCTCAAATGTCCAAAAATAAGCTCGGGAATCCAAATTTTATATTCTGGATGTTCTGCAATATCTATGCCATTACCATCATTGACCATCGTAATGGTTCCATCTGCTTGAATAGATATATCAATGTAAGAGACAGGTATAGCATTTTCTTGATTGTTTAGAACCGCTTGTTGCATTCGTATGACATGATCTCTACAGTTTACGATTCCTTCATCAAATAACTTGAATAGACCAGGAATATAGGTAATGTTTTTTTCTATGACCTTGTTTTCTTCATTCAGAATCCACATATTTGCATCTACATTTTCAACCGAACCGATGTAAGTGTCTGGATTATCCAGGATGTGTTGTTTATCAGTTTTTTGTTGATATTTACTTGCGAGAGTTGATTCATTCATAGTAGTAGCCATGTTTGTGTTTATCATTGGTTATATAATTCGGGGTTACATATTTATATAATTCAATTTTTATTTTATTTATTGACTTTATCTTATATTTTAATCATTTCATAGATTAATGAGTCAATCATTTATCCCTGGCGCACGACCCAGATTCACTAAGGTGTATACTTATGTCATATTTAAAAATTATAATACGTGTAATTGTATTCAACAAAAAGTAAATAGTGTAAAAACAGGATGGAATAACCCAACACAAACAGAAAATATGAGAATATCCCAGATACTTTCAAATAATTTAGGAGGAAAAGTAACATGGGGAAATTATGGAATATCTGCCAAAGTAAATTACTTAGGAAGAGTGGAAGGTCAGGCTGGAGGAAGTTTAAAACCACTAAGAAATCAATTTTAAAATTAAAATTTACATTCAAAATTAATCCATAGATATAATATTTTTTTCTTACTTTATGTATATAGATGACGCGTACAGGTTCACAAATGACAGTTGGAAGTAGAGCTCAAGTTTGGCATGGAACTGCCCGAAAAACCTCAGGAGGACTCACGAAGGGTGATTTGATGAAAAACAAAGAAGGACGAATTGTATCTAAGAAAAAACATAATACTGCAAAAAGAGAAAAGCGACTAGTTAAACACGGATACGGTACAAAGAAAGGACATTTTGGTGCTGTAAAACTTGTCTCTAAAAAGAGTCGTTCTAGAAAAATGCGTGGAGGTGCTCCCTATGGAAATGGATATAGCCCCGCTACAGCATTTGCGTCAGGCATTGATGGACAAGGAGTAACGAACTATGGATCTAATTCAACGGATGTTCAGTTAGCAGCAGGTATGGCTGGAGGTAGAAGCCGTAGTCGTAGAATGAGAGGTGGGAAAGGGTATGGATGGTTAGGTAGTGGAATTGATGGTCAAGGAGTAACAAACTATGGATCTAATTCAACGGATGTTCAGTTAGCAGCTGGTATGGCTGGCGGACGAAGAAAAAGACGAGGCGGTACAACCAAACCATTACCTTTATCTGGAAATAATCCTCAAATGGTTGCTCTTTCGGCTTAAGTATCTATCATTTTGTTATAATTTATTATAATACATCTTGTCTTATATTATAATACAATACCATACAATATAATTTCAGATATAACAAAAACAACTGGTTACCCAAAGCTGTAATTTATAATCATCGCCTCTTTTTTTCATATTATAATTATGTTATAAAACACAAAAATTTGTTGTAAATGTTCAAGGGTATATATTATTTATGATTAATGTAAAATTATTTTGTACATAAGTATTTAAAGAATATATTTGTAAAATATTTATAATGTCACATTTTTTATCTAATAATACCAATAATGATGGAAATGTATTAACTATTAAAACTGTTCAAATTGCTCCATTTCGTACTCTGATGACTGCGTTAAAAGACATATTATTAGAAACCAATATTTCTTTTCAACCTGACGGAATACGTATCATTAATATGGACAAGTCTCATACTATATTAGCACATCTATATTTAGCAGCTCAAAATTTTGAGTCTTATGAATGTAAGAAAGAGAAAATAATTATAGGGGTAAACATGTTTCATTTGTTTAAGTTGATTAATTCTATAGACAATGATGACACATTAACTATTTACATTGAAAACAATGACTATGTAGATGGAATTGTCTCTCATTTAGCATTAAAATTTGAAAATGGGGATATAAAACAGTGTAAGACACAAAAATTGCGTTTAATAGAACCTGAACCTGAAGAATTGGAATACCCAAATGTAAAGTTTTCATCCATTATTAATTTACCTTCAGCTGATTTTCAAAAAATAATTCGCGACTTGTCATGTATTTCTGATAAAATAGAAATAAAATCAGTTGGAAATGAACTTATTTTTAAATGTCAAGGGCAATTTGCTTCTGCGGAAATTTATAGAGCAGAATCAGATGGAAGTATGGGTTTTATTTTGAAACAGGATTCAACAAAAATTATTCAAGGAGAATTTTCATTAAAAAATTTAGGATACTTTATTAAGTGCACAAACTTGTGTTCTCAAATAGAAGTATATTTAGAGAATGACTTACCTTTAGTAGTGAAGTACAATGTAGCTAGTTTAGGCGAGATCAAGTTATGTTTAGCACCATTGCCAAGTAATTAAACTAATATCATTTTAAACATGTGTATATTCATACATATGTTTATAAAAAAATATATAGGCATTATATATAATGCCATCACATTTTTTGAGTAGTCGTAAGTATTCGGCAAGTAAACACAAGAGTTGCAATGGCTGTAATAAATGTTGTTGTCCAACGCATGGTGGAGCTACTGGACCTACTGGGCCTACCGGACCTACTGGACCTGTAGGACCTACTGGAGCGCCTGGAGGAACTAATGGAGCTACTGGCGCAACTGGTAATACAGGTGCCACGGGTGCTATCGGTCCTACTGGAGCAGCTGGTAATACCGGTGCTACAGGTGCTATCGGTCCTACTGGAGCTACAGGACCTACCGGTGCTACAGGTGCTACTGGTAATACTGGAGCTACAGGACCTACCGGTGCTACAGGTGCTACCGGTGCTACAGGTGCTACAGGTGCTGTAGGACCTACTGGAGCGGCTGGAGGAACTGATGGTAATACTGGTGCTACAGGTGCTACAGGAGAAACTGGTGCTGCAGGTGCTACAGGATCTACAGGTGCTACAGGTGCTACAGGTGCTGTAGGACCTACTGGAGCGGCTGGAGGAACTGATGGTAATACTGGTGCTACAGGTGCTACAGGTGCTGTAGGACCTACTGGAGCG